CACGATACCAAGGTGTGAATTCAGGAAACATGCTAACAATATTTGTTGGATCATCAGGATCAGACACTAAAACTTCACCATCATTTTCTAAGTAAATTTTAATAGCTTCCACCATATCAAGAGGATTGTAGAAAGGAACTTTACACGAGAAACCTGTTCCTATTCCAGCCGAACATCCATTAATCAACATCATTGGAATAATAGGAACGTAAAATTCTGGCTCAATAAAATTACCACCGTCATCGCGCACATATGTTAAAATAGCTTCGTCTTCTTCTCTAAAAATAAGTTCTGTTAGTGCATCCATCTTTGTAAAAATATACCTACCATTTGCCGAGTCAGACCCACCTTCGAGCCTTGTCCCAAACATACCGTCACGATACAAAAGAGGTATGTTATTGCTTCCTGGAAATTCTTGCGCCATACCAATAATAGTTTCAAGTAGATTATTCTCTCCATGGTGGTAATCAGAATGTTCAGCTGTATAACCAGCTAGCTGTGCTACCTTGAGAGATTTTGCAGAGTACTTCAAATTTCTTTTCTTTACAGCGTATAGAATTTTTCGTTGTGATTCTTTCAAACCATCAATTCCATTTGGAATGCTTCTCGCACAATCCGCGTGTGAGAATTTGATAAGTTCTCCATTGATAAAATTTGTAATACTCATTGAAGTTGTCTTTCCTTGATCATCAAGAGAAAAAGTGTACGATTCTGGATTATATTGTTCAAGCCAAATTTTTCGGGTATCTGCACTTTTCTTGTGAAATGCTTTCACCATACTTGCTAAAGATTGGTCATCATTGACAAATTCTACCATTTTCAAACCAAAAGTATCAGGAACATCTTCTGCTTTTGTAGTACCGAGTCCCTTATAATACTTGACATTCAATTTACTAGTTTGTTCGCCAAGAAAGTTATGAAATCTGCGTTCATCGTAAAATAACAAGTCACCAGTCTTTTTGATTACACGAGCTATAGGTGTTTTCATACTTACAATAAAGGGTTGATCTCTTTGCAAAAGGGTAGGATAAAGAGAATGGAAGAAGTTAAGGATGAGCCCTTCAATATGCACTCCGTCAACATCCGCATCTGCAACTACTGATACTCTCCCATATGCAAGTTTCTTAAAATTACTTTCATCTTTGTAATCTACACCAAGTTTCAACTCAAGAGCGTGTATTAAAGAACAAATAACTTTGTTTGCAGAAATGGTTGCAACTGGCTTATCTCTCACATTTAGCAACTTTCCTCGTACAGGTAAAATACCGTTCCAGTCACGACCAGATTTTCCATACAGACCCTCTTCAATTCCAGCTACTACGTATGTCTTTGCTGAAAGACCTTCTGTGATAAAAAGAGTACACTGTATACTGTCTTTCGTACCTGACTTGTTTGCTCGATCGTATCCTTCAATTTTTGTCTTTTTAGAAACTTTTTCGGCTTTCTTAAGTACTACTAGTTCTTTTGCACGAATAATATCTTCTATATTATCCATAATCGACCATTTGCAAATTTCCGCAATATGTGTTTTCTTAACAACAGCTTCTACAGCGGGAGATTCTAGCTTATTCTTGTCTTGTCCATCAAATTCTGGTCTAACAACTGTAGATACAACAAACAATCTAAAGAACTGACGAACATCAGTAATATTAATTTTAGGTGTTTTACTCTTTGCACTGTTTCCGTTAAATTTGTCTACAATTGGTCTAAATAATGCTTCTGCCCAAGAATCTACATGCTGTCCTCCTAAACGAGTGTATACACCATTAACAAAAGAAATTGTTTGATATTCTTTTGATGGCGTAATCAAAACTTCTGCATCCTTTATCTTAATGAGAAGAGACTCCTCTGTAGGCGTATCATAAAGAGCAGAATATTGAGTAAGTGTTTTTACAGGAATAAGTTCATCATTAAAATATACTTCTACTTTAGATAACATCGATGCGTCAATAATGTACCGAGAATACAAACGAATAATATCTTCTGTGTAACCCTTGTTTAGAGCAAAATGTTCAAAGTCAGGAGTCCAAGATACTTCTGTATAACCTAGTTTACAGTTCGTTTCTTTGATAATTTCTGGACCAGATGTATCTCTCATATTTCTAGTCCATGTTTGAAAAAGTGTTTTTTTTGCTTTCGGGTCAAAACCTTTTACTGTAAATTTTGTTGAAAAAACATTTGTCAACTTGATACCAAGACCATTACGACCTGATACAACACGTTCTTCCTCATCTTCATAATTTGAACCCGTTAAAAGTTGCCCAAAGATCATGCTATGATTATAGCAATTCTGTTCAGCATCTTTTTCGATAGGTACAACATCTCCGTCATTCCAAATAGAAGTTTCTCCTGTAACAGAATTGATAGATATCTTAATCTTTGTACACGGAGTCTTTGTTTTACGGCTTCTTTCCACATTATCAATAGCATTTGATAAAGCTTCGACAAATATACGCAAAATAGCGGGTGATGTAGAAATTTCTTTTTGATAAATTCGCCAACCATCATTTGTTTTATCGGCTACAAATTCACTTATACTACGTGGACGTATCGATCCAACGTACATATCCGGTCTAAGAAGAATATGCTCAATTTGATCTTTTTTCTGATAACGTTTTTTATCAACAACAGTCTTTGGAGGCATTTTTATTTGATATTAAAAATTATCCTTTTTAATATCAATTTTATTTTTATAATTTACATCTTTTTGTCTATATATTGTTCATCAAAATATTTATGAATTCATCCTGAAAAGTGGAATCTTCTATATCCGAACACTCAATTTTTACATTATCATTCGATTCTATTAACTCACTTATTCTTTCTCTTACTGAATCAAATATCATCTTTGTCAAAATCTTTCCACCATAATCTGTTATTATATCACCTCTTATATCCTTATACTTTATAAATGTAGGATTTGAACAATCTTCTTCAATAAGTCGATCATTTAAAGGATAACATAAAGCGTAATCAGCAAATCCTTCTGGACCTCTTAATATATGTTCTATTGTTAAGAACTTTGCATTTTCTATTAACCACTCTTCTGTGATTACCAAATCATTTAGTTTATCAGATGATGTAATAAGTGGTCTGGCGCAATTCTTTCCTGTGAGTTTTGCCATTGTTCTATTGAACAAACCTGGTTTTGTTTCTAGTTCTCTGATAGAACTCTCATTCATAACAATATCTTTATAAGCAGTTGGATTTTTTACACATTCTTCTGATGCAAATTTACTAGCTTTTCTCTTAAGAGGTAAATGTACTCTCTCTATCAAATGAACATTTTTATAATCAACAACGTGTTCACCGTTAACATCAATGTGATGAAATGTACCACGTTCTGTGTCGGTACACACTATCTGAGATTTGCCATCTGAATCTGTAGAAAGATACTTGTGTATAACTTGAGCTGCTCCTTTTTGACCTTCATAAAAATAATTTTTTGTATATTTTTCATCGATTATACTCTCAACACGAGCCTGAGATAAATCAAGAGGAGTAAGATTTGAAATCATCAAATTGTTTTGAATGTTTTTAGTACTTGTTTTCTGGTAAGTCGGATGTTTTGCTATATGTTCAAATGCTGCTTTATATATAGAACTAATTTCTTTTTCTTTTTCTTCCGCTTTCTCAATTTTCAATTTAGCAATTTCTTCGGCTTTATCAAGCTTTAATTTAGCAATTTCTTTGATAAGAAACTCATTTTTTTTCTTACATATTGCATCATGTCTGCTAAAACTCCTAGATGAAAATTTTTTATCACAAAAATTACATGTGATTAAAGATACTACAATTTCTTTAGAATTTTTAGATTCTTGTATTTTTAAACAATATTTTGCTTGTGTCTGATGGCTACTTAATTGATATTTGGTTTTGAACTGATTGTTGCAAAACGGACAGGTTAACTCTTTCACCTTCTCTTTATCATCTGCAAGAGCTTTCGTTTCTTGTATTTTCAGACAATATTTGGTTTTCTTTTGGTGCTGTTTCAGCATTTGAGTATTTCCAAACATATTATTACAAAACTGGCATTGTTCCATTTTTTTTATTTATTCATTTGTTTTTTAAACGAAATATTTCGTTTTTATTTACAAAAAAATATCAGTTTTTCTGATAAAATAAAAATTGTCCGAAATTGTCCGAAATTGTCCGAAAAATAATGAAAATAGTCACTATTTTCTGATTAAAGTGACTTTTCGAAAAATTTCTAATTTGTGTGTGTGTAAGACTTTTTTAAAAAAGCCATTTTTCCAAAAAAAAGATTTTTCCTCCTCCGACTTTTTTGAAAACGGAGGAGGAAAAATCTTTTTCTTTTTTTTTTGTTTTCTAAATAATTTGAAAAATTCGTAGAAAATTTCCTTTGGATTATCTTTTTTATTTTCCTCCTCCGCCTCCGACTTTAAATAATTCTAGTTCTAAAGAAAAGTCTTGATTGCAAAAAATAAAAGTAAGTAAGTCCGCTTTTATTTTTATATAGTATGAAACATGCTTTTACAAATCTAACAAAACGGTAAAAAAGGATTTACCTTCTATTTTATAACCTAGTATTCTAATATTATTTAGTGTTTGTGCACCTTTAATTTTATATAAAACAATATCGATAGAGTTAACATAAACATAAAGATTAAATTCATACCGATTTTTTGAATCTTTTGCATCATAACCGGGATTATATCCTGATTCAAACCAAGTTTCTGCAATCGCAAAAGCTTTTTCTAAAGTTGTGGTGTTTTGTGCCAAAAAAAAGGTATTATTATCTACTAATTGGTTTTGAAAAAAATAAGGCAATTGTAATTCTTCTTGTACAGAATTATTAATACGATTATTATGTTTCTTTTCTAAATTCCATTTTTCTACAGAATCATCACCATTTAATATAACTTGTTGTGGGTGTTGATCAAAATCTGTTACATCAATGTAAAAATTTTCAATAATTTTTTTTTCATGATATTTTTCTATTTTCTTTCCAAAAGCACGTAAAGATAATCTAAGTGTGTAAAGTAATCTTTTTAAAGTTTCTTCTGATTTAACTACTAACTTATTATCATTCATCACACAACTTTGCTCATTAAAAATATTACTTACTTTTTTGTATTTAAATTTTTTGTCTATTTTTATTTTTTCTCGCGCAAAATCGTTAATTGTATCTGGATCCGATAATAATCGTCTAGGATCTTCTTTTAAATATCTCGAAAATAACCAAAACATATATTCAATAATACAACGAGTTAATTGTTTGTATTTATTATGTTTTTCTAACACTGATACCGATTTTGTCGGATAATTCTCAACTTGATCTATTGTTGTCAAATCTTCAAATTTTTCATCATCAAGAACTGGAATTGATACTTTTATATTACCAAAATTAAAGTACAGTTCTTTTAATACATCATTAACTACACGTTGTCCTGTTAATACCATACTATTATCATTTGCAAAATCAATCGCTACTTCGTTTGGAATTGTTGTCGCAATCCAACCTTTTTCTTCGATAATTGGAAAAGGCTGAATTGGTTCGGTAAGTAACGTTCCAATAACACCTTTAAATTTAAATTTTAACATTCTACATTTACCGTAAGAATCAATTCCTTGATAAAAAAATAAATCAGAAACATTTACATCTTCTGGGAGTAACGATTGTTTAATTTCAATATTAAGTACGTACGTTTGACACATACGATTAAAAATTTTTCTAACTCCTTTAGAAATTTTAGAATTATAAGGAAGTGCATATGTCAAATCTTTTTTATCCGTTTTTTTCCATTTTATAATTAATTCACAATGTACACCTTCATAGATTCCTTTATCAGCATTGCTACCAATATGTTCGTATATGAAAATACAATTTGCGTTTCGTTTATTTTTATAATACGCTTGTGTATGACGAGGAATAATAAGTTCTCCATCTTCGTTTGTTCGATTAAAAACAAATATATTACAATTAAAATATTGCTCCAAAAGAGATGTAAAGAGACTCGGGTTCATATAGACTTCTGGATTTCTTATAATATTAATAATTTCTTCTGTTGTGTAATCGTACATTTCTTGTCTGCATAAAGCTGCGTTTTCTGGAGTAGCCATTTTTTCTCTTTCTTCAATCAATCGTTTTTCAGTATCATCAGATTCTAAAATATCAGTGTCCATAGCTTCCATTACACATTGCAAAAAAGAACTATTTCCATTATACATACCTTTTCTAACATAAGTATATTCCTGATCATAATCAAAAATTTCAAAAAGTTTTTTTATATTATCTGGCAATGTACCATACGAGTCTTGATTTGCAAATCGTTTTGTTTTTATTAAATCTTGTTGTTCAGCTTTTTTTTCAGGTAATTTTTCTCCAAATTCATAATGTCGTAAAATGCTACCACAATCTTTTTTATTATGTGTTTTTTGATAACAACAAGGTAAATAAGGAACCACATCCTTATTTTCTAACGGATTATCACGTAATCCAGGAAATTTAGCAACAGGATCTTTACAAATATATTTACGTGATGGAAAATTTTGAGTACTTTCTGTTTCTTTTGGATATGTCATTATTTCATAACCATCTTTTAACGCTTTCTCTAATTCTTCATCATCATCAATTATTGTTGGTGCTTGTGGACACCTTTGAGGATATCCTGTCACAAATACTTCGGGTGCGATGTCTTTAATTGTTAATTTGGTACGTGTTTGCGTTTTAGATTGTTTGATTTTACCAAAATCTTTGATGTATTCACTGTAAAAATCAACTATTGTTTGATATTCTTGATCATATACAATCATTAATTTTGAAAATAATTCTTGAAACGCTTCTACTGCATTTATGTTCTCAGCAGATGTAATTTTAACACGAATATAGTAAGTTCCTTGTTTAAATTCAGCTTTATTTTTACCTCTTAATTCTGGATCGTTTCTTTCGGCTATTTTTTCTGTTAAATTAGCCGTTAAATTACCTATTTTAGGATTATAAAAATGAATATATACACTTTCTTTCTTTTTACTAGCCTTATCACTTTCATTTATCGACATTAACGAAGAAAATGTCGGATTGTTCATAATAAGATCAGCTATAACGTATTTATTCATATTGTGATTGGGAAAGTAAAAAGAACCATTTACGCGAGTTTCTGTAATATTTGTTGCAAATATAGACCCTAAATTAGTAATTGTATTTAAAAATCTTGAAATTAGTTCTTTTTGAGATAAATATTTACCGTTTGCACTTATAAATGTTTTCATAGTTACCTTTGCAGTCTCTTCACCTTCTTCACCTTCAACAGAAACGAAAGTATCAATATAATCTTCAATCTTCGAACCTTCTATTGTTTTTTTTGTTAAAACTTTAAAAAGAATAACAGATTCGTCATAAAAACTCCAATCTTCAGGTGGAGTAAAATTTTTGAATATTTTAAAAAATTTATTAATGCATGCGAACGGAACTTCATTATTTAATACAATATTGTTAAACAACTCCATAACAGTAATATTTTTTACATCTATAGTAAAATTAAATTTTACGCTTTCTAGTTCAAATTCAGTGTATTGAATTCTTTTATCAATTTCTTCAAAATTTTTAAACAAACCTTTTTCAACTAATGCATCATCTTTATTTTTTTTAATAAGTTTTGATATTTCGTCTCTTTTGTCCTTACTTTTTTCCCAATATTTTTTTATCTCTTCAATTCGTAAATCCAATCCAATTGTTTCAATATCCGTTTTAAACTTTAAAAAAATATGACCTAAATCTGCTCTTTTGGATTCAAGTTTTTTATAATTTTCAATTAATTCTTGATTATACGCAAAAAACAAAGAAAGAATATCAAGAACCTGTAGATTTTGTTGTTCTAGTTTGTTTTCTTGGTTTAATTCGTTTATTAGTTCTACAAACTCTTTCTTAGTAATTATGATAGTATTTAAAAGATTTTCGACTTTTATAGGAGTTTCTTTATGAAGTTCTTCTAAAGAAGGAATTCCGTCATTAAAATATAAAAATTTTGGTATAGTATTTAGTTCCGATGCTAAACGGTTAATAACACTATCTTGCGTGTCTAATTCATAAACGAACAAATCTTTATGTTTAAAAATTTCGTTAATAAAAACAAAGCGAACCATTTTTAATTTAAGTAATGAAACTTTAAAAAAATCAGAATCTTGTTAATTAGTAAAAGATGAAAGAATTGAAAGAATTTAATGACAATGTACATTATATGGAAGATTTTGATTTTGACAAAAAAGGAAACTTGATTAATAAACAAATTCCTAGAGATATGCTTGTTTTGATTATGATACAAGCATCTTGGTGTAAATTTTGCAAAGACTCAAAGCCAGCTTTTCAAGATTTTGCCAATCAAATGTCAAAGAATGTATTTTGTGCAACTATACAAGCAAATGGACATAAAAAACCAAAAACAGAGATTCCTCTTGGAAAACGTCTTAAAAAAATTATACCGGATTTTAATGGTTTTCCAGATTATGCTTTGTATAAAAATGGAAAAATTATTAATGTAAAAACAACCGACAGAGATGTAAATAGTTTAAAAAAATTTTGTGAGCCACACATATTAAAAACAAATGTAATTAGAAAGTAACAGCTAATGAACATCTCAGACAATTATAAATACAATAAATAATATTATTTATTGTATTTGAATTATACAATACTCTGTATTTTTTCCATTATTTTTTTATGTCTATCAGAACTTTTATGTTTTTTCATACAATAATGAGTAACTATCATTCCGCATTCACATTCTTCCTTTTTTTGTCTTTGAGTTGATATCTTTGTCTTATAATTTGCTTTATAATATTTTTCTCTTTCTTCTAATATATGTTCTTTATTATCTTGATAAAAATCTTTTCTTTGCTCTAATATACTCTCTTTGTTCTCTTCATAATATTCCATAACATTTTCTATTACTGATTCTTTATTTTTTTCATAATATTTTTTATGTTTTTTAGCTATAACATCCGCATTTTTTTCATAATATTCTTTATTAATATCAGACAATATTTCTTTGTTATCTTCGTAATATTCATGCATTTTTTCTTTAATTTCTTCCTTATGTTCTGCTTGGTATTTTATATTTCGTTCTTTTTGTTTCTCTTTATCTTCTTGTATTGTTCTTTTAGGATATATAGGCTCGTCAATACCTTCATAAAACTTTAAACACTCATCAAATATATTTGTAAATACTGTGATATCTTCTGTAGGTAATAAAAATACATCTCTACCAGCTTTACATCTATATTTTTCAAGTTTTGTTAGAATGACACTTTCTAGTATATCCATCAATTTTGAATTTTTGCAAGATATATAATAAATAACTTTGAAATTATGTAACTTATTGTGATTGTAAGACTCTTTTCTCTTGGATAAATCTAGTGCTTTTCCTACATTATATTCACCATTCTTTTCACTTTCTTCTGAAGTCATAAGATACACTACATTCTTTTGATCAACTACTTCTTTTGGTTGTTTTACATATTTTTTCATTAATTTTTTAACCTCTTCTTGACTTTCTTCTAATTGTTTTTTAGATGTATTGATAATTTCTTCTTTCTCTTCTGTTAATAAGTTTATCCTCTCCTGTAATTTGTATTCTAATTCTTTATCAGATTTTTCATTTCCTATCTCGACTTTTCCAGTAATAAGAAGTTCGTCAAGCCAATTTGATACTTGCACTGCAAAACTAGGTGATAACCATTGAGCTAAATGTATAGCTACTTTTCGATGAACCCAAGTTCCACTGTGATTTCCACCTACATTTGTGACAAATAATTCCAATATCGGAATTCCGATATTGATTGATAATTCTTCTAAATATGCTTTCGTTTGTTTATTCTCGTTGTAATGACCTAATAATTTTTTACCATGTGCTTTGCACAACATAGTAGCATTAATATAACCATCTTCTCTCATTAGAATAGTAATAGAAGATCCATTAGGTAGTTTCAGTGAACAATTAAACAATCCGTCAGATATTTTTGTTAATTTAGATTTGTCATATTTTATAATCTTATTTTCTTCTTCTAATTTATTCTTTTGATCAATAATTTCTTTTGGTTGTTTTACATTTTCTTTGGTTGTTTTATCAAATTGTGATTTCAACTCATTTGATTCTTTAATCAACGTTTGAATATTTTGTAGTATAAGTTTTAATTCTGTTATATCTGATGTTTTTACCAATTCAGTTTTTTCATCTTTTATAATCTGATTTTCGTCTAATATACTCTCTTTCTTCTTTTCATCTAATATCTTTTTATACTTATATTCACCTGTATTTCTAACAGATGGTAATATCTCTTCGCACACAAAATCTTGAAATGGTTTTGCAACTGGTTTATTACATCGCATAATAATTTTATATAAACCTGCTTGATTAACAACATTAGAAGTCTGCAGACCTTGACCGCTTTTCAGAGAAGCTGAACACTTCCAGTTGTCAGGAATGTTTCTTAACACTTCGGTTACATTACTTAAACCTAATATTTTACATATATCTTTAACTACAAACATTGGATTTTCAGATGTACCTAATACTCTAATATTTTTATCATTAAAAAATAAGTTTATATCAATTGAGTTTGTTGTTTCAGTCATTTTATAATATATTATAAATCTTTAAGTATGTATTAAAAAAATAAATAAGATTTATATTATTTGAATACATAAGTTTGAAATTGATATATTTTTTCATTTCTATGAGAACTACTATTTAAAGAAATATATTTATGTATATAGAAATGTATTATTTGACAACTGAACATTTGTATTAAAAATTAATTAATAAAAAATTGCGACTTAAAGTTGTAAATTTTTTAATTAAAATGCCTATAATCTTCAAATGTAAATCAATGGAAGCGTATCAGATAAAAATACTTGCAGAATTATTGACAAATAATTTAAAACATGGATGTTTTGATTTAACTGATGATGGAATTACACTTCGTATGTTTGATCAACCTAGAAGAACGTTGGTTGATATGAATTTACAAGCGGAAAATTTCTCTTTATATAAATTTAAATCGGATGATAAATTTTGTCTAGGATTAAACCTCAATCATTTTCATAAGATGTTAAAATCCATTAAAAAAAAAGATTCTTTACAGTTGTTTATTAATTCTGAAACACCTAACGAACTTGGTATAAAAACGATACCAAAAGAAAATACACGTATTACTACATCTGGAATTAAAATTCAAAATATTCAAAATGTAGAAGCCGATGTTCCATTGGGGTATGGAAAGCCAGTGATTGTTCCTTCGCCCGACTTTCAAAAAATGTGTAAAGAACTTAGTAGTATTGGAAGTACAAACATTCGTGTAAAAGCTAGAGGTTTCCATATTGATTTCATTGCTGATGCAGATGGTATTTTAAAACGTAAAGTAAGATTGGGAGAAACGGATGATTCAGATGAAGAAAATGAAGTTGAACAAGTATCAACTTTTTACGAGGCTACTTTTACAACAGATCAATTTACACGTATTAACAAAATTGCAGGACTTAGTTCAACAATGCAAATTTTTTCTGGGTCTAATGATCTTCCTTTGCTTTTCCGTTCAAGTGTTGGTAGTTTAGGAAAGATTTCCGTTTACATAAAATCAAAAGAACTTTTGGATAAGGAAATGTGTGTTTCTGAATCTGATAATAGCGATATCGAATAATAAAATGTTGAACATTCTTTATTGTAAAATAAAGAATGCACTTATGTTAATAACATATTAAATACTTTTACCATAGATGAATCTAAATTTTTGCTCAACATTAAGCACATCATATTAACTTTATGATAAACTATGTATAAAATAATTTTATTAATAAAATAATTTTATTAATAAAATAATGGATATAATTGTAGAAAGACTTGAACAAACATATGATACAAAATTTTTAGATAACGAGGATAAATCTTTGGTAGAAGAAGTATATACTCACTTTGAAACTAATAACGAAAAAAAAGTGTTGTGTAAATTAATAGATAATCATAAGAATAAGAAAAAACCACAACCTGATTTTATTGGCGGTCCTGCAAATCTTTCGTGTCATTGGAGTGAAAAATACAACAAAATGATATATATATTTGGTGAACAACATACAAATAAAACAGATTGTAATGTATTTCCGGGTTCTACTTTGGGTTCAAAAAACATGAATATAGAAGATTTTATGTTAGAACTTTATAAGACAACTGACTGTTTTATTGACTTTTACTTTGAAACGTATGCTAGTATTAGAGGTAACACTTTTTCGCGTCCATATCTAAATAGATCAACCGCATCTCTATCACGAGGAGAACCTAGGGGTATAAGTCTTAAGGAATTAAGGAGAAATTTTTTAGAATGTGCTGATTTCCATACACGTAACAAAAATATTTGCAAATTAGCACGAACTCATTATTTTGATACAAGATTTATAGAAGATAGTAATGCTATCTTTATAGATATTAATAATTCAAGTATAATATATAGGGAGGAACCTATGCATGTATTAATTAGTGAATATAATAAGAGACACCGTGAAAACTTTGCTAATTATAAAGCAAATTCAAATGGTTTGTCAAATGAAGAGAAAAAACCATATATAGATCAATATAATGTATTGAAAGACAAAATTATGAATGAAATATTTCTAAAAGCAAAGGATATTGAAAAAAAAGATACTGCTACTGCTTTTTTATTAAAACTAATACATACAGAAAATTCTGATAAAATAGTAGAATCATTTAAAAAATCCATATATAGTAATGAGTATAATAATCATGAATTGTCAAAACTCGAACTTACTAATAGGAATATGTCTAAAAAAATTAAAAAGTATATTAATGATAACATTAGTAAAATGGTAGTTAATAATTTATCTAAATGGAAAGAGAATATAAATATTCTGAATAATCCAGAAACAAAAGAAGAAAAATATATTTTATGTATGATTTTTTTGTTTAAAGAGATTATGTCTTTACATTCATTAATAGCTGATATATATTTGCTTGCACGTATATTTAAAGGCCATGATCTTGAAAAATCTCCTTATGAAAGAGCTACAAAATATGATCAACCTAAAGACTCTCATAATATAATTATATATGCTGGAGATGCTCATTCTCAATTATATCGAAATTTTTTCTCATATATTGGGTTTGATGAGATTTTTTTTAGTGGTCCTAAGTATGATAATGATAATTATAACGATATAATTGCTCCTACTTGTATAGATATGAGAAACAATAATGAACCTTTCTTTTCTCAACACATTATTAATAAATATAACGATGAAAAAAGAATAAAAAAAGATCAAGAAAAAAAGAAGATCGAAGAAGATTTAATTCAAGTTATTCCTAATATTAAGATACTTGAATCGATTTTACCTAGACTTGTTCAAACGTATGATACAAAATTTCTTGAGAATATGGAAGAAGATTTGATAAAAGAATTATATATTTATATGAGACAACTTAGTAAAGATTTTCCTCAAAGAAAAGTTTTATTTCAACTAATAGATAATCACGAGAATAAGAAAAAACCACAACCTGATTTTATTGGCGGTCCTGCAAATCTTTCGTGTCATTGGAGTAAAAAATACAACAAAATGATATATATATTTGGTGAACAACATACAAATCAAACAAATTGTAATATATTTCCGGGTTCTACTTTGGGTTCAAAAAACATAAATATAGAAGATTTTATGTTAGAACTTTATAAGACAACTGACTGTTTTTTTGACTTTTACTTTGAAAGAATTAGTGGACAAAATACTGAGGGTGAAAGGGATTTTAATTTAACTGAAATAAATAAAAAATTTTTAGAATGTATTACATACGAAAAAAGAAATAATCCAGATTGCAAATTAACACGAACTCATTATTTTGACTCTAATGAACTAGAATTTTATTATAATTCAAAGCTTAGTTTTACTGTGTCAGATATAATTACTACTGGTGCTACTGGCGTCGCTGGTAGGACTGGCGCAACTGGTGCAACCGGTGCTACTGGTAATCATCAGTCTGATAAAGAATCAGAAAGAAAAGATATTATTAATATTTATCTCAAAGAAGGTCCTCATAAAAAGTATGGAATTGTGAAAGAAGAACTTTATAACTTTATACAAACATCAAATTCGGAAAAAATAAAAGAGTACTGGAGAGATCAAATTTATGAAAATATTTATGTCGATCATGAGTTATCAAGACTTGATAAGATTTTTGCCGATAAAATAAGGAAATATGTTGATATTCGTATCAATAATTTTGTAGATTCACAATTAGATTACTGGAAAAAGCTTATACATTTTGTAAACCCAACAGAACATAGAACAAAACTTGACATAGAAAAGGATCAAGATGGTGACTATTTAGAACAAATATATCGTCTTTTTAAAAGTTTTTATGTAATATTACAAAATGTTACAGATGTATATATGTTTGCACGTATGTTCAAATTCTATAATGTTGAAAGACTTCCTTATGAAGGAGCTACAAAATATGATCAACCTAGAGACTCTCATAATATAATTATATATGCAAGCCATGAACGTTCTCGATTATATAGAGATTTTTTGAAGTTTATGGATTTCAAAATGATTTCTTCTACACTAAGAGATCCCCATTACTCTAAAAGTAATACTTGTTTAGATATGAGACATTTTCCTATGCCTTTTTTTTCTCAATCTGCTATAGATAAATATGATATAGATAATGGTTTACTTGTTGATGTTATTAGTTCTCTTAAAAATTTGAAAAAAAGTTCCCTTTAATCCTTGTATTGAAATAAATAACTTGTAATCAAACTTTGTACATGACTCATTATTTCGGTTTTCTTGATTTTAAAATCTTAAAAATATTATACTTATAATATTTTTTAATTGAAAAGTGTGTATGCTATTCTTGATTTTAAAATCTTAAAAATATTATACTTATAATATTTTTTAATTGAAAAGTGTGTATGCTATTCTTGATTTATATTTTTGCATACGGTACTGATCTAATCAGATCAACCGAGTATAATTGTTTTAATGGAATTTGGATATAATTCAAGGTAAGGCGATATCTTGTTATCGTTGTTTTTATGTTCTTTCTTTATATCTAAAATTTACTTGTCCTATTTCTGTTTCTAAACGATCTGTTTCTGCTTCTCTTGCGAATCTAAATTAACTTCGACTTTAACTTCATCAATAGGAGAATATTTGTATTGATTTATATAATTAGTCTTTTTTGGACTGTCCCATTGAACTTGTTCATTACCGTTACTATCAAAATATCTATAGTAAAATGATCTGCAAGTAGAACTAAACCATCTTTCCCAACCTTTAGGCAATAGTGTTTTTTCATCTTCATAAGTTAAAAAGCATATTTTTTGTTCCATTGTTATATAATTTACTAAGACAATTTTTTGATTAGAAATTTCAATTATTTGCCATGTTTGATTCATTTATTAATTTAATTTTATATATATAAAATTAAATTTTTATTGTGGATATTTTATTTCAATAAGTGTAATATTTTTGAACTCAAGATGTTACGCATTTTGTCAATTATTTAGGTGCCTTTATTCTGCTCATATATAATCCTATTGGATCACCCTTAGAATAACAACACAATGGTGGATCTGTTGATATACTTGAATAAGTTGTTCCGCAAACTTGGCATTCAAAATAAAATAATTGAGATGATTCAAATGGCATTTTGTTTTATAAAACAAAATATAGTTAATATTTCAATTTTAAATAAAAATGATGTTTTTACTCAATAAGTCCATTTACAGCACGGTTGAAGGATAATATACGACAATATGCTATAACTGGAATAAAACACATTCGTGAATAATGATCCGGAACAGCAGTAATAATTCCTAACCCAATAAAAAGACCAACACTACTTCCTATTGTATTAAAAACAGATACTTTTGCATATATTTCTCCAATATTCTCATCTGTAGCCAATTTTTGAATACACTTTGCATTAATAGCTCCAAACCCAATAAAAGATATATTACTTAAAATATTAGAAACGCCTGCTACTGGTAAAAAGTATTCTGGTAACATAGGTGTAGCACATATTGATACATAAGAAAGTTGTTGTAAAATATTAGAATAACCCAAAAATTGCCGAGGCTCTTTATCTGCTTTTTTTCCACTTTTAGAAATGTATGCTAAACAGCCTATTTGTCCTATAATATCTTTTCCTATATAATTTACTGTTCTAATAGTTTCAACATCAGAACCAATTGCATGTAGCATACTGTGAGTTGCCATAGCACTTTCCATTGAAACTAAAACATTTGAAACAAAAGACCAACCAACATATTGAATGTATTTTGGATGAACATTTCCACTTGGAAAAAAAAGACAACGTAGCTGTTTCATTTTTTTCATATTTTTTTAAATTTAACACATTAACTCAAATTTAAAAATTTGTTACTTTTATTTTTTGTTACTTAGACTCATAAAATTATCTCAATTTCAAAAAAATTGAGAAATTAAAAATACTCTTGACGGGACTCGAACCCGCAATCTCTCGATTAGAAGTCGAGCGCCTTATCCATTTGGCCACAAGAGCACATACTATTTAATAAGTATGTGCTCTAAATAAAATGGGTTGACAAAAACATAATCTATGGAAGTAATATTCCTTATCTTATAAGTAGATTTCTTTAAACGAAAATTATTTATAAAGTTAGAAACTATTTTCTATATAAATTCTTCTCTTGAGTCAAGTGTTTAAATCTATAGTGGATTGAACTTTTTTTCAACACTTTTACGTATTCCTTTTTCAACAGATGCAACAATTTCAACTTCATCATCTGGGGGAATAACAAATGTAAAAGACTTGGGATTTACTGTACTAACAATTGCAGGTATTTTCCATTGAGATTTTTTTTCTTTTTTATTTATGTAGTAAACATTACCACATCTACTTGTTTTTTCTTGCCAATTAGAAGGAATAGAGATTTTTTCATCTTTATATAAAAGACTTGGATCATCCCATTGCACATGATTTGTCTTTTTATGAGAGTAGTAATATTTGCCAGGTGCATTTTTAAGGCTCAAATGCATTTCCCAGCCTGTAGGAAGTTTTTTTAACGTTGTTGGTAATCCCCATTGTGATTCCCCAGTCTCTCTATTTACATTGTACGTTTTTCTATACGTATCACTAACCATTTCATACCAGCATATTTCGTCTCTTTCCATTTATATATTAGAAATATTAGTTTAATTTTTTTCATAGGTGATTATTAAAAAAAATTGGTTTAAGAATATTTCTATGTAAAAATCTAAATAAATATATGACTCTGACAAATATGATTTCAAAATCTAATAACTCGGATCTTAAAAAGGTAGAAATTATCGACCTAAATCTAATACAAGACGCTCATCAAGTAATATATAAATAATTGACTAATAAAAGTTTTGATATTATAATTTTATTTATTATCTTTTAATAAATAAAAATGTACACAAGTTCATCAGTAAGATTCTCACCTAATTCGTATTCACCAGAAACCAGAAAACTTCCAAAAAATTGGGAAGTTCGTTTTAGTAGAAGAATTGACATAGGCAGACCATATTATGTTAATTTAGAAACAAAAAAAAGTCAATGGAATTTTCCAGGAGAAGAAAATCAATTGTCTTCTGTATCTAGGCATATATCTAATATACCAGAAAGGATATTTAGTCAGGAAGAAATTATAGACCTAAATCGATTACAAGACGCTCAGCATAGAACAAGGTAATAAATAAACAAGATATTAGACTAAACTATTAGCAAATTTGAAAAAGAGTTGTACTTAAATCTAATCTAACCAAATTAATTTTTTGTTTTTGGCTACATTTGTATTTAAAATATTATATATTTTAAAACTAAATATTTATCTATTATAAAATGGATTCATTTATATCTGATTTTAATATTTTATTAGTTTCTGGAATTGCTTCAGGAACTGGTTTTATTATTTTTTCGTGGTTTATGTTTAGAAAAACTCAGACCAAAATTATTGTGTGTGATAAAAATACAACAAAATGTGATTGTACAGAAGGATACTGTGGATATTGCGGTGTAAAAATATGCAAAAATAATAAAAATACGATTATTACTTCTCCTCCAAAAACATTATCTTATAAAATTAAAAGTTTTTTACAAAAACAAATGCTTTTTCCTAAAAGTTCTGAATTTTTTAATAAACAAATTTCTTTTGTGCATTTTATCTTGAATCCTATTATTGAGAGAGTAAGACGTACATTTAAAATCAACACAAAATCTAAATCAGAAAAAATTGTGTCTAAAGTTGCCAAAATTTTATGGGATCAAGGTAAATACACAGAAGCTGCAAAAATAAACGCAGAGCTTCTTAATGTAAAAAAATAGTTTTAAAAGCCAATAGGATCTGTATATTCAGTATTGTATCTAGCATTATGAAAATCCCAATATTCGGGACATCCAAATTTCCATCCTTTTGGTATTTTTGGTGCTTTCCAGTAAAATACGCAATCCTGCCATCTATTGCTACGAGTAGCATTATGAATATAAATAGAATGATAATCTTCGGTTAATTGATCCATAAGATCGCAAAAAAGTTCATATGTTGGAATAATTGAGGCATAATTACGATATATTTTTTCACGATTTGACTCAATTGGTTCACGAAGAATAAAAATACCGTCAATATTTGTTCGAATAGCAGGTTTAATATCCATAGCATACTGTAAAGAAAGAAGATAAAACATTTTCCAATGACGACCCTTTTTAAATAATGCATTTTGTAATGGTTTACTAAAAACTTTGGGATCATCTGTGCAATCGTCAAGAATAATAACACCCCAAGAATTTTCAAGATGTTGTCGAGCTAATTTTTGTCGTTTTACAAAATCTTTAATTTTTTCTTCATCATATTCATTATAGACAAAAGTACTTGGCATAAATTCAGAAAAGGCATGATTTGTATCTTCAGATCCACTCATAGCCATTCCGATTGGAAAGATATGTTTTTTTGAATATAAAAGGCCCGTAATAAGAGTACTTTTTCCTGTACCTGGTTTTCCTATTACAACAATTTTAGATCCTCCATTGTATTCAGGGTCATTTATTTTATGAGTTAAAGGAGGAATAATTTCAGGATCAAGTTCTTGAATTTCGATAGTCGCTGGATTACTCATTTTTGCATTTACTTTTGTCTTGTTTAAACCAAAGTAAAATTTAAAGTTATTATTTAATTTCCTATAAATACACTTGGTTTTAATTCTATTTCATATCCTATATTTTCGGATTCTTTTCTTTTGTTTAAAATAATCATAAAGACAAAAATAGCAAAAACAAATGAAAATGTTATTGAATAACATAATATTAAGGACCAAGATATTGAAAGTTTTCCTGTAATTTGATTTACTACCTGAACCCAACTTGGTGTAAACAAATAAAAAAGTCCTACAAAAATAACAAACGATATAATTATACTATTATATGCCATTGAAATCGGATTTTCTTTATCGATCTCTATTCTCATTTTACTCTAAGTAAAGATTTACATTTTAACACAAATATAAATCTAAGATTAAAAAGAATTAATGATTAATTCGTAAAAAAGTTAATATTTCCCAAAGTACTTTACAATCAAACTCATTGTATGTAATAATGTCTTTCATTACATCAGAATTTTCTGGATTTTCAGATTCTGAATACGTTTTCCAAGCAAAAATCATAGCATTAGCACCATTTTCACAATTACTATTATTATAAGTAGAAATCATATTATGTTTTCTCATAGCGCCAGCTATAGCTTTTAAACCAAACTTAAAACAATCTTTAATCACTATTGGTTCTTCGCGAAAAAGTTTACATAAATCTGCCCAATTTTTTAGTTTCCAAGAGCTAGTTATATTATTTTTCTTTTTTGTATCACCACTTTGATTCGCAAATTCAAATTGTCTACATTCTGCAGAATTCCAAAAACTTGATTCTGCGTGCCAATAGTATATTTTAGGATTACCACGATCAATAACAAATTGAGAAAATTCATTCATAATTCGATATTCTTCTTCATGTGTTGGTTTAGAGCAAATAAAATTTTTATATTTCCAGTGCCCTTTCTCACACCATCCAGCACCAATCATAAAAATTATGTCTGTTTTTGATTGTTCAGGAAGCGACGAAAAATCAGAAAAAATATCACTCATTGTTTCAAAGTCAACATATAATTCATTACTTTCTGTTTTCCAATTATATAAAGTGCTTTTTATTACTGCTGGTCTAATTTTATCAGAATTTTGCCTATTAATATTTAAAATAGCATCTATTGTATGTCCTCTAACTCCAGATATATTCATTTTTTCACTAGAACATCTGTTATCACGCCAAGTCTTAATTCCCTTCTTAATTGCAATATTTCGTTGTTTTACACCAACATACCAAATATTAGTAATTTCCCCTATCATATTTGATATTTTTTCTTTTTCAGTATTCCATTTTCCAGAATCAACACACATATTTGGATATAATTCAATCCTAGATGGAGGATTTATACTCCAAGTATGACCGAATTGTCTTACGTCTCTAACCCATTGAATTGCTTCTTTAGTTCGATTTTTATAGTCTAAATCAACAGAATTATAAGAAATTTTACCTAAACGATTTAGACATGTTTTATTGTAATTTTCAGATCCTTTTTTATTACATTTCCATCTTCGTCCCATAATAAAAGAATATGGAGCTGTAAATCCTTGAATTAAACCAACTGCTTCAGTGTACACTAAACACTGTGATTTGTAAGCTGGGTAACTTCCAGAATTTAAAAGATGTATTCCATCTGCTCTTAGAGGTAACGTTGAAAACTTAATATCTATCACTACATAATGATATGGCTTTTTAAGATTTGGCGCGGAAGTTACAATTTCATCTTGTGATAAACAAATAGTATCTACTAATTTCTCTAAAAAATCACTACGTATTAAAATATCAATAACTCCTTGAGTATAATTTAGATTGTTTCTTACCGGAGCCGAATGAATAAGAGGTGTTCCTGAAAACATAAGATTTTTAGTTTTAAGCAAAGATTCATCTGTAATATATTCTGAAACACTTACAACAGGAATTTTATTTTGATTAATATACTTTATTAACTCAGTTTCAAATTCTACACCTTTGTTCATAATAAATTCTGTAAAACCATAAGAAGAATGAATTGATAAAGATTTTTGAACACCACGACAATTACCAAGCTTTAACCAATCTACAAGAGAGTCATTAATCATATAATTATATAAATGACTTGCTGAAACCATATCTAAAACTGGTTGTTCTTCTTGCAAGGCAATATCATTACAAAGTTTTTGTTTTTTAGACCTAGTATTTGAAGCGATACAATCAAGACTCCTTTTTGAACACCTCATTTAATTAAATTCGTATTAACTGTTTAGATTAAAGATTATATACAATAATATTTTATCATTTTTAATTTTCGTTATAGTAAGAATATAAATACATTTTATCGTGTGGCGTCTAAAAAGAGAAATAAATTAAAAATACGCTCATTTCGTGTAGATTTTTTATTTGCACATAAGTATGCACCGTATGAGTAGTGTGATTGAGAATTTTTACATAATACGAGTTTATTTAACAAGTTTGGTTTAACTTGTTCTATAATTTTCAATTGATCTTTCATTCTTATGATATAATTTTAAATAAAAGTAAAAATACTAAAAACTAAAATTGGTTTTAAAAAGCAAAATAGTAAATTAACAAATTAACAATGCAGACTGGTAAAATTTTTCCTTATAGTTGGCATATAGATGATGAAGAAGAAGAAATTACTTCCATAAGAATATACGGGATCGACGAAAATAACGCAAATGTATGTCTTCGAGTTGACAATTTTACGCCTTATGTTTATATTGAACTTCCAGATAAAATACGTTGGAATGCTGGAAATGCACAACTTGTTGGAAATAAGATAGACGAGTTGTTAGATAGGCAAAAACCTTTAAAAAAAATGTTAATGATGAAAAAGAAATTATATGGTGCTCATATTGAATCAAATGGCTCGACAAAACTTTTTCCCTTCTTGTTTTGTTCTTTTTCTGCGAGAAAAGATATAAAAACGCTTGGTTTCAAATTGAGAAGTTCTTTAAACGTGGTTGGAATAGGAATGATTAAATTAAAAATGCACGAATCGGATGCAGATCCTATTTTACAACTGACTTGTTGCAGACAAATTTCTACTGCAGGATGGATAGAGTTTCACGGTAAAGCTCAACAAGAAGGTGAAAAATTAACAATTTGTGATTATGAGTTTAAAGTAAAATGGAAACATTTATTTCCAATAATTAGCGACAAAGTTCCTTGTCCAAAAATTATGGGTTTTGATATTGAGGTTAATTCTTCAAATCCATCAGCTATGCCTAATCCAAATAAACAAGGTGACAAAGTATTTCAAATTTCTTGTGTAATATCAAGATATGGAGATAATCAAGAAAATTATGAAAAATACTTACTTACTTTAGGACAACCAGATCAGAATATTGTTGGAGAAGACGTACTCATTTATATGTATGATACAGAAGCGGATCTTTTAATAGGTTTTACTAAATTTATTAGAGAAGAAAATCCAAATCTTATTGTTGGTTATAACATATTAGGTTTTGATATTCCTTATATGATTGATAGAGCAAAATTTCATATGTGTATTTTTGATTTTGATAAACAAGGATTTCATAAATACGCACACGCACGTGAAAAAACAATTAAATGGTCATCTTCTGCATATAAGAATCAAGAATTTCAATTTCTTGATGCGGAAGGTCGAGTATACGTAGACCTTTTACCTTTAGTAAAGAGAGATTTCAAATTTAGCAATTATAAATTGAAAACGATTGCAGAGCACTTTATTGGAGAAACAAAAGATCCACTCAGCGTAAAAGGAATATTCAAATGTTATAGGATTGGTGTGACAAAGAACAAAGATGGTGAATATAGTAAAATGGCACAAAAAGCTATGGCGATTTGTGGGAAATATTGCGTACAAGATAGTATGCTAACTGTGATGCTTATGGACAAGCTACAAACTTGGACAAGTCTTACAGAAATGGCAAAAACTTGTTGTGTACCTATTTTTACATTGTATACTCAAGGACAGCAGATAAAAGTTTATAGTCAACTTTATAAATATTGTATGTACGAAAACATTGTTGTTGAAAAGGATGGTTATCAAGTATCAGAAGCAGAGAGATATGTAGGTGCGCATGTATTTCCGCCAGTACCAGGTCAATATAATCAGGTTATCCCTTTTGATTTTGCTTCTCTGTATCCAACTACGATTATTGCTTATAATATTGATTATCATACTTGGGTATCTGATGAATCAGATATTCCAGATAATAAATGTCATATAATGCATTGGGAAGATCATATTGGATGTGAACACGATCCAAAAGTTATTAGAAAAATGGAGTTGAGTAAATTAATAGAAAAAGAACAAGCAGATATTAAAAAACTTAGAGATAAAAAAAATAAAACAACCGACAAGTTTAGGAAGAAAGAATTAGGTGATGAAATACAAATTCTTGTAGATGCTCTTAAACCATATGTTAAAGAACGTTCAGATTTAAACAAAAGTAAGCCTAAATTTCCTATGTGTGCAAAAAGATATTACCGGTTTTTGAAAGAACCTCGCGGGGTTTTACCAACTATTATTCAAAATCTTTTAGATGCTCGTGCGCACACTCGTAATGTTGATATGGTTAAGACAAAGAAAAAGATCAATGAATTAGAAACAAATGGTCAAAATAACACTAAAGAAATTGAATCTCTGAATAGTTTATTAGGTGTTCTCGACAAACGGCAGCTAGCATATAAAGTTTCTGCAAATAGTATGTATGGTGCTATGGGCGTTAGGCGTGGATATTTACCGTTTATGCCGGGTGCAATGTGTACCACTTATATGGGTAGAAAAAACATAGAAATTACAGCAGATACTATTGTTAACAAATTTGGTGGAGAGCTTGTCTACGGAGATACCGATAGTAACTATATCAATTTTCCTCTAATGGAAGGTAAGTCTGACGAAGAATTATGGGACTATTCCGAATTTGTTGCTGACGAGCTCACAAAGTTGTTTCCGCCACCTATCAAGCTAGAGTTTGAAGGCTGTATTTATAATTTTTTTTTTATACTTACCAAGAAGCGCTATATGCACAGAAAGATTGAGAAAAAACGAGGACAATTAATATACAGTGATAGCATTGGTAAGAAAGGTGTTTTGCTTGCTCGTCGTGATAATAGTAATTTTGTACGTGTTGTTTATGAAGGTGTTATCAATTATATTGCAGATAAAAAACCAAAAGATGATGTTTTGTATTGGGTTCTAGAACAAATTAATAAAATGTTCTCTGGTTGTAATTCTTACACAGATTTTGTTGTTACTAAATCAGTTGGAAATTCTGTTATTCCGAAAGAAGAAGATATTATGATTATTAATAACGAGAAAGGCGTTAGAAAAGCTAAAATAGGTGATTACACCGTTAAAATGCTTTCATCTAATCCAGTTGAAAGAGAAGAACAACTGAAAGAAAAGGGAGCTAGTAATTATGAAGAATATTATTTACTTTCTTTACCAGCACAAGTACAACTAGCAGAGCGTATGCAACGAAGAGGTCAAAGAGTAGATGCTGGAAGTCGTTTAGAGTATTTAATAACTGATCCAGAAAGACATACTGCAAAACAATATGAAAAGGTTGAATGCGCGGAATATTATTCTAGACACAAAAATGCTATCAAAATTGATTACTTTTATTACTTAAAAGCTTTAGCAAATCCATTGGATCAAGTACTGTCAGTGGCATTTCCCGGGGTTGTTGATTTCGTGTTGGAACAATATAAGTTCAGATATAAGGTTAGGCGTAATTTGTTGAATGAACTTATGGAACTTTTTACACCTAAACTCAAATTTATTGACTAAATATAAGTAATACAATTGCATAATTGAACAATGGCAGATAATTAAATTATATAATTTAATTATTGTTACAATAGTCTTATTTATTTTTTTGGAATACAATAAAATTATCGTCTTGAATAGGAGTAAAACCAAATTCAGTATACTTCTTTATTATATTATTATATTCGGACGTCTCAAGAATATTAATTTCTCCATTATAACCAACTTTAGTTATTAGTATATGTCCTTTAGTTTTTAATATATAATATATAAATCCTAAATCCATAATATAATCTGGACACGTTTGTAACACAATAAGATCATAAAAATCTTTATGATTTTTGATAAACTCGTTTGCGTTAGAGTCAGATTTATCTAAAATCATATTAAAATCAGATTTATCATTATCAGGATTCTCAAGATTAACCATGTATTTTATATCAACATTTTCAGTATCAGATATTTTTAAAAAATCTTCAATAATATATTCTAGTTTTGGAATTACAGATTCTTTTATAGACTTATCATTAAGACTCTCTTTACGTTGACAAAGTACCAATACTTTTTTTTCTTTTCCTTTTTCTAAATGATTATATATTCTCTGTTTTCTCATACGATCTTTTTCCCGTTTTTGTAGTCTTTCTTTCAAATTATTTGTTATTGGTTTTTTTATTGTTCCAGAAGAGAAAGAATCAGCATTTTTATGTAAAAATTCTTCTTCCGTATGAAGATTTTTTCTACTCAAATCTGCACAAATGCGTGATCTCCACTTGTCGTCATCACCAATTTCAGGTGGAGGAAGCCCTTTTGCTTTGTTAAATTCTTGTGCAAAACGCAACAAATGCCTATTAGATTTATATTCCATACAATCATTATAAGAAGAAAAAGGATCTTGATTACTTATGCCCTTAAAACGACCCATTGAACCAGCAAATCCGATTGATTCAGGATGAACTGCGTTTTCAGCTATTGTTCTTGTTGCATTAAGAAAAGTAAGCCAACGACGTTTTGCAAATGCAAAGTACAGCCTTTTTAATATAGGATTTGAGCGAGATAAGCCATAATATCTACGATCATCATTTGCACGAATAAGAAAGCGTGTTAGAACTAGAGGTGCCCCTCTTATAAGTGATGCACGCTTTAGAGAGTATGAAATAACTCCGTTTGATTCAAATTTACCCGAGTTATGGACTGGAGGATTATCAAAATATAACATTGCACAGCCAACATCTGTTGGATTAGGAAATGCAAAATATAACATTGTACTGTCAATATCTGTTGGATTAGGATTCCGTTCAGTCAGAACCTCGCGATCCTCAGGATGCAAATTCATTTTATATTGACCTTCTTCTACAATCTTTATCCATCTTATGGTTCTTTCCGAACTATGAGTATATTTCTTTTTAATAACTTTGAGTCTATGAAGTATACACTTATCAGAATCATCCAACTCATCATCGTTTGAGTTTGCAAAAATGTCGTAAAAACCGTCTTTGTTAACAACAACAATTGCCGTATTCTGAAAATTATTTATACTACATAGCCAAATTTCTGTGACATCTGTAACTTTTTTAAGAATCTCGTCTACAACATCTTGTAATAGCCATTTAGGAATGTTTCCGGGTCCATAAATAAATGCAGATTGAAACTCAAATTTTTCATTATATCCTCTTCTTGGCCATCCAAAATGAATAAACTCATACGTCATATGGTAATACCAACCCTCAACATAGTTATTTAGAAGTGGTACACTTCCAGATTTTGAGTATAACATTGTTCTCCCATAGATTGTCGGCCCTACGCCATACTTATTTTGTTGCATAAATGTATTAAAGTTTCTGAGAAACGATGGTTTCTGAAATCCAATATCATATACCGATGCAATAAGATCATCATCATCCATTTGCATGTTCGAAATATTCATTTAGTATATAAATAGGTAAAAAAATTAAATTAATAATGATTTATAAGACGTCCTCTTGATCTAGAAAACATATCTCTCCTAAACCTAAGATTTCTTATATTCCATATTAAATCCTGATCAAAAGAAATTGCCTCGCTAAACATATCATTCATATGTTCAACGTTTTGTGTATTCCACGGAAGAGGTTGATTAAAAGAAGTTGCCATTTCAAACATACCATTCATATCTACTACATTGCTTACATCCCATCTATCTAAAGGTTTATTAAAAGAAGTTGCTCTTGAAAACATCCTATGCATATTGACGACTCTTCTAGTGTTCCAACTTGTTCTATTTTTGTTAATATTTTGGTTAAAATTAGTAGCACCACTAAACATTTGATTCATAGATATTACTTTGCTAGTGTTCCATTTGTATAAAGGACTATTAAAAGAAATTGCTGATTGAAATAGTCCAGACATATTTTCTACTTTGCTAGTATCCCATTCTCCGATATTTTGATTGAAATTATTTGCTCCACGAAACATTTCATTCATATTTGTGACTCTGCTAGTGTCCCAATTTGAAATATCTTGATTAAAAACTATTGCTCCATAAAACATCCTATTCATATTTTGAACTTTAGAAACATCCCAATTTGAGATATCTGAGTTAAAAATATTATTATTTGCTAAACAATCCATATTAGTTACTCTACAAGTATTCCAGTTTTTCATACCTATAAAAGTTGTATAACAAGTAAAACTATTAAACATATAAGACATATCAGTCACGTTAGAAACATCCCAATATGTAAGATCTAAAACATTTGAGTATTGTGGTACTCTTAAATTATTAAGATTAAACAAATTTATCATATTTGTCACACCTCTTACATCCCAATACTTGATTGACGGACCTTCTACTTGTCCTCTCATCCATTGTTGAAAAAAATTACTCAACGTATTATTTGTATGATGTATTTGATCCCAAATTGGTTGTCGTCCTAAAAGAAAATTACGTTCATACGGATCGTTTGATTGATTTTCTAGCCTTTGTAACAGGAATATAGCTAATTGATTTCCTTCCCTCAAACAATCAATCAAATCATGAACACGACTTGTATATAAACACTGGTTAATTACATTTCTTTGGTACTCAATAATTGAATTATCCCATATAAACCTTCTATTTTCAGGAATAAAAGTATTTGATTCACCATCGTATCCCATTGAAGAAAGAATTAGTAGCCACAAACGAGTATTCATTAGACATAGAGATTTTTTATTTTTTGCTGCAAACAAACAATTTATTAAATGAAAGTTTGGTGTATTTAAAAGTCTATCAAATATTTCAATACCATTTTCTTGATTTAAAAGTTGTTTTAATATTTCAATTATAGTTTGATATGGCAAATGTGTGAAAAAATTAAAATCAGCATCTTGAACATTTTCCATTTATATTATAAGACTACATTTATTTTTACAAAAATAAAACAAATTTAATTTGTGTAAAATAACAACAATTTGTGATTGTTGTTATATTTTATTTAGTTATTTATCAATGTGCCATTTACCATATTTGTACAAAATGGATTGACGACATAATGGACAAGAAACTTTACAAGATAGTAATTCAATAGTACATTCTGTACAAGTTACATGTAATTTGTGACAAGGCCATATGAGAACATCCTTTTCTTGTAGACAGACAACACATTCTGATTTCTCATCACCGTATAATAACAAGTTAGGGATGACAAGACTTGCGATTGTTTCTGTTGCAAATTCTGGATCCAATATATCAAACATAAATTCTCTCAATATCTTAATATTTGGTGTTTGATTGCATTCTTTTAAAATTTCACTAACAGAATTATTGTTTGTTAAATAACCTTCAGTAAAATACTCTCCGTATCTAAACTTACCTATACGATCAATGACTTTTATATTTACGCATAAATCGTTAAGCCGAGGAGATATTGAATCAATATACTTAAACATTTGCAAATGTTCTCCATGCTGATAATTTAACTGATTACGAAATATACTAATTCTTTCACGACATTCAAAACTATATCTGATATAATATCCAAATGAATTACGTAGTTGCAAATCATCTTCTTGGTTTAATAACGATTCAAGACGCCATTCAATTGCACGTTCAATTGACTTTGTTACAATTTCAGGAATATTTGGTGCAATAAGTAAATTTCCAGTTCCATAAGACCAAATATGAGGATGATGACATAAAATAATATTAAGGCATCTATCAAACAATATTCTAAGAATTATTGATTGATATGGAGTTACACCATACATGACTCTTTTTCTGCGTCTTGTGCAAACAATTTCGAAAAAAGTACCTTGAACTTCAACATTTATGAATGTCATTTGCTCTAATCATTTTAGAAAATTTTGTTTCAAAAATCAATTTTATCAATAATTGATTTTTATTAATTTACTTTAGTAAGAAAATCTTGTTTATTCACAAATTCAATTGTGAAAAAACCATTCGATTTTTTAAAAGCTTCATTAATGGTAATATCGTCTGGATAGATATCATTGTAATGACTATCCATAACAGAAATAAATATAGTAGGAATAGTTTGATTATATTTATATAAAATAAACTGACTCATAAAATCTCTTACATCTTTTATTAGTGTATTTGGCATAAAAGCTAAATTTTGCAAATTATTGTCATCTACGATTTTCATCTTGAATGAAAATTCTGTTGCATTATCATTACAATTTGATAAAAAATATCGACTATTTGAATCAATATATGGTAGCAATACTCCATTTGATGAATACACTCTGGAAGCCATTTTATTAACGTGTTTTACACTTTAAATAATATTGAATCTTGTGTCAACACAACCTTATTCTGATACATTTCAAATAATTAGGTTGTTGACTATTCAATATTAAATAATTATATTTTTTTAATTTTTTCACCGTTTATTTTTGGTAAAAACTTTTCGGAATTACTTTGCCAATTTTCTTTGTAATTAAATGTGCAATTATGATCGTGCATATGCAAATTACAGTAAATATTTTTACATCTACAAGTATGGATGTTAACCATACAAGAATTAATTTTACTTTTGCATACAACACATTTACTCATTTTTTTTATACAAATGTTTTTTTAAATTTTAATAAAAGATGTTAATAGCTCGACGATCTCGCCTTAACCATCGATCTCTCATTCGTATTCTGTTTTCTGTAAACCTACCGTTTGAACCTTCAAACATATTTCTTATAAATACGTTATTAATAACATTATTTATGTCCCAATCAAGAACTTGATTAAAAGATCTTGCCTCATAAAACATACTATGCGTATTTAGTACTTGACTCGTATTCCAACGAAGTGCTTGATTAAAAGAAATTGCATTGTTAAACATGTTGGACATATTAGTGACTCTACTTGTGTCCCATTCTCCAATATCTTGGTTAAAATATCGTGCTAGATTAAACATTTGACCCATATTTGTGACGCTGCTTGTGATCCATCTTCCAATATCTTGGTTAAAATCTCTTGCCCCATTAAACATTCCCATCATATTTGTGACTCTACTTGTGTCCCATCCTCCAATATCTTGATTAAAAACATGTGCGTGACAAAACATTCTCTCCATATTTGTGACTCTACTTGTGTCCCATCCTCCAATATCTTGATTAAAACGAAATGCTTCATTAAACATATCACTCATATTTGTTACTCTACAAGTATTCCAATTTGCAAGACCTGTAAAAGTGTGATCATGACACTCATTAAATATGCCTGACATATTAGTCACGTTAGAAACGTCCCAATACCTAAGATCAAAGTTCATTTCTGGACAACGAGAAAATAAATTTGTCATATCTGTTACGTCTCTTACATCCCAATATTTGAATGGACTATGTAAATCTGGTTCAACAAGCCATTGACGCAAACGATTGTTATCAAGTCGAATAGTTGGTTGTTGTCCCATAAGAAACATACGTTCGTGATGATCTGTTGTTCGATTTGCTAGCCTTTTTAATAGGGATCTCGCAATTGGATTTCCTTCCCTTAAACAATCAATCAAATCATGAACACGGCTTGTATATAAACACTGGTTAATTACATTTTGTTGATACTCAATAATTACATTATCCAGCCAATCAAACGTTTTATTTGCAAGATTAAACCTATATGATTGGCAATCATACCCCATTGAATGAAGACATCTTAACCATAAACGAGTTCTGATTAGACATAGGCTCTTTTTATTTTGTGCGAGAAACAAACAATCTATTAAATTAAAGTTTCCTATATTGAAAAGGATATCAAATATTTCAATACCTCTTTCTTGTTTTAAAAGACTGTTTAGTGTTACAATTAAGATGTCTTTTGGTAAGTGCGCCAGTTGAAGAACAGAATCATTTTGATCCTCCATTTATTAAATATAAATAAAATAATAAAATATTTTATTTATATTTTATAAATGGTAAAATGTCCTGCTGGTAAAATTATAAATCCAGAAAGTGGAAGATGTGTGAATAGAGATGGTAAAAAAGGCAAAGAGATACTAAAATCTCGAAAAAAGAAATCTAGTACTAAAAAATGTCCTGTTGGTAAAATTATAAACCCAAAGAGTGGAAGATGCGTCGATAGAGATGGTAAAAAAGGCAAAGAAATATTAAAGTCTCTAAAAAAGAAATCGAGTCCTAAGAAATCGAGTCCTAAGAAGTCTAATCCATCTGATTGTGTAATACAAACTTCCAAAAAATATACAACTCGAAAAAGTCCTCCTTATCCGGCAAATAAATGCCGTGGTAAAATTTTGCTTGGAAATGATGGAAATATGTATAGAAGTGCATCAAACATTAATGGAGTATATACATGGCGTATTAAAAAATGATTTCACAAACAATTCTCAAAGTATAATTTTGTAATTATTTACTATGTGCAATAATAAAAGTAAAATGATACACTCAAATATAAACAAAATATTTGTACGTTTTTATCACAAAAATGTAATTGATCATTTTGAAAACCCGAGAAATATTGGTTCGTTTGATAAGTCAAAAAAGTCTGTAGGTACAGGTCTCGTTGGAGCCCCAGCTTGTGGAGATGTTATGAAACTCCAAATTGAAGTAGACAAAACAGGAAAAATTATAGACGCTAAGTTTAAGACTTTTGGATGTGGATCTGCTATTGCCGCATCATCGCTTGCGACAGAAATGATTAAAGGAAAAAATATAAATGACTGTGTAAAAATTAAAAATTCTGAAATTGCTTTTTACTTACATTTACCACCTGTAAAACTCCATTGTTCAATGCTTGCAGAAGATGCAATAAAGTCGGCCATCTTAGATTTTAAATCTAAGAACCTATAAACTGTTAAAATTAAATATAAGTCAGACATAAAAAAATATTATTTAATTTTTAAAATTAACGCTTGTACCACAACCACATTTGCTTTGTATATTATCGTTCGCAAAATCAAATCTTGATCCCATAACATCTTCTATGTAATCTATTTTAAGTCCTATTAAATATATTAAGCTTTTATTGCATAAATACAAGCTATGTTCATCTAATTTATACTCTTCATCTAATGTGTTTGGTTTTAGATTTGTGTCTAAGATTTTAAACTTGTATGAAAATCCGTTGCAACCACCACCTTTTATATATAAAAGGGCACTTTTTCCGTTTTTACTAATTAATTCAATTAGTTTTGATTTTGCAGTATGTGAGATGTTAATTATCATTTATAATTATTGTTTATTTTTAAAATAAACAATAATTATACTATAAAAAATAAGTTTATTTTTTATTAATCAATAATTGTGTTAGTATTTTAAGAATTGCAATTGGTGGAAGTAAAGAGAAATGAAATCCAGATAAAGATGGTCTTGACATAATGTTTTATATTATTAATGATTATTGCACTTTGTGTACGTAAAAGCATATTTAAATGAGTTTGTACTATAAAACATATGATTAAACAAATCTCTTCTTGAAATATCCTTAATATATCATTCACATACAACAAAAAACATTTCATTATAAAAAAATTTAGTTGATTGACAGAAATTTCCATAATAAACCTCCAATAACACCTGTGACAGCGCCAACCGCATGACCGATTAACGAAACTTTTGAATTTTGAACTGATGGCATTGCGACAAGTCCAATAATTGAAATAACAATTATTAAATTTAAACCTTTTTTAGTTATTAACTCCCAAGTCATAATTCCAAAAAGTATTCCAGAAAACCCAATTGAGCAAGGAAACCCATCAACTACTTTGTGTACAATAACTTCAATAATTGATGTAAAAAGTATTAAAAATAAAATTAAACTTCCAAAACGTTTAGGTCCTATATCTCTTTCAATTCTTGTAAGAGCATAAAGTGCTAACAAATTAGCAGCAAGGTGATATGGTTCTATATGAACAAAATTACTACAACAAAGCGACAAGACATTTTTACCACACGGTACTGTTTTTATAACCGCTGTAACATATAATGCAAAAATAACAACTATTGATACAGCAAGAAATAAAGACACCGGTACATCTTTAAATTGACAAGAATCCATTTTCTTTTGTGCAAGATTTTTTTATCATCTATATATAAAATGAAAAATTTTGAAAATACAAAAGAAGATTTTTGTGGTGCGTGTGTTTCTTTACCAGTTGCAATGGTCGGAGCCGGAATAGCTGGAGCTTCTACTAAAAAAGGTAAAACAAATAAAAAAGTCAAAAAAATTATGTTTATTGTAGGCATTTCAATTACAATAATATCATTAATAATAGCATTACTTTACCTAAAAAAATGCAAATCATGCCGTTAAAAAGTGCCATTTTATATTTATTTTAATATAAAATTACTATTCAGATACACTATCAAGATTTTTTGGCGAAATTTCCTTTTCTTTTATTTCTGGCAAAATTTCGTCTGTGTCAATCGTTGGAATTGTTATATCTTCTACCATATACTTCATAAAATTATCTTGTATATCTCTTATGTTTTCATCAAGACCTGACTTTTTGCGAGCGTCCATATACTTTTCAAAATATTTATCTTTAAATTCTGGATAATTTTTATCCATAACACTCAACGTTTTACGAGTCTTTATAATAATATCTCTAACTTCTTTTAATTTTTTCAAATGTTCCAAAAAAGTCCAAGAAAGTTGGGCTTTCTTAACTGAGAGTGTAATATACTCTTCATAAGGATCGACTTCCGGATCACTCTTTCCATCATCTTTTCGAGCTTTTTCGGATTCGGCAAGCATTGCTTCTTCACGCTCCTTCATTTCTTTTACCGTTTTTTGTTCCTTATCCCTTTCTTGTTTAATATTTTCAGAAATAACTCTTGTTGTTTCTTTACGAATATCAACCTCGGCTGTTTCGGCAGAATACTTTGAAGAAGAGGTAATCGGAAATGGTCTTCCAACATACAAATGATATAATTGATGATAAGAATCTACATTTCGAATTAAAAATTCAGCTCTTTGATTAGCTTCTACATCAGTAGCGTAAGTACCTCTAACTTTTGCAAAACCAAATACGCCATTTTCGTTTGGAGTAGCACCTTTGGCAGGTGTAAAAGAAAAAAGAGCAAAATTTTGCATAGGAATAGCCGGATCTGCGTATGTTCGATCCACAGAAGGAAACTTTTTAACAAAATCTGTATTATTAATAGTTTTCATAGCTTCTATTGTTTCTTGATTTGTAAGAGGAGGTACATCTTGTTCTGGACGCCACTTATTATTAATATCACGATCCGAAGGACTTGTAAGTGATGATTCCTTTTCCCATTCAGGATGTTGTTCTGTCATTTCTCATTCAAAATTAATTCTTTAGATTAATAGATTAATAATTAAATTGAAATTATTTGATATATTTATTATAAAATTTTATTTAAATAAACCTTCTAATAAATGGATTATTTTAAAGAAGAAACATCCGGTAAAGCATACTATAAAAATAAAAAAATATTAAAAAATTCTTATGCTTATTCACCACAAAATTATTCAGATACAACTCTGCGATATGCGACAGAAACAAAAGTCCCATCATCTTTTATTAGGTCGACTAGAGAAATACCTGATTTACGAGATGTTTTTAGACATCAGATCAAAGGTCTTCGATATAATGAAAAGGAGCCAGATATCCTTATGCCGCCGAGTAGAGAACCCGCTTTTGAAGTTCGACCTAAGTTTGAAGAAGAAGTTGATTACAATGAAATTTGGAGACAGGCGTTTACAAACAAGTGGGATTTGGAGCATCATACACCTACTTCACCTACTTCACCTACTTCACCTCCAGAGTGGAAAAAATTGACAGCTAAGAATGGGGATGATTACTTCGCGAACATGCTCACAGGCGAAACTCAATGGGATCCGCCAACTACACTTGTTTTGATTAAAGACGAGCCAGTGTGTCAACGTCGATCAAGAAACCAGGAAGAGATCGAGAAAGGTCTAGATGAAATACTAATTCTGTTATCTAATTCATTTATGAATAATGACCAGAAAGGAGTGATATCACTTAAACTTCTTGTGTTGCAATTTCGGATTGCAGGAGAAGACCCGCCTTTGGTGATATCAGAGGAAACAGTACAAAAGGCTTTCCCATTACATTTCAAAAGATAGGATAACTGTAAATAATCTTATTGTACACCGTTTTTCTATAACTTTTTCTTCTCCTAATGTAAATAATATTTTTGATAAGTCACAAGGACTATTCATTAATAAAATATTCTTTTAATAGATAAAAGAATATGCCAAAACAATCTAGATTTAATTTTTATTGACTAGTCAATTGAATTTTTTCGTTTTCAAATTACATATTCTTGTAATTTTATTTATATATGACATATCAATATTTATTCTAAGATAAAAAGTATCTTTACTTTTATTTTTGTGATTAAAAACTTTCTTTAGAACTAAAATTCAAAAAAGGCGGAGGATGAAGGAGCAAAATAAAAAAGATAATCCAAAGGAAATTTTCTACGAATTTTTGAAATTATTTAGAAAACAAAAAAATAAAATCTTTTTTCCTCCTCCTCCTCCGGATTTTTTAAAAAGTTCGGCGGAGGAGGAAAAAAGATTTTTTGGAGAAATGGCTTTTTAAAAAAGAGTCTTACACACACACATTTCAAAAAATGATGAAAAAATAAATTTAATCAGAGAATAGTGACTAATTTTTGATGTTTAAACGATTTTTAAACGATTTTTAAACGATTTTTAAACTTTTTTAAACGTTTTTTATTTTATCAGAAAAAAGTGATATTTTATGTTAAAAAAGAATAAAATTTTCATTCTCGGTTTAAACAAAAAGAATGAAAAGAATAAATATGGAACAATGTAAATTTTGTAATAATATGTTTGGAGATACTAAGATGCTAAAACAACACCAGAAAAAAACCAAGTATTGTTTAAAAATCCAAGAAGATCAAGCTAAAAAAGTTGAAACAGCAAAGCTTCAACAGATAACTACCGAATTAACTTGTCAGTTTTGCAATAAGCAATTCAAAACAAAATACTTATTGCGTATTCATCAGACACAAACAAAATATTGTCTTAAGATACAAGAATCTCAAAATTCAGAAGAGATTATACCATCTTTGATTGTATGTATATATTGTTCTAAAAACTTTTCATCTGGAAGTTTTAACAGACATGATTTAATATGTAAGAAAAAAAATGCAAAAATAAAAGCTGATAAAGATGACGAAATTTCTAAGTTAAAGCATGAGAAAGTAGAGAAGGCTGAAGAAATCGCTAAGTTAAAGGCAGAAAAGGCTGAAGAAATCGCTAAGTTAAAGGCAGAAAAGGCTGAAGAAATTGCTAAGTTAAAGGCAGAAAAAGCCGAATCGATTAGTTTGATATATAAAGCATCTGCTGAACTCGCCCAAGCTACTATCAACGAGATAGCTAAACAACCAACTTATCAGAAAAACAGTACAAGAAATATTCAAAACAATTTGATGATCTCAAGTCTTACTCCTCTTGATTTATCTCAGGCTCGTGTTGACAGTATAATAGATGAAAAATATACAAAGAACGATTTTTATGAAGGTCAAAAAGGAGCGGCGCAAATAATTCATAAACATATCCTCACAGACTCAAACGGTAAATCTCAAATCGTATGCACTGATACAGAACGTGGTACATTTCATCACAAAGATCTTAATGGTGAACACGTTGTTGATTATAAGAATGCTCATTTGATAGATAGAGTACATTTACCTCTTAAGAGAAAAGCGAGTAAATTTGCATCAGAAGAATGTGTAAAAAACCCAACTGCTTATAAAGATATTGTTATGAATGAGAGTTATATCAGAGAACTAGAAACAAAACCAGGTTTGTTCAATAGAACAATGGCAAAACTTACAGGAAAAAATTGTGCAAGACCATTATTAGTAAAACCAGAATCAAATATTGATTTGACAATTACGGAAGAGTGGTTAATAGAAAATGCAAAGTTTTTAACGATAGATCATATATTAAGAGGAACAGAAGGATATGCGGATTATGCGTTGTCTTATCCTTTAAATGATCGGCTTATCGAAGAAGACTATTTAAATCCTACATTTATAAAGTATAAGGATAGAAAAGGTAATATAATAACAGACTATGGTGGAAAGATGTTGACGAAGATGCTAATTGATTCAGTAAGAGAAAGAACATACGAGTTAATAGAATCAAATGATAATGTAAGATTTGAGTGTGAAGATATAGAAGATTCTAATTTTCAGGAAGAGTTTATAAGTATTCTTATGGCCAATATATAGATAAAAAAATTATCAAATGATTTTTTTAATCAAAAACTTTCTTTAGAACTAGAATTCAAAAAAGGCGGAGGAGAAGGAGCAAAATAAAAAAGATAATCAAAAGGAAATTTTCTACGAATTTTTCAAATTATTTAGAAAACAAAAGGAAAAAGAAAAATCTTTTTCCTCCTCCGACTTTTAAAAAAACGGAGAAAATGTTCCATTTTCAGAATCTATCTTTTTATTTTCAATGGATATATATATTTCTATTTTGAATTTCATTTCTTGGATAAAAGTCACTTTATCTGATTAAAGTTACTTTTTTTTCATCATTTTTCTTCCTTTTTTCATCTTTTGTCATCATTTTTCATCTTTTTATTTTTTATGAGAAAAAGTATTGTTTTATCAACAAAAAAAATTAAATTTTCATTCCTAGTTTAAAAAAGGAATGAAAATAATAAAGATGGAACAATGTCAATTCTGTGATAATATGTTTGGTGATATTAAGATGCTACGTCAGCATCAAAAGAAAACAAAGTATTGTCTTAAAATACAAGAAAAGTTGACTAAAGAAAGAGAAGAGGCATCAGCTAAAGAATCAGCTGAATTATTAACATTACAATCTCAGACAAAAGAATTAACTTGTCAATTTTGTAACAAGCAGTGTAAAACCAAATATATACTCAACAATCATCAGACACAAGCAAAATACTGTCTAAAAATACAGGAATCTCAAAATTCACAAAAAATTATATCATCTATAGTTACCTGTAAATATTGTGAAAAGAAAATTTCATCTGGAAATTTTAACAGACATAACTCAATATGTAAGAAAAAAATGAATTTTTTTAACCAAGAAATAGACAGAATAAAAGCTGAAAAAGATCAAGAAATTGCTCTGTTGAAAGCTGAAAAAGATCAAGAAATTACCAAATTGAAAGATGAAAAAGTTGAAATATATAAAAATATAGCAGAAAACTTTCAGGCAGCTGCGGAAAGAGCAAATTATGTTATTGAGGAGATAGCTAAAAAGCCTACTTATCAGAAAACAACCACTAAAAATATTCAAAACAATCTTATGATTTCTCAACTTACACCGTTGAATTTGACTAAACCAAGTGTTGAGAGTGTTATAGATTCTAACTATACAAGTAATGATTTTTACGGTGGTCAAAAAGGTGCAGCACAGATGATTTATAAGCATTTTGTTACTGATGATAATGGTAAATCTAAAATAATTTGCACAGATATGAAACAAGGTGCTTTTCATCACAAAAACTCAAACGGTGAACATATTATTGATTATAATAATTCTCATTTGATAAAGACAGTTCACGCTCCTCTAAAAAAGAAAGCGTGTGAGATTGCCGCAAAAGAGTTAGTTAAAAACCCAGATATGATGAAAGAAATCAATAAAAATTCGACTTCTATATCAGAGTTGACTTCAAGACCTGGGGTTTTCAACACAGCAATGGCTGAAATGACGGGAAAAAATTCAGCTAGAGAATTGTTAATTGAAAAAATATCATCTGAACATAATTTGTCAATAACAGAAGAATGGTTATTAGAAAATGCAAAGTTTTTGACTATTGATCATATATTAAGAGGACCAGAGGGTTATGCTGATTATGCATTATCTTATCCTTTAAATGATCGGCTTATTGAAGAAGAATATTTAGAAACGACATTTATAAAGTATAAGGATAGATTAGGCAATATAATAATAGATTATGGTGGAAAGATGTTGACAAAGATGATATTTGATTCAGTAAAGGATAGAACGTATGAGTTAATAAATTCTAATGACAATGTAATCGTTGAATATGGAGATATAGAAGATTTTAATTTTCAGGAAGAGTTTATAAATATTGTGATGAGCAATATATAAAGAAAAACTTTATTTGGTTATGATTTTATGAATCATCTAAAAAGAAAATAGTATAATCAATTATGAGTTTACATATAACGTGTGATAAAAATCCACCAATAAATTATATGATATCTAACAAAAATTTATCGTGTAATCAAGTTGCTATGCATCTGTGTAGCATAGGAATTTCAGGGACCGTAACATCTCAATTTACAATTAATTGTGAAAAGTCTAAAACAAATTGTAAAATAGAAAATGGTTGTTTACTTACAATTTACAACACTTCTCTTGAAAATTTTTATAAAAATGTGGTTTGTCCTCTAAATATAAAAAATTCTCTTACTTGTGGATATGTTAATATTGATGGTGTATATACTGGATGTGTAAATAATTTGTTTAGGTCATCGGATTGCAAATAAATTGTTCAATGATTATAAATTATATATAATTTATAAATTATTTTTAAAAACGTATTCTACCAAAAGAAACTACTAAAAAATCCGGATTTTTGCGGAGATGGTATTTTGGGAGGTGTTTGAGTTTTAGGCATTGTAGGAGTTTTTATTGTATCATTTTTACATTGTTCTAGTTCTCTTATAGAAGAGACAAGTAATCTACAAATAACACGATCTACAAAAAATATAGAAAATTTATGAGTTCCAACTATTTCAATACGGTTCTTATCTGGACAAGCTCTAATATAGGTATTGTATTGAGTTTCTTGTATTCTGCGTGATTTGGCGTAATCCCACATAAGTGTTCTCGCATCTTTAAGATTTTTAGTATAAAAATTTGGAACACCATTAATTGACAAAACAAACATTTCTGAATCATCTTTTACCAAAAAATTAACACTTAACAACATTTCGTCTTCACTATCATCTTCATCGTTCTCAGACTCATTGTTCTCAGAATCATTGTTCTCAGAATCATTGTTCTCAGAATCATTGTTCTCAGAATCATTGTTCTCAGAATCATTAATTTGATTGTCATTATTGTCAACTTGATTATTGTCAATATATTCGGTACATGAAAGATATTTTACATTTTTATCTTCAGAAGTTGAAACATTATAATTATCCTTTTCATTTGTTGAAACACAGTTTGTATTCATGAGTTAATTTAATTATTGCTAAAAAGTTTTTAAATAACAAATTAGTAAAATTTTAAGACTTTTAAAAATGGTTCAAATTATAAAAATGAAAAAACATTTATGGAATGGAATAATAAGATAAATGAATCCACCAGTTGAACAAATACTTCGAGAAAACTATGTAGATGGAGTTTTTCACACTCATGTTTCTATGTTACAACCTAGAGGAAAATTTCAATTTAATAGAGAAAAACTAGAAGATTTTTGGAACGCATATTGTACAAAAATTTTTGAGGATGATGATGCTATTGTAGGTGTTGCTGAAAAACCGCAACATTATTTACCTGTACTTGCTGATATAGATTTAAAAGTCAAAGAAACGGATGATCCATGCCTAGAAGATCATCTTTATACAAAAGATCAAGTAAGACAGGTGATTGATATATACCAATCAGTTCTTAGAAATATTGTAGAAGAATGTACTGATGATCATTTGATTTGTGTTTTGTTAGAAAAACCAATGTATTATATTTCAGCTGGGGAAACAACATATGCAAAAAATGGATTTCATTTGCATTTTCCAAATCTTTTTTTGAGTAAAGTAGACCAAGAAGTGCATCTCATTCCTAGAGTGAAAGATGCAACACAAGAATTAAAGATATTTTTAAATCTTGGGTATGAAGATTCTTCAAGTGTGATTGACAAGGCTTGCTGTACAGTTCCGTGGTTGATATACGGAAGTCGCAAATCAGAAGATATGGATCCTTACAAAGTAACATCAGTTTTTTTATCTGATGGTTCTGAATTGAGTATTGAAGACGCTTTTAAAAATTATAAGATTTATGATATGAAAGAAAAGCCTATTCCTATTCAAGGAAATATAAAATTTTTTCTCCCGAGAATTTTAAGCATAATTCCTTATGGACGTTCAACACAAGAATTAATAAACGGTTTAATTTCGCCTCTTAAAGGAAAATTACAACAAGAAAAGGTAAAGAGTAAAAAACCATTAAAAGTTTCTGTTGAAGAAGCTCTTAAAATTTCTGAAAGACTTCTTCCAATGCTTGCTGATTTTCGCGCTGAAGAAAGAAATGATTGGATTACAGTAGGGTGGATTTTGTATAACATTGGTGACGCAAGCACTCAAGCTCTTGATCAATGGATGGATTTTTCTGCAAGATGCGAAGATAAATACGATGAGGCAAGTTGTATTTATGAATGGGAAAGAATGGTAAAAAAAGATCTAACACTTGGAACGTTAAGACATTTTGCGAGCATTGACAGTCCACAACTTTATAAAGAATTTAAGAGTGAACAAGCAGAACATTACATAAAAGAATCTTTAAATGGTTCACACAATGATATTGCAAAAGTTTTATTTTCAGAGTATGGAAATGATTTTGTATGCGCTTCAATAGCTGGAAAAACATGGTTTCAATTTAGAGATCACAGATGGGAAGAAATTGAAGAAGGTGTGTTTTTACGTGAAAAAATTTCTGAAGAAATTGTTTTACGATATTCAACAATTGGTTCTGATCTATTTATGAAAATAGCTGGTATTCAAGACAAGGGAGAAGAGGCAATGTTTAACGCACGATTAAAGCAAGTTCAAAAAATTATAAATAATCTTAAATCATCTCCTTACAAATCTAACATTATGAAAGAGTCAATGGAAGTATTTTATGACAGACGTTTTAAACAAAAATTGGATCAAAATCCTTACATTATTGGTTTTAAAAACGGAGTCTACGATCTAAAATTGAACGAATTTAGAGATGGTCGTCCAGAAGATTTTGTGAATAAGACAATGCCAATTAATTACATTGAGTATAATGAATCAGATGAAGTTGTACAAAATGTAATCGACTTTTTGGTAAAAGTTTTTCCTGATCAAACCATTCGAACTTATTTTCTAGATACATACTCTGATATTTTTGTTGGAGGAAATAAACAAAAAAAGGTATATATGTGGACAGGAGAAGGAGACAATGCTAAATCTATCACTCAGAAATTTTTTGAATTAATGTTAGGAGAACTTGCTATCAAATTTAACACACAATATTTTACGGGCAAAAAAGTCGCATCTGGTTCTGCTAATCCAGAATTATCTAGAGCTGCGCCTCCTGTGCGACACGCTACGATGGAAGAACCAGACGCAGATGAACAACTTAATATCGGAGAATTAAAAAAGCTAAGCGGTGGAGATAGTTATTGGGCACGTGATTTGTTTGAACCAGGAAAAAGTACCAGAGAAGTTTTTCCAATGTTTACTCTTACTTTTATTTGCAATAAACTTCCTAAATTAAAATACTCTGACAAAGCAACTTGGAACCGTATTCGTGTTATTCCATTTGAGTCTACTTTCGTTGAACCAAATGAACCGTGTCCAACTACTCTTGAAGAACAACTCAAACAAAAACGTTTTCCTATGGATAAAGAATTTGGCAAGAATATTCCAAGTATGGTTTCCGCATTTGCATGGTATTTGCTTCAGTGGAGACAAAAAGTCAGTGTTAGAATTGAGCCAGAAAAAGTACGTGAGGCTACAGCTATTTATCGTCGTCAAAATGATATTTATCGTCAATTTATTGAAGAATGCATTGCAGAAGACAATTCTGGATCTCTAAGTATTACAGAAATGTATTCTCATTTCAAAGATTGGTTCAAAGAAGGTTGGCCTAATATGTCTTTGCCCATCAAAAACGAAGTCAAAGAATATTTTGAACGTTTGTGGGGAGATTCAGAACGTGGGGTTAAATGGCATGGATATCGAATCAGGACTTTGCAAGACGATCTTGATTCTGGAGAAGTTGTCATTCTTGATGAAAATGATTTGGTTAAATATTCAGACGACGGAAAAGCACTTCCTCCTATGTAAAAATATTTATATTATATTAATCTACAAATTAATATAATTTCATTCTCCGTTTGTCATTATAAAGCGAAGTATATTAATTATAAATAAAATGGATTCTTTTTCTAATGCAGGACAACACTGGTTTCCAAGAGAAGATGAACTATTGTTAGAAGAGTTAAATAACAATATTGATATTCAGACAATCGCATATGATCATAAAAGAACATTGGGAGCTATTAATGCAAGACGCCGATTAATTGCTGGTAAAATGTATTTGAAAAAATTTTCTATTGAAGAAATAATGAGTAAAACAAAATTAGATGAAAGAACTATTATAGAAATAATGTATAAAAAAGATAATTATAAATCAAAAAATAGTTTGTTAGAAAATGATATTGAACAAATCAAACATACTCTACAAAAATTGGTTGATTTTGTTTATAAATCTTAAATAAGATTTTTTTGCATTTATATAAAATTAAATATCTTGTTTCTAAAAAAATAAAATTGATTTAAAGATATTCATTCTATAGAATAGGAAGAGAGCATAAGATAGATCATTTGATTGATCTTATGTAACGTTTTCCAAAGTCGTGTACTACCAGCAATTCAAATATCAACTTTTTTTTGAGAAAAAATGTACGCAGACAACTTTGGAAAACGTAATTATATCCAAAAAGATAATTATCTTTTTGGATCTGTAGCTCAGTTGGTAGAGCGCCGGCCTTTTAAGCCGGTGGCCGTGGGTTCGAGTCCCACCAGATCCGTACAATTCCAAACATGTTTTTTGAATTGTTTATAATACATAAAAATTGATTTTATAATAGCAAGTCCTTTTAGCGTTTGTTCTATCAATGTTTATAATTTAGAACGTGGATTCAATTCACACCTATTTAATTCAGAGTGATTTACTAATTTGTAAGAATATTTTATTACAAATTTATATTATTAATTTTAATATCCATTCAGTTGCAGTAGTTCTATCTACGTTGTATTTAAGTCCTATTTGAGTATAATTTAGTTTTAAAACATTTCTATCATATAAAAGTTCTTCGTCACTTGGTTTCTTTATACTTGATTTTGGTTTAATACTTTTAATACAACTTTTGGTTATGCCAAGTTCTTTTTCATACTTGACAAACCATTTTACAATTGATTTATCAGAAACATTATGAATTCTTGCCAATTTTGTCATATTTTTACCACAATCTTCATATTGCTTTTTCAATGTTTGATAATCAGGTCTATCTATTACAACTCTAGATGATTTTCTAGAACAAGGCTCGCACCTAGCTGCCTTATAAGTTATCTCTAGACCGCAATCAATGCAAAAATTTTGTTTTTCTGTTTCCATTACATTTGAAATATATTTGTCTACAATTATCTTGTTTTTCTTTGCATATTCACGAATTCGTGTCTTTTTTACATCCTTGATGCCACTCACTGGTAATTTGAATTCTAATAGCATTTTTGTTAATTGTTTTGCATCGTACTTCTCTATTTCCTCTATCATTTCTACTTGTTTTACATCATACTTTTCAATTTCCTCTATCATTTCTACTTGTTTTACATCATACTTTTCAATTTCCTCTATCATTTCTACTTGTTTTACATCTGATTCTTCACTGTCAATCTCTTCATTATCTTCTTGTTCTGAATCTGTGTTTTCTTCATCTGTCTCTATAAATTTTATTTCAGCAGACTTATCAGTCAAAATTTCTGTTTCCTCTATATCCTCTTCGTCCTCATAATCCAATAATTTTCCATCATCTACAATATTTTTATTCTTCATTATACTGTGTTCTTTACATGGTAAACCAATATAATCACATAGATATCTAATAGACTTTATTATCTCTTCTAATTTTACACCTTTTATCCATTCTCCGTTGATTGGATTACGCTGATCTTTGAATTTTAATTTGAGTATATCTTCGATTAATTTGTTATTCTCTACATATATCAAGTAATGAACTTTATAATCACAAGGTGCACCTTGTTTGTATGATGCTAGTCTAATTTTAAATGCTGGTGTTGTTTCTGTCATTGATTGAGTCGAGATACCTATTTTATAGTAGTCATCTTGGTAGTGACTAGTGAAAGCAACGTGCGACATTATATACACCACATTTCCGATTTCGTACACTCCTCTTCTACGTCTTTTTAAGAGTTTATTATGATTTTGCGTCACTGATGAGAGACGACGAGTAATATTTGCTTTTTCTAGTATAACTTCTTCTTTTTCTTTTATAGCTTGTTGTTTTTCTTGTGTCAATAACTTTATCTGCTTTTGAAATTTATTCTCTAGTTCTTTGTTTGATTTCTCTTGACCTAACTCAACTTTACCAAATAATAGGAGTTCTTCTGTCCAAGCTGCTACCTGTACTGCGAAATCAGCGCTTATCCACTGCGCTATTATAAGAGCTAATCTTCTATGAACAAAAGTACCTCTGCTTTCATTTTTTCCAGTCTTAATATCCTTTATAATTAGGTCCCTCGGAATTCCGAGGGACCTTTCCAAAGCCTGAATTGTAGCTTCTGAATTTTTATTTTCTTTCCAATGAGAATATTCTTTACCTCCAGCTTTACATAATTTAGTACAGTTAACGTAACCATCTTCTCTCATTGGAATTGTAATAGAAGATTCATCTGGTAACTTTAAAGAACAGATAAATAAACCATCAGATTCTTTTACTAATTTAGTATTTGATTTAAAGACTTCGAGTCTATTATTTGGCAAGAAAAGATCTTTGGTAGGGGAAGTTCTTGTCATTTCAGTTTTCTATTTATATAATATAAATAGAAATCTTTAGATGTCCATATAAATTTAAAGCAACGTGTGCAAATCTCGTACACTCCTCTTCTACATCTTTTAAGCCAGTGGTTGTTGGTTTAATCCCTACCAAGTTCATTTCAAACAAAAAAGTTTAGAATAATTCAGAAAACTAATCATTAGTCGCGGGGATCGAACTCACAGGAATATTCAAAAACTAGTGGCCGTGGGTTCATCTACCCGATTTCATTTTTTTTAAAAATTTAGTTTATGATTATTTTGTAATATTAATTAATATTACAAGTTTACAACGATTTAAGGAAAAATGCTTAATTCTTTTCTAGACCGCTACTAGATTCATACGAATTTATATGAATCAACTCTTTCGAGTTTCTAAACCATGTGTAGCTCCATGGTAAGAAGTAAATCGAGGCTAGAAAAATACTAAAAGGTAATTTTCTAGCAAAATGGTATTTTTTAGGGTTTGCGAAAAGATTTGGTTTTCATCCTGTCACTACGCCCTTAACCGCTTTAACTCGCCGTAATATACTTCTTACATATAAGAACCTTATCTTTAAATAAGAATTTATTTTAAAATTAGTAATTCATATGTAATGAAAGTAATTTTCTGATTAAAAAACTTACGAATTAAATATTCTTTTATTTTTAAAAAAGAATATTCTTACTAATTCATACGAATAAGAACAACAGTTATTAGCCTTGAATGGAAAGTATTCATTATTTTATTATATCAATATTGTGATCACACAAATTTTGATTACAAATAGCCAAAAATTAATTTACAAATTTTTTCTACATTTGTAGTTTTAAAAATAAAAATGATTTAAAGAGAAGGTTTTATAGAGTAGGAAGAGAGCATAAGAGATTATGTGAAGTCCCCAAAGTTGTGTACATCCAGCAAATTAAAAAATTCAACTTTTTATTGAAAAAACTGTACACAGAAACTTTGGGGACCAGTAGCTCAGCAGGTAGAGCGCGTGCCTTTTAAGCACGTGGCCGTGGGTTCAATCCCCACCTGGTTCATCATTTCGAATATTGTTGTTCGAAATGATTAAAATAATTTTGTCCCCAAAGTTGTTTAAAACTAGCTTTGGGGACCTGTAGCTCAGTTGGTAGAGCATCGGTCTTATTAACCGAGTGTCTTGGGTTCAAGCCCCAACAGGTCCATCATTCCAAACAAAAAGTTCGGAATGGTTATAAAATTTACATAGGTACCTTAAGAAAAAATTGAATTTTTTTAAAGATTAAATAATTGGTAATTAATTCTTTGGATGACATTGAAAGATAATCTATCATACATAGATTCAATTTTATTGGAGCCATCTACTAGTCTTTATTCACTTTATCAAAAATGGGGTGCACATTATATTTCTGATAATTTAAAAGATGAGATATACGAGATATATATTTCAAAAAATCAATCATGGTGGTGCGTTCGATCTTTAAACAAAACTGAAATTGATCCAGTAAAGTCAGAAAAAATTTCACAATATTATTCATCTTTAATCAGACATTTATTAAAATATAACAAAAAAATTGTATTACATTGTAAGATTCGATGGGAAAATAAGCATAATACACACTCAAATGCATTAGTTTTCACAAAAAATGAAATTACGAACGAATGCAATGTCACTCTTGTTGAACCAAATAAAAAATTATGTTACTCATTTGTAAGACTAATTCGTAAATTAGTTTCGTCATTAAAATGTGATCTACGATTGGTAGCAGCTAATTCTCATTTACAATATGCAACTTATCTTCGTTCACTTGGTTATTCTAATTATCCTGTGTGTAGGCATTTGACACTATTTTTAGTATATCGTTTACTACATAGAAAAAATATTCAGTATAATTCCTTCAGTGATTTAAAAAAAGAACTACACAAACCTTTTAATTTATTCTGTAAAAATCTAGTATAAAAAAACGAAAAACTCTTTGAATTATTTTTATGTTATTTATAACATAAAAATATTAATTAACTATGCCCATCTACCCAGAGAACCAACAAAAATACCAGACGTATTAACTTCATCGGATATGTCTAGTTCTAATACTTGATTAAAAGAACGAGCATTATGAAACATATCTTCCATAGTATTTAGACTACTTAAATCAAACCATTCTAATGGTTGATTAAAAGATGTTGCCCATTTAAACATATGACTCATATCAATTACTCTACCAGTTTCCCAACCATTTTCCCATACTAATGGTTGATCAAACAAAATCGCTAGTTCAAACATATGACTCATATCTTCTACATAACTAGTATCAAATTCTAAAATACTATTAAAGCTATGTGCATCTCTAAACATACAACTCATATTAATCACATTACCCGTTTCCCATACTAATGGTTGATTAAAAGATCCAGCATTTCTAAACATATGACTCATATCTGTTACATTATCAGTTTTCCATTCTAATGGTTGATCAAAACAAACGGCACCGTCAAACATACGACTCATATTTGTTACTTTACTTGTATTAAAATCTAAAAATGAATCAAAAGAAATTGCCCTTTCAAACATACTTGACATATTTTCTACATTGCTGGTATCCCATTGTAATGGTTGGTTGAATTCTTGTGTATTTTGAAACATATAACTCATATCAGTTACACTACTTGTGTTCCAGTTTAATGGTTCATTAAAAAATGATGAACCCTGAAAGCAAAACTTCATATCTCTTACTCGACATGTGTTCCAATTCGTTATGTTATGAAGAGTTATATTTACATAAGAAACTAAAGAGTTCATAGTTCTTACATTACTTGTGTCCCAATAAGTTAGATCTATATCTAAATGAGGTCTCTGATAAATATTAAACAATCCACTCATATCAGTTACTTTTCTAACATCCCAGTATTTTATATTATTAAAGTTATTAGCGGTAAGTAATTGCGTAATTGTTATGTTGTTAAGAGAAGGCATAATCATACGACCTTCTAAAAATTGATTTTCTATTTCATCTGAACTATCAGTTATCAAGTTCAGAAGAAGGTATTGGGCTACATATTTTATGCTGACGAATCCAGATCTGAATATATCTATTAAATCATGAACTCTACTAGTATACAGACCTTCTCTAACACATTGGTGCATGTATTCCTTGATAGTATCACACCATTCTGGATGTGCATCATCTCCGATTACACCCATACTAATCAATAATCGCACCCATAGTTTTGTATCAATAAAATCAAGTATTCTAACCCTAACAAGATTTCTTTGAATTGCCAAATTTATCATACGAATAGAACCTGTATTTGCGATATTAGATTGAAACATTTGGGAATTTTCTTGTGTATCATCAAACAAAGAGTTAAATATCCTAATAATTGCATTATTGGGAAATAAAAAAAAATCAAATTGATGAGCACTCATTTTATATATACATACACAAATTAATATTTTTTAATTCAGTTTTAAATATAAATGTAGTTATATTATATTCAGAATAAAATTGTGTGTGATATATACTTTAGAATTTTTATACAGGATAATATGTCATATATAACTAAATAAAATTATTTATAACATTAAAAAACTCGTTTTTTTCAATATAAAACTTAGTTTAACCATAATCCGTCCAAAGAAAGTTTCAGAAAAATGACATAGCGTATATCAGTTTGTTTTTGAAAAGTTTGGCGGACATTCGTCCGTCTTGGACGGATTATGGTTAAATATAAAAATATTTAATTAGCAATGGAGAGAATCAACATTTTAAAACAAAAAATTCAATTGACTGATTAGATAGTAAGTGGATAAAAATTAAATTCAGATTGTTTTGGCATATTCTTTTATTTATTGAAAGAATATTTTATGAATCTTCCTTGTGAATCATCAAACATAGTTATATGTTTTTGAATCTTCCGTGTGAATTACGAAACATATACGATATATCAACTGTAGTTTTAACCTTATCCCAATCTAATTCTTGATTAAATGAGGTAGCATCATCAAACATATGACGCATATTTGTTACTTTTCTTGTATCCCAATGTAATTGTTGATTAAATGAAGTTGCTTCTGTAAACATAGCAAACATGCTTTCTACATTTTTTGTTTCCCATACTAATGGTTGATTAAATGAAGTTGCACAAGTAAACATATTTGACATATCTTTTACATTATCTGTTTTTAAATCCAACGGTTTATTGAAAGTTGTATTATGAGCAAACATACCTCCCATATTTATTACATTATATGTATTCCATTTCAACGGTTGATTGAATGCAGTTGCACCTGAAAACATTTCTTCCATATTTATTACATGAATTGTATTCCATTCCAAAGGTTGATTAAATGAAGTTGCTTCTGTAAACATACCCATCATGTTTTCTACATTACCTGTATTCCAACGTAATGGTTGATTGAATGATTCTGCACCAGAAAACATAGCAGTCATATCTTTTACATTACTTGTATCCCAATGTAATAGTTGATTAAATGAAGTTGCATTTGAAAACATTCCTGACATATCAGTTACATTACTTGTATTCCATTCCAACGGTTGATTGAAACGAGTTGCATAATCAAAACAATAGGACATATCTCTTACTCTACATGTATTCCAGTTTGTTATTCCATTCATCTTGGTAATACTCATACATTCAGACATATTTGTTACATTTTTTGTATCCCAATAAGTTAAATCGAAACTAAATCTATGGTCCTTAAATAATTTATGCATATCAGTAACATTTCTTACATCCCAATATCTTATGATATCGGTTTTTTTACCAGAACGTACGAATTCTACAATAGTAGCGTTGTTTAATCTAGGTATATCAGTCATGTTACCAGCTAAAAATTTCTTTTCTAATGTACTTGAATCTGTCTTTATCAATTTATCAAGTAAAATTTTTGCATAATTTCTTATAATCAGAGACAAATCACGTTTGTATAAATCTATCAAATCATGAACTCTGCTTGTATATCTAAGTTCTCTAACAATTCGATATAGATAATTTCTAATCGTATCATCCCATTCTTTATGTACTAGTTCTGAACCATTTTGACCTAGATAATGCCTAATCGTATCATTCCATTCTTTATTTTGTTTTCCTAAATTGTAAAATATACCAGTGCTTATCAATAATCTAAGCCATATACGTGTATCCATAAAATCAACTATATTAACTTTACTACTATCTGCTTGAATAGCCGTATTTATAATACGAACAGAACCAATATTTGCAATATTAGATTGAAGAGTATCTGTTTTATCATTAAATAATTCTGTTAGTATTTTAAGAATTACATTTGATGGAAGGAAAGAAAACTGAAATCCAGGTGGTATAGTATCGTCTTTTTCTGATTCAGAATCTTTTTTTCTGATTAATGATGTCCATTCCAACTTACTAACTTTTTTATCTTTTTCTGATTCAGAATCTTTTTTTCTGGTTAATGGTGGCCAATCCGACTCACTCACTTTTTCTGATTCAGAATCTTTTTTTCTGATTAATGGTGGCCAATCCGACTCACTATCTTTTTCTGATTCAGAATCTTTTTTTCTGGTTAATGGTGGCCAATCCGACTCAGAAAAAGATGCGGTCGCTCGTGGTGAGTAAGAATAAGAAGCTATTAGTGATTTTTTTTCGCGATCACCAATATATTTGTATATTTTTTTTCCGTTTAAAATTAAACCAACGAATCCTTTAGGAAGTGGAATTTCTGTGTCAAAAAAGTTTTTAGATCCCCATTGAGTTTCACCTGTAAATATATTTTTGTAATAGTATTCACCAAAAGAACTTTTTTTTTCTTCAAATTGCATTTATTATTAATAAGATAATAAATTATTTAATATACTTTAACAAATGGTGTTTACGCCGGTTAGTTTGGTTAACAATTAATTCTAAAGAATTAATTTTGACTTATTTTACTAAAAATATTGTTACGACGATACTCTATCAAGATATAAATAGTAATTTTACAAAAAAAATATTTTTTTGTAAAATTATATATTTAATTTGTTACTTAATTATAATAATAAATGGAAGAACTTTGTAAAAAATTAATTAAAACGTATAATGCAAATTTATTAGATGGTGCCGATATTGAATTGCAAAAAGCATTTTATAAAGTATCAGAAACAAAACACAATTGTATTAAAGACAGAAATGTATTGTCTGATCTTATTTTAAATCATCTTTACGTAGAACAAAAGCCATGTCCTGAATTTATAGGAGGTCCAAAAACTCTTACTGTACACTGGAAAGAAGAAGAGCAGAAAATGATATATATATTTGGAGAGACTCATTCTGATAAAATGGATTGTGAAAAATTTGGAGAAAAAGCAAATGTTGAGTGGGATAAACCTGGTTCAAAAAAAATGTCAATCGAATATTTTTTGAGTGAACTAATTCGAACTACAGATGTTTTTATTGACGTTTACTTTGAATTTCCTGCATATATGAAAGAACCAAAAAAATATGAAGATTCTTTTGAACCTTTTAAACCAGAACTACGTAGCAATCAACTTTTAGAAAAATTCAAAAAATGTGTTCAATATGCATCTAGACAAGCAAAAGAGTGTAAATTAGCAAGAATTCATTTTTTTGATGTTAGATATGAAGATAATGAAGGTTATAATGAAGGTGTAAACGATGCATCTTGGTTTAAGATTAAAGTAGAAAGAATTTTAAATCTATCATACTTAAATAATCTCGATAAAATAACAAAACTTAAAAAAATTCTATCAAGTGATCAACAAATTATAAACGTGTTGAATGAACTTAATTTATCTTCATCTAAAGATTTTTGGATAGGTCAAATTAAAAAAAATAAATACGCAGAAAAGGAAATAAAAAACTCGTATTTATCAGAAGAAATTATGATATTTATTGAAAAAGAAATGGAAGATTTAGAAGAATATTTAAACAAATGTAAAAAACATGTTTCAAATATTTTAAACCCAGAAATTGATAATGATTATTTTTTACAATCTTTTGAATTTGTTTATTATGTAATTGCACTGATTAATACAATTGTAGCTGACGTATATACTCTTTCAAGAGTTTTTAAAATATTTAAACTTGAAAAAAAGCCATATGAAGGAGCTTCGTCTAACGATCAACCATCTCAACCTCATAATATAATAATATATGCTGGTGATATTCATTCAGAAAGATACAGACGATTTTTAGAAAGCGTTGGTTTTCAAAAAATAGCTAGTTCTGGTGGATCTTTAGAAGATCCGGTTAATTGTCTAAATATGAAAACAATACGACAGCCATTTTTTTCGTTTTGGCCAATGACAATTTTTAATACAAAATTATAACGATATACTCTATTTGGTAATTAAATTTTAAACACGGAGTCCTAAATTTTCTAATGCAATTCTTGCATATTTTTTAGCATTCTCATTCTCGTGCAATAATAGTTCGTAAATTGGTTCAACTATTCCAGAATCCATAATTTTATCTCGGTATGTTAAGGCTATTTTAGCTATTGCGATTGTTGATATAATTTTTGTACGAATAGTATTATCACGAATGAATAAATCTCTCAATATGTTAATTCCATCTTCTAACACAATTCTTTCACGAAGAGTCTGATTTATTGCAAATGTAGCTAGAACACGTGCTGCAATCCAATTATTAGAAGGAGACTCGTTATTGTGAATAAATAAAAGAATTGGTTTTATAGATACTTCTAATGTGCCTATATTTAGGTTCGACAAATTATCAAATATAGTAAGAGAATGAATAGCTAACAAGACATGCTTTTTTATTTTAACGTTTCTATATCTCAAAAGATTTATTAATGGTTCTATTGTGTTTTTTGACAAAACAAGTTCTCTGTAGACTTTATAATTAATATTAGTATCTTTCAACAAATTTTCAATAATTACAACTGTATCTAAAAGTATATCATCATTGTCATCTACACTAGCTAAATTATGATCATCTGACATGATTTCCACAAGTGTATCGATTATATCCTCGTCTACAATTTGCTGAATGTAGTCTTTATCCTCTGCTATGTAGGATAATGCAAAGGCAGCATTCCTTTTACATACTAAATTATCACCTTTTAACAGAACAACCAAAGGTCTGATAGCACCATTTTGAGCAATAATACGAGTATGTTGAGAAGAATTAGTAAAAGTAGCAATAATAATTGAAACATATTGATTTATATCTTCATTTCCTAAACTAAAAAGCTCAATTAGTGGAATTATTCCATTTATTATCCTACTTCGATTATCAACTATTATTGACAATTCAGCTAGTTTTTTTACAGCTTTTTTTTTTGCAGTTTCACTATCGTGAGATAATATCTCTATTAATTCAGGAATACTTTTTTGATCAAATTGTTCGTTAACAAATTGTATTCGTTGATCCCAACGTTTAATTAAATCTCTATAGTTCATATCTCTATTATGCAACTGTGGAACAGTTCTCGCTACACGTGATTCATCTTGAAATTGCCAATGTTTTTCTAAAGATCCAAGATCTATATATTTTATAGCATCTACGCCTGTTGATGTTGGATGCCGAAAGACTCCTATCATTTCGTAAGGCAATATTGAAAATGGTTTCAAAGATACAGAATCTTCTAAAACACTACCGTCTTCAGAGACAAAATTGGCTCCTCCTCTCCGTCTCCACGCAAGATCACGAACATTAATCTCTTTACATAATTCCTCATCAGTCATATCTTTAACGTGTGCAGGTGAAAATTCAGGTGCTATTATACCAACCCATCTTATCATTTTTTCTCTTTCGTATTCTGACAATGTGTCTTTCCCACAAAATTTTCGCCAATTTGGTAAGTGCGTTTCACATCTACCTTCTTCTTCAGCCGTAGTTTCACATTCATAGTGAAATGGACAATTTCCGTCAAGACATTTTCTGCATATTGACATCTGATTGATCGACGGATCAGTGTTTAGAAGTGGTGAAAAATAAGCCGATGACAATCTTTCACGATTTTTACGACTTTTATTTTTAAGTACATGTTTATGATCACCTACATAATTTGTCATTTTTTGTCTGTCATGTTTATGTCTAAAAAAATCTTCAAAATCAAGTCTTCTTAATAAATCTTCTGGTTTGTCTTCATATTGTCTTTGCGATTCTATAAGAAATTCTTTTATTCTTGCAACTGATATTAACCCAATTCCAATAATATTATCGTTGTTGCACGAATAGAATCTCTGTGTTTGATTTGTTCTTAGTACATTTAATATCTCATTTAATCTACCGTAAACCAAACAAGAAACTGGTCTGCGTTTATCGTCTTTATGACTTGTTAACCTAATAGGTGTATCTCCTCTTGGATTATTTCTTGTTCTTGGATTAATTAATCTTGTTTCATTTATATTAAGAGTATAGATTGCTCTGAATTGATAACCATTTTGATGAACATAAACATAATGTTGAGGTACGTTTTGAGTATTATACTTTAATCCTAATTCTTCTTCAAGTTCTAAAAACATTCCATCATCGTATGATTGATCTTTTTTACATTTACCTGACATTCCTATTTGAATATCATAATTGCCATCGCTATCAAGTTGAATTGGTCCTAATATATACATACTATCATCTAAAAATTGAGTATTAATTAAATCATTTAAAAATTCAAGTCCGTATGTGCTTATTTTAATATCGTTATCATATTTCCATACTGATATTTGAGTTGAAACATAATGAAGAGTATTTTTGGGAAAATCTGGACATGAAAGTGCTTTTATTCTATTATGGGGTGGATCAAAAAACCCAACCATAATATCGTAAGACATTTTATTTATTTATAAGAAAACTTATATTTTCTTTTAAATAAATGGAAGATCATAAATCTAAATGTGAATTTGAATGGCTTTGTGATACTCTTATACAAACTTATAACACATCCGTCTTAGATGTATCAGATACAAATTTTAAAGATGCATGTATTGAGGAAGCACATAAATGTGTGAGGAAAGATAAAGATTCTGAAAGAAAAGTTTTATCCCAACTTATTCTTAATCATTCAAAACAGAATGATCCAGACGTTCCAAAAGAAGAAAAAAAACCAATTACTGATTTTATAGGAGGTCCGGTATCTCTAACAATGCATTGGAGTAAACAATACAAAAAATTAATATATATCTTTGGTGAGAGCCATAGCAAACTTAATGACTGTAAGTGGGCGATTGGTTATAAACCTGAACAAGTAATGTTAATAGAAGATTATCTTGAACAATTGTTTAAAAATACAGATGTTTTTATAGATTTTTACCTTGAAACGCCCAGAACTTATCCAGATTATGGCGACACAAGAATTGGTGTAATGGCGACACGTTTTAAAGATTGCTTTTATAATCCTAATACTAAAGAAAATGAAAATAAGTGTAAGTTATCTAGAATGCATTATGTTGATATTAGAGGGGAAAGTTCTGATTTAAAACCCAATCGTATGAGTTATGCTTCTCTTGGAATGACTTATATTTCGGGTAATAAACTCCTACAGAATCTTACGATTCTTTTGGATAAATATAATTATGACACAAAAATTAAACCAATTTTTGAAGAATTTTCTAAAATTAATATTTATGACGACAAAGAAGATGACGAAAAATATGCAGAATATGATGAATTCTGGGATAAACAAATAAAAGAAGTGAATTTTGTTATAAAAAAAGTAGCTAGGTCTACTATACACGATAAAATTAAATCTTTTATTAAAAAAGAATTGCGTGATATCGGGAAATATTCCAAAAAAATTGATGATATAAAAATACTTCTTAAAACAGTTAAAGATTTTATTGCTACAGTAGATAAATACAGCACAGGAACAACAAATAAATATGATTTTGATTCTATTACAGAAAATGATCGTAAGATACTGTTAAATTTAGATTGTTTGGGAATTTTTATAAGCATTAATAGTAATATTATGGATTACTACCTTTTGTGTCGTATATTTAAAGTTTTTGATTTTACAAAACTTAAAAATCATCGTTGGACAGATGAGCCTAAAGAACCACATAACATAATCATTTATGCAGGAGATACACATTCTAAAAATGTGAGACAATTTTTGAAAGAGCTTGAGTTTAAAGAGATTTCTACAACAAACGTAATTAAATCTATAGATATTTGGAAGTTTCCAAAAATAAATCACTGTATAGATATTCGAAAATTTCCACAGCCTTTCTTTTCAAACCATAAAAAAGTAAAATGGAGTGATAAATTAGAGGAAGAAGATGATAATTTATTAAGTGAAGTTGGAGTTGATGAAATTGAACTTGCTCAACTCCAACTTCAAATTGATCATAATCAATCTTGGAGATGGAAAGCCCCACCCAAACCCCAAGAGGAGAAGGTTATCGTGTTGGAAAGAAAAGACTCCTCAGATGATGATCTTTATAATTAATATTATATAACGAGGTATATAATATTAAGTTTAGAATAAAACGATTAACAAATCGCAAAAATAAAATCGAAAATTTGTAAGAAATTTAAAAAAAAAATTAAAATATGGATTATGATACCAGAGAAATTGAATCAATAACATTTGGGATATATTCAGCTGAAGAAGTTTTAAATATGGCTGTGTGTAAACTAGATAATGTAAGAAAAAGTGGACCTGGTAGTATTTATGATCCACGAATGGGTACAACAGATTCAACACAAAAATGCGAAACTTGTAAAGAAAATGCAACTGAATGTCCAGGTCATTTTGGTTATATTGAATTAAACGAACCTATAGTACATCCTCTCTTTTACAAAAGAGTCACTGCTTTTCTAAATTGTTTTTGTCTTAAGTGTTACAGACTTGTATTACAACAAGATCAAATTTCTATTTGCGGTCTTACCAGATACAAAGGAGAAACTCGATTTGCTAAAATATTAGAAAAAATAAAGAAAGTTGATATTTGTTGTCAATATACTGGAGAAATTGATGAAAACGGAGATCCTGTTATATGTGGAAAAGATTTGCCTAAAATTAAGTTTACTGCAGCTGATAGCAATTTTTCTTTAGTGTATGAAAATGGAAAGAATAATAAAACAAGTATTATTTTGACAACGGATGAAATCAAGAAACTATTTGATAATATTTCAAACGAGGATGTTGAATTATTAGGATTTGATCCATTGTTATGTCACCCTAAAAATTTTATTATTTCTGTACTTCCTGTTCTTCCACCTTGTGATAGACCTTATGTTCGTGCAGATAATAAAATGTGCGATGATGATTTGACAATTCAATACATTGAAATTATTAAAGCAAACAATAATTTGATTGACGAAGATGATGGTTCAAAAAAAAATGAAAAACGTGATACGATTCGTCAACGTGCATTAGCTAGTTTACGTTTCCGTATCTTGACCACATTCAACAATGGTCAAGGAAAAGCAAAACACACTACTAATGGAAGACCTATCAAAGGTATTAAAGAACGTCTAACAGGAAAAGATGGACAGATAAGAAATAATATGATGGGAAAACGTGCCATTTTTCCAGATACTCCAGTATTAATGTATAACACCGGTTTACCTAAAAGAGCAGACGAAATAAAAATAGGAGATGTAGTTATTGGAGATGATGGGACTCCGAGAACGGTGATAGATACAGTTAGCGGTACTAGTTCGCTTTATAAAGTCATACAATCAAATGGGGACGACTATGGTATTAGTTGCGAACATATTTTAACACTTAAATATTGTGGACATGCTTGTATCAATTGGAGAGAAAATTTAGGTAAAAATGGGTCTTGGGTTATGAAATGGTATGAAAGAAGTGATAAAAAGATTCACGTAAAAAGAGTATCTGTTATTCCACCAAAAACAAAAGATGATGCATTGAAAGAGGTAGAGGAAAGAAGAGATTTACTAAAGCTAGATAAAGATAAAAAAATTACATGGAATGAGAAGAGAAAAACATATGGAACTTTTCGTTTAAATTATACAGATGATGGGAGTAAGAAATCAATTGAAGTTGTGGTAGTTCCTGGATTAACGAAAGAACAGGCATTAGAAGAGATGGAACAATTTAGAAACACTATCGATGTTAATCCTATTATTGATATTCACGTTGCAGATTATTTATCATTGTCAGAGACTGATCGTCGTTTAATGCTAGGTGTTAAATTAAATACACCTATTCAATGGGAACACAAATCTGTAAGTCTTGATCCAAGAATTTTAGGAATGTGGTTAGGAGATGGTACAGCTGGTGAACCGGTATTTACTTCAATAGATGAAGAATTAATAAATTATTGGAAACTATGGGCATCTAATAACAGAGGTAAGATCGCTATTCACGATAAGAATGGCAAATCTATACACTTTGGTATATCTTCCATTTCTGATAAGGGATATAATTGTAATCCTCTGACACAAAAATTAAGAGAATACAATCTTGTTGGTAACAAGCATATTCCTGAAGATTATATTATTAATGATGTGAACACAAGACTTCTTGTTTTAGCTGGTTTAATTGATACAGATGGCTCAGTTGAAAATGACGGAACAACAATTGCAATAAGTCAATGTTACGATCACAAACAAATTATTGATGGAGCACAGCGTATAGCGATATCTTTAGGATTTAGAACTTCGGTGACTAACAAGAAAACATCCTGGACTAATAAAGATGGAAAACAATATGGAGATGCTTTGAAATTAGTTATATCAGGTTCTGGTATTGAAAATATTCCAACTCTTCTTCCGCATAAGAAATGCTATGCTCCGTCTAAAAAAGATATGTCTTGTTATAACATTAAAGTAGTTGAAGATGGTATTGGAAAATATTACGGTTTTGAAGTAGATAAAAATAATCGTTTCTTGCTAGGAGATGCTACTATCACACATAATTGTGATCAAACCGCTCGTACTGTTATTGGACCAGATCCTACATTACGTATGGGTGAAATTGGAGTGCCAAAAGAAATTGCACAAATTTTAACCTCTCCAGTTCGTGTAACATCTTTTAATATTGATGAATTACAAACTCTTGTTGACAATGGAGAAATTAAATCATTATGGAAACCAGATAGTGACACAGTTATTGATCTTAAACGTTTTCGTCGTGGAACTCGTTTAATGCACGGTGACATTATTCATAGAGCTGGAGAACTTATTAAAGTTATTGATGGAAGAGAATTAGTACAAGAATGTGATCAAGTAGAACGAAATGGAGAATTTCTTACTAAATTAAAAGTTGCAAATCGTAAATACAAAGTACCTATTGGATGGATAGTTGACCGTCCTTTACAAAATGGTAATTACGTATTGTTAAACAGACAGCCAACTTTACATAAATCAAGTATGCTTGCTATGAGAGTTGTAATTATGCCGCATAAAACATTAAGAATAAATTTATCAGTTACTAAAGGTTTCAATGCAGATTTTGATGGAGATGAAATGAATATACATGTACCTCAATCTCTTGAGTCACAAGCAGAAATGAAATATTTGTCGGCTGCTCAATGGAATATGATTTCGCCACAAAGTAGTAAACCAAATATGGCTATTGTTCAAGATTCTTTAGTAGGTGCTTATAGAATGACACAAAATCTTAAAAAATTAACAAAAGGACAGTTTTTTAATATTGCAATGTCTCTGCCAAGAGCACCGTGGTTACAAACAAAAGTTGAAAACGAAAATAGTATTAAAGAAATATCTACATATAAAGTAATGTCTTCAGAAGAAATTTTAGATAGAATTCAACATATACGACGTGTTTTAAAAGAAAAAGAAAAAAAAGTACAATGTTTCAACGGTCATGGTCTTATTTCTCTTTTTCTCCCATTAGATTTTAATTATGAAAAAACAAATGATGTAAACCCAAAAGAACCAACAGTAAAAATATGGAAAGGTGTAATGTATGAAGGAACAATCGACAAAGCAATTGTTGGAGCTTCTCACAGTTCTATTCATCATCTTTTACATAAAGAATATGGTCCAGAAATAGCATCTTATTTTATTGATTGTATACAATTTACTACTAATAAATATCTTCTTATTGATGGTTTTTCGGTTGGATTGGGTGATTGTTTAATTCCTCAAACCAAAAATAAAGATGGTGTTACAAAAGAAGAAGAAATTCGTGATGTTATAAGTAAATGTTATATTGAAGCAGAAGCTATTAAACAATCAACAACACATCCAAATATCAGAGAAATTCGAATTAATGCTTCGTTAAACAAAGCGAAAGACATTGGTTTGCGAATAGCTAAAGAAGCACTTACGGAAGATAATAATTTTCTTTCAACTGTTCTTTCTGGAAGTAAAGGTGATTTTTTTAATATTGCGCAAATTACAGGTTTGCTTGGTCAACAAAATCTAAAAGGTCAACGTGTACCTCTTCTTTTAAATCACGGTAAAAGGTCTCTTCCGCATTATCCATTTGGAGATTTAGATCATGAAATGAAGTATGAGTCAAGAGGATTTATTGCAAGTAGTTTTCTTAGAGGATTAAATCCAAGACAATTTTATTTTCATGCAATGTCAGGAAGAGAAGGTATTTGTGATACAGCTATGGGAACTGCAACATCTGGTTATATGCAAAGGAGAATTGTAAAATTAACAGAAGATATGAAAATACAAGAAGATGGAACAGTTAGAGATACTGTTGGAAAAATATATCAATTGGCTTATGGACAGTTAGGATTTGATCCTGTATCAACTGTTAAAGTTAAAAATGATCAAGAAATGTGTGATATTTCTCGTATGGTTGCTCGTCTAAATATGAATCACGAACTAAAAAAATAATTTCGATTTTTCTCTTATTTATATTAAAATTAATTTTGTTAACAAAATTAATTTATACAATCAAATCATTTTTATTCATAATCAACATCGTCGTCTTCATATTCATCTTCTTCCTCATATTCTTCGTCATCCTCTAATAATTCGTCTTCTACTATTTCTTCTTCAACAGGAATTTCTTCATCTTCTATTTCATCATCATCGCTTTCTAATATTTCGTCATCAAGTTCGTCGACTTTAACATCTGTCAATTTTGTTTTTTTGTCTAGATTATCTGAAATAACATATTGAAATTTCCATTGATTACAAACATCAATATCGTCTTCAGTAAGATCTTCTATTGTGCCATCTTCATTTTGTTTTCCAATTGCTTTCGTAGTCTTTTTGTCAAAAATAAATTTTGTATCTGGATGTTCGTGATTTCCATATTTATTACGACGGATTGCAACGGTTGGAATTGAAGAAGTAAGTTTTTGTGCGACAGGTGTTGATGTTACTTTTTTAGACACCTCGGTTTTCTTTGCTGGAGCTTCTTTCTTTGGAGTATCTGAGATTATTTCTTTACCAAGCAAAAATCCAATTAGTTGTTCTTTTGTACCTGTGCATTTTAAAGAGCGCTGACGACACATATCTTGTAGATCAGTTTTCTTATACTGTGAAAGATCAATTTGATTCAAATCGTTATTTGTATTTTTATCAACAATTGGTGTATCTACAATTTTTTTGTCTGTTGATTTAATAACCTTTTTACCCGAAGTGTCGCTGTCATTCCACAAACATAATAGTTCATTTTGATCTAAATCATACTTAGTTGCTATTTTTTTTACAAAAGAATTAATAATTTCATTTACAGCTTTAGTTACGGTTTGATTCAAAGACATTTTTAATTTTATCATCGATAATTATTCCTTAAACCTCAATTTATTTTTTGCAACATCCAGGATTCTTTGATAAAATTGTTATAAATTTAATTATGATCACATACATAGATTGTTTGTCCAGGAGTAGTTGGTCTATTATGAATATGAAGATTTAATTTATCAACTCCTTCTTTAAGTTCTTCCATTCCGTAGAATAAAAAAAAAGTTTTCATACTACTTTTTATCTCGTTTATGATATCTTGATCAGACATTATATTAACTTTGTCGTTTACTATTTCTATATTAAATCCCCAATATATTTTAGCAGAAATTTGAATTTTGGTATAATTATTCATTTTTATGTATTATTTTTTTCTTAATATAAGATTATCGTTGCTTGGCAAAAAAGTTTATACGATTCTTCTTTACTTTATTAGATATTTTAATTGTATTCTTTTTAATAAATCTAACAGCATTTTCTATAATTTTGGCAATTACATCTTTATCTGTATGATCAAATTCTTCTAACGTTTCTAGGAAATCTTTTATCATAATTGCGTGATTTTTACCAGGTGAATAAGGACTATTACTATCGGAATCATATTTATGACTTCCATCATCCGTTTCATAGCCACTTTCTTCATCACTTTCTAAATTAAAAACTAATTCTTCAGGATCTTCTTCTTCAGGACCTTCTTCCAGACCTTCTTCTTCAGGAACTACTTCAATATCTTCTTCCGGACCTTCTTCTTCAGAACCTTCTTCAGGAATTGTTACATTTACTGTTTCTAATATAATAGAAACAGCTGCTTGTACATCATGTTCTGTTATAGTTATATTTGGTTTTGATTTAGAAATTTTATCATTAAATTTAAAAATTCCACAAATTAGATTAATTATAGCAGATGCAATACAATTACCATAATTATCGTCTTTAATAATTTCTTGACATTGATAAAAAGTATTTGTTAATTCTTGTGCACGTACTATTTCTGAACTAATATCTTGAATTTTTATTTTAGTTTTTAATTTATTTTTAGTCTTGAGATGTTTAATTAAATAATAAATTACTACAGCTAAACGCTTCCATATAACATCAATAATTTTATTATCAAAAGGTGTTATATTGCATTTTTCAACCATTTTAATAAAATAATCAGGTGCTTTAGCTGTAATTTCGTGTGCTGCACCGTAAACTTCTGAACAAGGTTGATAAATATTATCAAGAACCATTTCAGTAAATTTTGGTGATATTTCTACCGTTTTTTTGTATTTATTTTTTAAATAATCTTTCATTATTGTTAACGTTTTACAAGAATCAAACACGCGTTTTTGAACCCAATTTTTCATAAAAGAATCATTTTGGAAAATAAACGTAATATCCTCTGTTTTTAATAAATCAAATGAGTCGTTTATTTCACGTTTTCGACGAATTTCTTCTCTAATTTTCATCAATTCATTCCCAACAACATTTTTAAGAATATTATTATCTTGATCATCATATATTAAGGTTGCATTGCCAGTTGCCAACAGAAAATCTTGTAATACACGATTATCTAAGAATTTTATTTTTAAACCTTCAACAGCATATTTTATTAAATTATCTTTATCAACTTGCTGTTTTTGTCTATTATAAATATTAATAGCAATTGCAGGGTTAATAAAACTATCTTTTGTATATTTGCCAGATACATCTTTTTTTTCTAAAATATATGTATAAGCTTTACTATGTTCAATACCAATGTGAACTAAAAGCTTTACAATAACATAATGTATCACAGTAATATATTGAAAAGATTCAATTCTAAGAATTGTTTTGAAAAAACTCAATGGAGAAAAACAAGTATATTTCAAATGATCATTATATTTAGGATCTAATGGTCTAGAAGAAGGAGGAAAAACAAAAATTTCCCCAGTTGTTTTTTGGTCAAAACTATCTTTTAAATCTTTTTTATCATAAGATAAAGGATAATTGATAGCATCTTCCACATCTTTTCTTGATGGGAAAGAATATGATTTAATAGCAGAATCTTTGTCAATATCATTACATAAATTGTCTGATAACATTCCTTCTGTATAAAGATAATACAGTCTGTCTTCTAAATCAGTTGCCATCAATTGGAATGATGGATCTAAAAAATGCTGTTCTTTTGCTTTTTCATAATCTTTTATGTTTACATGTTTAAATTTTCTATCAAGAAGATAGTCTGCATACATACTAAAAATTCTATTTTTTATTTTCCTTTCATTTTTTTCTAATAAAAGAGGTAATTGCAATTTAAGAATATAAGGTACTAAATTTTGTGGATATTCATATAATTCTTTAATTTCCATTATAACTTTGTTTTTTCTTTCGTATTGAGTTGAAAAGTTTGTTTTAGTAATAAATGATTCCAATTTTTCTTTACCCAATTCTTTTATTATATCTTCTATATTCTTTTTTAAAAAATGTCTTATATCACGACCATTTTTTACAAGAGTTGATAATTCTTGGTAAGTTATGTATATTTCATAATTAGACTGAAGTTCTTTTTCTTTATTTATTGTTTTTTCTTTTTGTTTTGTTTCATAGATTATTTTTTGTCTTTGTTCTTTTAGACATATTCCATATAAATTTTTATCAAGACCGTCCGATTCAGTTCCTAAAAATTCGTTAATATATTTTATATCAGAATTTTTTGTTGATAAAAGCAAACTAGTTAATTCGGGTGAGTTACTAAACATTACATCTAAAGCTGTCATAATTGATGCTTTTAGAACGTTAAAAAGTTCAGAATTATTTAACTCTATGAATTTTTGTCTAACTGTTTTGTAATCTTTTTGTCCACAAATTACTTGTTTGTTAGTATTAGATTTTAAAAGTCTTGCATATATGTAATTTGTGAGAGTAATACAACTTACATTATCAATTTTTACATTATAAGAACTCAACCTTTTCTGTTTATAATTATTACTAAGACACCCAAAAGGTTCGATCGCTGGGTTAAAAATTTTAATCTCTGATGTCATTTTTTGTTAATGCAAATGTTTTACTTTTTTTTAAAAAATATTTTACAGTTTCGATTATTTTCATAAATTAAATAAGACTAAACGACTTTTAAACTGTTCTTAGTCCAAAAACATATGATAAAAGCATTTATTCTTTTCAACCAAGTGTACATAAAAGTTGCGTATTATAAATTACGTATAAAGTATGATTTAAAATAATATATTTTAGCTTAAATGTAATTAATTACTCTGATAAAATGAGTGGATTGCTTTTCCTTACGACTGAAGACTTTAATATTCAACGTGGTGTTAAAGGACATATTATGTGTACAATGATACAAGGATTTTCTTTAATTTTATTTTATTCTACAGAGTGTCAACACTGCCAATCTTTGATTCCGATTTTTAAGCGACTACCTGGTTCTGTAGGTGGTTGTCAATTTGGTATGATAAATGTTAGTCATAATAAACAAACTGTAATTATGTCTAGAGATACTATTGCACCTATTCAAGTAGTGCCTTATATAGTTTTATATATTAATGGTAAACCTCATATGAGATATAATGGTCCATATGTTGCAGAAGAAATTGGTAGATTTATAGTAGAAGTTGCACGAAAAGTGCAAAAGCAGGAAACAGTAGAAAAAGATGAACGAATTACCGAAGATCCAAACGGAGGAATTCCAGCTTATACAATTGGTCACCCACTTTGTGGTCCTGATACTAAAGTATGTTATTTAGATTTTAAAGATGCTTACAGTTCAGATGCTACAGGATCCGAACGCACTTCTAAAAATCGTCAACCTCCTGGGTTTAATCAAGTAAAAAGGTTTTAAAAATTAAATTGAGTTTTAAGAACTACATACTCTTAAAAACAAATATGAGCTTTCCGCTTTTTGATAGTTTAAATAAAGATCTTCCTAAAAAAGATTTATCGATTAATGAAAAAGAAGAATTTATAAATAAAATTCAAGATATAGATAGCACTGGCAGAGATTTAGTATATGCTCTTATACAATTTTACAGCATTTCTGAAGAAAAAATAGAAAATTCTGATGAACTTCCATATAAAGGAATTAAGGAAAAAACGACAAAAGGAATACACGATTTAACTTGGACTTTTACAGATTTTCCTATAAAATTAAGGCATATTTTGTATAAATTTATTAAAATTCATACTCAAAGTGTAGAAGAAGATCAAGAACTTAGAAAAAGAATCGTTTAATTATTATACTCAGTATGAATACAATCATACTAAGTAAACTAAACATAAATAATATTTTATAAAAAATAAAATGTTTAGATCTTTTATTCACCGGAGGTTTATCACTTAACAAAGAATAAGAATTTGTTCCTAATTCTAAATATTTACATACACCCCAACAATTAGGATCTCTGCCAACAGTTACATTTTTATAACGCCCTATATGTCCATTCTTTTCCATATCTTTTATAGGTATTTTTTTACATTCTCTGCCATCACAATAATAACCCATCATATTCGATTCTAATGTAAATTTGTATAAAAATTGTTTATTAATATCTATCTGTTCTAAACTATCTTTTACAATTTCCAGTCGTGACAATTGAGTGTTTATAACAACTATATAATTTTCTGCTCCATAAGTTATATAAAAAATATCTCCGTATGATATTTTATCTTTATTTTTTTTTGGATCAAGAGATCTGAGAATGAAAGTAGTGTTTTCTGTTGAAAAAACAATCGGAGATGCATTCCAAGTCAATATATTTTTATCAGAATTGCTAATTAATAAAGACGTACCTGGTATAGAAATTTGAACTGGAACACCGTATTGCAATGGTATATATTGTGATATTTGACCAAGAGTTTGCGTTGTTTCTCTAAATTGTAAATTATTTTTGTTTTCTTTTTTTAAGTAAATATAATCATTTTCACGAATATTTGTTGTAATAGACATTTTATTTACAACATCAATTATATCTACAACATCTCTAAAAAATACAACATTAGCTTCTTCTGGTGGAAATGGGAAATGATCTGTATTAATAAATGTTGATATTGTAGCATATTTTAATTCTGGATATACATCTTTTTTTTTAAGACGATGAATTTGATTCAACAAAGGATTAACAGTTGTACGAAGTGGTGCACACAATGTACTACCGTTTTCAAATTCAATATGATATCCAGCACCACACGAATCTTTACACTCATCTATACATTCTTTTATTGATTTTCCAGATAAACATATACCATTAACGGTGTCATTGCAATCAGATATGGTTAAAATATCTAATATGGTTTCTGGCCATATAATCCAATTATTTTTATATTTCCAAGGTTTTGGTAATTCTGACTCTTTCATTTGTTTTAATTTAGATAAAGATTTATTTTTAATAGAAATAAGTATACATTTTTATGATTAATCTAAAAACAAAATTATATCTGTTTAAAATTGGAATAATGATAGAAACTACAAAATTAGAAGATAATAAAACGGTTGTTTTTAAATCTCCTATTCAAGGAACTGATGTTCTTGTACGAACAGGTAATAACAAAAAGTCTTTATCTTTTTTTCAAGCAGTGCTTCGTTCTTGTTCAAAAAAATATGGCTCTATGAGCACCGAAGACAAAATAACATTTATTGAAAATTTTCAAAAAGATATTACGTCTAAAGTAGATTGTAAAACTTGGGAAAAAATCAACGGAATGACATCGAAACTTTCGTTTAAAGAAATTACAAATGATATTCTCTTGAATTGTTATCTTTTTTTAGAAGACAATCCAAAAGCAAAAGGAAAATCAACACATCGGGTTATTAAAAAATTAATTGGTGATAATGAAAAATCTCTTGACGTATACAAATTAATTGTAACAACAATTCCATATAAAGATGGATTTAAAAAAAAAATTCTTCCAGACGCTTATTCTAAGACTGAAGATAAAAAAATTTCAATCATTTGTGATGCAATTATTAACGAAACAATGAATTTTATAAAAAATAAAAAATACCTTATAGACACAAACGTAATACGTAAATTCTTGTTAGCTATATTATCTGAAGCAAAAGATCAAGCTTTTAAAAAATTTGTTTCTAATTTGCAAAATGTAACAAACGATGTTAATGAAGATATAGTTTCTCTTGTTTCAAATCATTTTAATCGTGATATATATTTTTTGGATTATAAAAACAGAATGCCATATATACATTGTCAAACAATTGAAAATTTTAGAAAACAAAAATCTATCATCATTTTTTCCTTTGGCAATGGATATTATGAAATTATAGGAAAATTACTACAAGATAATTTTATTCAACGTGAATTCGAGTTTGATGATGATATTATTAAAAAGATGTACACTTTTTTGGTTAATCCAGAAAAAATATTAAAACAATTCAAAGATTTAGTTGAATATTTACCAGAACAATATAAAAAAGAAAATTCAGATTCTGATTCCGACGAAAATTCTGATTCTGACGAAAATTCTGATTCTGACGAAAATTCAGATTAGTTTTTATACAATCGTGTATAAAAAATTACTGTTTAAAATATATATTGATAAAAGAAAAATGGAATTAGATATTGTTAATTTTCTTCCCAAATATCCAAACATAGAACAATTTGATGTTTCTAAAAATAGTTTAAACCCATATGACGAAGATTTTTATAACGTTATTTACAAAAAAAAAGAATTTTATGAAAACAGATTAGAATCTCTAGAAGAAATTCCAAAACAAGCTGGAACTTTGATGAAACATCAAAAACTTATTGCAAGATTTTTTTCATCGAATACACTATACGATGAGCTATTACTATTACATGAGATGGGAACTGGAAAATCATGTTCCGCTATAGGAGCTATTGAACAAATTAGAGAAGAAGGAATGTTTAAAGGTGCTTTATATTTTGCAAAAGGCGAAGCGTTAATCAACAATTTTACAAATGAACTAATTTTTAAATGCACTGATGGTCGTTATATACCAGAAGAATATCAAACTATTAGTGAATTAAAAAAAGTGCATCGAAAGAAAAAAGCTATTAAAGATTATTATCAATCTAATACTTTTGAAACATTCGCTAAAAAAATTAAAGGAAAACAATCACAAGACGACTTAGAAAAATGGTGTGAAAACTTTGATAATCATATTATTATTATAGATGAAGTTCATAATTTACGTATGAAGAGTACATCAGATGATATAGATGAAGATGGTAAAAAATCTGTTTTAAATGTATATGATGAGTTTTGGAGATTTTTACACGCTGTAAAAAATTGCAAAATACTCCTTATGTCTGGTACTCCGATGAAAGACGGAATTGATGAAATAGCGTCTGTTATGAATTTGATTTTGCCAAAAGATAAACAAATGCAATCTGGTGATGTTTTTGTTGACGAATTTTTCACAAAAAATAATAATTTGTATACAGTTAAATCTCAATTTTATGTGAACGAACTTAAAAAAGTTTTCAAAGGAAGAGTTTCTTATTTGAAAGCGATGCAATCAAGTGTCAAAAAAGAATTTTCTGGTGATAAACAGGGAACATTACAACATTTGACAGTTGAAGAAGATCGAATGAGTGATTTTCAAACAAAATATTACAATTTAGCTTACGAAGAAGATGGAAAAAATAAAGGAGTTTGGTCGAATTCAAGACAAGCGGCTCTTTTTGTTTTTCCAGATGGTCAATGGGGTAAAGAAGGATTTAAAAAATTTATTAAAACAAAACAACAAACTGTTATTAAAAAAGAAACGAAAGGTAAATTAGCATTTTTTCTCTCTCGTGATCTAAGAGACCAAATTAAAACAAAGGAAACAGATACTTCAGAACAAATGTTAAAACGATTAAATGTTTTTAGTAGCAAATATGCTAAATCAATTCAAACGATTCTTCAAGCACAAAAAGATAATAAATCGGTTTTTGTTTATAATGAATTTGTTACAGGATCTGGTATTATACTTTTTGGACTAATTTTAGAATTATTTGGATTTATAAAAGCATCTGGGTTAGAATTAGAAGGTGATCAAAAACCTCGATATGCAACTTTAACAAGTGATACATCTACAGACAGACAGATAACTTTAATTTCTGAACGTTTTAACAAAGCTGATAATATGAACGGAAAAATTATTAACGTTATTATTGGATCTCGTAAAATATCAGAAGGATTTACGTTTAAAAATGTGCAAGTTATAGATATTCACACACCTTGGTTTAACTATAGCGAAACATCTCAAGTTATTGCTCGTGGTTATCGTCTAGGTTCTCATAGAGATTTAATTGACTCGGGTATTGTTCCGCAACTTACTATTTATCAACGTGTGTCTATTCCTTCTGATGAAGAAAAAACAAGTATTGATTTAGATATGTATAAAATTTCAGAAAGCAAAGATATTTCTATAAAAGGTGTTGAACGTATTATGAAAGAATCTGCTTGGGATTGTGCACTTACATATAGACGAAATTTAATAATTGGAGAAGATTACAACAGAGATTGTGATTATACAAACTGTTATTATGAATGCGACGGTTGCGATGGAACACCTAAAAACTTGACAAAACTTGATTATTCAAGCTTTCATTTAAAATATAACGAAGATAATATTCGACTTGTTATTGACAAAATAACTATTTTGTTTCGTAATAATTTTAGACTTGAATTGACAGTAATTATAGATCAGTTTCCTGATTTATTGAATTCGGATGTAATATCCGCATTGCGTATCATTATTAACGAAAGTAGAAAAATTATAAATAAATATGGGTTTCCATCTTATTTGAAAGAATATAAAAATATTTTTTTTCTAGTTGATAGTTTATCTTCTTCTGAAACAGATTATTATACCGAACATCCTCATCTAAAAAACCAAATTTCTTTTACTAATATTGTAGAAAATTTGTATGTTGAATCATTACCTAAAATTGTTAATAAATGTTGTACAACAGCAAATAATATAGAAGATATTCGTACATTTATGGTTCGTCTTCCAGTAGAAGTAAATGAATATTTCCTAGAATCTGCTATAAAAAGCGAATTTCTTAATCGTGTAAAAGGCAAACAATTTACTGCACGAGAAGAAAAAATTAGGAAACTCATCCTTGAGTATTTTGTAAAATATTATATTAATCTTGACGGAGTATGGGTTTCTTGGTTACTTGAAGATAATTTTCGTTGTTTTAATGAAGAAATTGGCGAATGGAATGATTGCGAATCAGAATACATTCAACAAATTGAACTTCTAAACGATAAAAAAGAAAAAGAAATCAAAACAAATATTTATAATTTTTACGGATTATACAATCGTGAAAGTAAAAGTTTTTGTCTTCGTGATATGAGTAAAGATGATCCAGAATTAAAAGGACATCAAAAAACGTCTGGCAGAGTATGCACAACAATCAAAAAACCAGAATTAATAAATCTCGTACTCAATAATTTTAAATTTAAATTACCGACATTAGAAGAAATTAATGAAACAGAAGAAGAATTAAAAATATTGATGGATGACAGTGAATCAAACCTTGATAATATGAGAACAATTTTAAGACAAATTAATGCACAAACAAAAGAAAAAATATTAAAAGATATCAATGATAACAAATATGTTAGATCTGTAATAGATGATACTTCCGTTTTAAATGATCAACCAATAGATGAGTTAAAACGTATACTTTTTTGGTGCAAACAAAAATCTTCTCCTTTATGTGGATATATTCACATTTGGATGAAAAAAATGAATTTCTACATTGAAAATAAATCTTGTAAATCTAAACATAAAAATAAATCGGGAGATTAAATTTAATATTCAAATAAGTTTTTCCGTCTCAATATCTTATATTTACCAATATAAGATCTATATTTAACATTTTTAGAACTAAAATTCTAAAAAAGCGGAGGAGGAGGAGGAGGATAAAAAAAAAGATAATCCAAAGGAAATTTTTTTAAGAATTTTTGAAATTATTTAGAGAAATAAAACAAAAGTTTTTCCTCCTCCGCAAAACTTTTTTTAAAAACTGGAGAAGATAATTTTGAAAAAAATCCGATTATGTGGATATAAAAAATTGTCAATAATTTACTTTTTTTTGTAAATCTATTTTAAAAAACCACATAAATTAACAATAATATTTACCTTTTTTTGTAAATCTTAACTTAAAAAGGTAAATATACATATAAAATGGAATGCGAATTTTGTAAAAAACTTCTTAATAGTAAATCCGCACTAAATGTTCATCAAAAAAATACGAAATATTGTCTTAAACTGCAAGGAAATTCTCAAAAAGGACAATTTGTATGCGAATGTGGAAAAGACTTTCATAATAAACATCATTTGATTAGTCATCAAGATGTATGTCGAATCGTAAATACAGTATATGTTCAAGAACTTCGAAATAGAGTTAATACTGCAGAACAAGAAAATATTATACTTTCTTCCAAGTTATCTGATGCTTTTAATACTATTAAAGATCTACAAGATAGGCTAGAAAATATAACTATAAAAGCTATTAATCGACCATGGCAAACTATTGTACAGATTGAAAAAGAAAATGAGAATCCTGAAGAACCAACTGATGAACCATATGAACTTGTACCTCTTGAGCTTGATAATGGTTATATTATAGAAAGCAGAGAAGATGGATATATCAACATTACAAACCTATGTAAAGCAGGTGGAAAAGAATTCAACGACTGGAATTATCTTGATAAAACAAAACAGTTTCTTAAAGCTCTTTCTAAAGCGGTAGGAATTCCTACCTCCTTACTAATTCATTTAACGATTGATACTTGGGTTCATCCTCAGGTTGCGATTAATATAGCACAATGGATATCTCCTCAATTTGATATTAAAGTATCTGCTTGGGTATTTGAAGTTATGATGAGTGGTAAAATAGATATTACAAATACTAAGAGTTATAGAGAATTAAAAGAAGACAATAAGAATAAACAACTTAAAATACAGCTAATGACTAAAAAATATGTAAAGAAACAACCTCGTATTAAGTACGAGGAGAAGAACGTATTATATATCTTAACAACTCCTAATATGAAAAAAGAAAGGCGTTATATACTTGGTAAAGCAACAAATTTAACATCTCGTTTATCTGTATACAACAAATCAGATGAACATGAAGTAGTATATTATCAAGAATGTCAAGACGAACAAATAATGAGTATAGTTGAATCTCTTGTATTTTGTAAGCTAAACCAGTATAGAGAACAAGCGAATCGTGAGAGATTCTTACTTCCAGAAGATGCTTCGGTTAATTTGTTTTCAGATGCCATTAAACATTGTATTGAGTTTGTAAAATAAAAGACTAAAAATGTTCTTTAGAACCAAAATTTTAAAAAGTCGGAGGAGGGGCAAATAAAAAAGATAATCAAAAGAAATTTTTTTAAGAATTTTTGAAATTATTTAGAAAACTAATTTCAAAAAAGTTTTTCCATCCGCCAAACTTTTTAAAAACCCGGAGAAAATATTTTTCAAAATCCGATTCTGCGGATATAAAAAAATCTCAACACACACAAAAATTTTATTTTTCTATGATGACTATTTTGACGGTAATTTTGTCTAAATTATTCTCTTAAAAGGGAAAAAAAGGAAAAAAAATTATTTCTTTTTATTCCCTTTTAAGAGATTTCTTAATTTAAAATAATAAAATATATTAAATAAAATGAATTGTGAGTATTGTAATCATTCTTTTGTTAGCAAGATTTCCTTATCTGCTCATCAAAAAACAGCTAAATATTGTTTAGCTCTTCGCAATGTAGATATACCAGTTGATCATATATGCGAAGGTTGTGGTAAAAAATTTACACGTTCGTATCATTTAGAAAGACATCAAAAAACATGTAGTGTTAATGAAAAATTGTATACACTTGAAGAACAACTAGAAATACAAACCAAAGAAAATAGAGAGAATAAATTAAAATTAGAAGAAATGAAAACCAAACAAAATAGAGAACATAAACTAAAATTAGAAGAAAAAGATAATTATATTCAAAAGTTAGAATTGACTATTAAAGATCTACAAGATAGGATAGAAAATATAACTCTACAAGCTATTAATCGTCCTACCCACCAAACAAAAAATAAACAGATAATAAATCTTGCGCCGTTTGATCTAACTCAAGATAAGGCAAAAATAATTTTTGCCAATAAATATACTCCAGAATATTTTCTTCAAGGTATGAAAGGTTTGGCTAGGTTCGTTAGCGATCATATAGTTAAGACTGATACTGGTGAAAGTATTTACGCTTGCTATGATAGAAGTAGAGATGTTTTCAAATACAAAAATGAAGCGGGTGAGTATATCAATGATATTAAGGCAGTTCGCTTGGTAGAAATTATACACCCTGCCGCAGCAGAACATAGTAGGTCAATGAATGATAAATTCCACGAGGAATATATGTCTGCCTTATCAGAATACGATGAAGAAAATCTAACAAATAAAATAACTCAAAATGAATTAGATTGTAAAGAAATGAAAGCTACACAATCAAGAGATTCCAATTTTTTACATAAGTATCTGAATACAGAGTTAGATTCGTTTTCAAAAGAGCTTGGTAATAATATAAAGATATAAAAATTATATTTAGCAGACTACTTTTTTTAAATAAACCAATTATTTGAAAAAAAAAATTTCAAATCTGATTTCTATTATATAAATAAGAAATGAATTGTAATGATTTAAGACAAAATTGGCGTAAAACATACGAAAATGGTGAAAAACTTCCTGAATTATGGGAAAGAAGAATTAGTAAAACCTACAGTATACTACTAGAAGACTTGATATTTTATTATAAAAATCTAATAACAAAACAAACACAATGGTGTGAACCAGAATTTTCACCTAACGAATTGTCTATAAAAGATCCAAAAATTACAACTCATATGGTTAAAGGTTCTAACACAAGTCAAGATCTTGATCCAACAATTGTAAAGGATACTAAGAAAACTCCTAATCAAGATGAAGTAGCAACTCCAACTCCTGTTACTACTCTTGATACCAAGATAATTCAAGATGCGGTCGCTGATCCAATAATTGTAAAGGATACTAAGAAAACTCCTGATCAAGATGAAGTAGCAACTCCAACTCCTGACACTACTCTTGATACCAAGATAAATCAAGATGCGGTCGCTGATCCAATAATTGTAAAGGATACTAAGAAAACTCCTAATCAAGATGAAGTAGCAACTCCAACTCCTGACACTACTCTTGATACCAAGATAAATCAAGATGCGGTCGCTGATCCAATAATTGTAAAGGATACTAAGAAAACTTCTAATCAAGATGCAGTAGAAATAATTACAACTCCTACTCCTAATATGACTCCTAATACGACTTCTGATACCAAGATAAATCAAGATCAAGATGCCGTTTCTGATCCAATAATTACAACTTCAATTCCTAATACTACTTCAACTCTTGGTACAAATACAATAATTGATAACAAGATAAGTCAAGATCAAGTTGCTGATCCAATAATTGTAAAAGATAACACTACAACTCAAGATAAAGTTTCAGATCCAATAATTGTAAAAGATAACACTACAAGTCAAGATAAAGTTGTTGAACCAATAATTGTAAAAGATAACACTACAACTCAAGATAAAGTTGTTGATCCAATAATTGATAACACCACAACTCAAGATAAAGTTGATGAACCAATAATTGATACCACTACAACTCAAGATAAAGTTGTTGATCCAATAATTGGTAACATTACAACTCAAGATAAAGTAGCTGATCCAATAATTGATAACACTACAACTCAAGATAAAGTTGTTGATCCAATAATTGTAAAAGATACTAACACAACTCAAGATAAAGTTGTTGATCCAATAATTGTAAAAGATACTAACACAACTCAAGATCAAGTAGCTGATCAAATAATTGATACCACTGCAACTAAAGATAAAGTTGTTGATCCAATAATTGTAAAAGATACTAACACAACTCAAGATCAAGTAGCTGATCAAATAATTGATACCACTACAACTCAAGATAAAGTTGTTGAACCAATAATTGATACTATTACAACTCAAGATAAAGTTGTGGATCCAATAATTGATAACACTACAACTCAAGATCAAGTAGCTGATCAAATAATTGATACCACTGCAACTAAAGATAAAGTTGTTGATCCAATAATTGATACCACTGCAACTAAAGATAAAGTTGTTGATCCAATAATTGTAAAAGATACTAACACAACTCAAGATCCAATAATTGTAAAAGATACTAACACAACTCAAGATCAAGTAGCTGATCAAATAATTGATACCACTACAACTCAAGATAAAGTTGTTGAACCAATAATTGATACCATTACAACTCAAGATAAAGTTGTTGATCCAATAATTGATAACACTACAACTCAAGATAAAGTTGTTGAACCAATAATTGATACCATTACAACTCAAGATAAAGTTGTTGATCCAATAATTGATAACACTACAACTCAAGATAAAGTTGTTGATCCAATAATTGTAAAAGATAACACGACAACTCAAGATCAAGTAGCTGATCCAATAATTGTAAAAGATAACACGACAACTCAAGATCAAGTAGCTGATCCAATAATTGTAAAAGATAACACTATAAGTCAAGATAAAGTTGTTGATCCAATAATTGTAAAAGATAACACTATAAGTCAAGATAAAGTTGTTGATCCAATAATTGTAAAAGATAACATTACAACTCAAGATTTGGTAATAAATACCGATCCTACTAATGTACGTCAAGATATTAGAATTATTGTTAGTGATTTAAATAAGTTGATTGAAGAAAAAAATAATAGTATCGAAACAAAAAATAATGAATTAGAATTTGTAATTAATTCGATGGAAGATTTTATATTTGGTCTTATGAGTACAAAATTATTTATTGTATTGTTAGAAAAAATTGGCATAGAATATAACAAAACAACAAAAATATGGATTAAAGATACTAATAATGGTTTGAGTATTCCTCGTTTTCTAATTCATTTAAATTTATTTAAATATAAAAGTAGAATACATGATTTGTTAGATATAATAGATGACTCAACAAATTATGATAATATTATAAAGATTGCAAATGTTCTTTTAGAACATATTAAACTTGATCCAGAAGGTATAGAAAATATAATTGATCATATTAAAAATCAAAGAAAAAAGCAAACAAATGAAGTAGAATTTATTGAATATTGGGATGTTAGAAAAATTAGTCCCATCAATATATTAAATGATTTAGAAATAGTAAATAAAGTGATTAACTTGCAGTACTGGGATACTTCAAACTTTACAAGTATGAAAAATATGTTTTCATTAAAAGACAATGATAAATCTAAAAAAACTCAGTCTATAACATTTATGTTTGATATTAAAAAAATAATAAAGACTAAAAAAACTCAGAAAGTTGAGTCGGTTGTTGATTCGCTTGAAAATTCGGTTTTAGTAAAAGGATTAAAGTATTGGAACACGTCTAAAGTAACTAATATGAGTTCTATGTTTAAAAATAATAAATTATTTAACGAAAAGTTAGAATGGGATACTAGTCAAGTTGTAGATATGAGCTATATGTTTAATAATGCAAGAAATTTTAATCAATCAGTAGAAAATTGGGATATTAATAAAGTTATTAATATGAAATATATGTTCAAAAATGCGATTAAGTTTGATCAAAATATATCGTGGGAAACAAAACTAATTTTTGATGATGATATAATTACTGGCTCAAAAGCTCAACTTACGTTTGATTATTATTCTTAAACAAAAAGATATTTAATTTTTAATCACAAATTATGATTAAAAATTATGTATTGTTTATCGGTACTTTAAAATTCCGGCTCTGTTTGACTCTTTATTATATATTTGTCTTAATAGTATATTTCTGTTTTTGTTTTGAAAAAGTTTATCCCCAAACGAATTGTAAATAACTTCATTTGTAGGTTCAAACTCAAGAAGCTGAATTCCTTTATAAAGACAATTTGAAGGTACAAAATTTGTTTTTTCGTTAAAACCTAAATATTTTGAGGTACACAAACCTAATAATCCAGGACCTGTAAAATTTAATCCTTTTTGTGGCATATTTAGTTCTACTTTTTTTACAATTTCATTAATACATATAAGCATTACTGGATGTCGTGGAATAATAGCTATAAAAGCATTGAATAAATCTTTCGGATTTAAATCAACAGGAGTTACAAAAGTAGCATTTTTATCTATAACTTCATCTATTGGACCTAAGCATACAGTATCTATATCTATATAAACTCCGCCATTTATATAAAGCTCGCAATATCTCCAAAAGTCTGCTTTAAATGCGCCAAAATTTATTTTATCGTACACATTTTCAAATCTTTTTCCAAAATTTTTTCTGATGAACTTTTTACAATCTATATCATCAAAAAGAGTGTATGTAAAATTTGGGTTAAAATCCTTCCACGTTTGAGAAAACTGTTCTAAACTACCAATATCGTGAGTACGCCACGTTTGTACAATTCTTTTTGGAATTCTGCTATTATTTTTAGAGAGTAATCTCTCTACGTTTTTAGGTTCATAATTGTAATGATAAAACCATAAAAAAACAATTATAATAAATATACCACTAAAAACAAAGATTATTTTTTGCATTATTTCTTATTAAACAAGAAAAATTATTCAATAATTTTAAACTTATTTTTTAAATGCTCCTCTAAGGCTTATGTTATCCATACTCAAAACAATTAAATTTGGATAGTATGGTACTATTTTATTTTTACAAAATTCACCAAAATTAGATAGAGAATACAAATAATTTACATTTTGAACTGCAAACTCAAAATATTCAGTTTGGTTTCCTTGACTAGGAAAAATGAGAGAATATGTTACTGTACCAAAAGACTCAAGTGCTATTTTAAATTCTTCAAGATTTAATGACATTCTTTATTACTACATAATATTATTTCTATATTTTTATAATTAATTGTATATTTGGACGACCTGTATTGTCTATTGTACCAATAGTTGTTGGGGGTGGCATTGATTCATCTTGAATACTGTAATAACTATTATTCAATCCATTTGAAGTGCATTTACTATTTGGAATTGATGAAGTTCCTGGAACATAAGCCCCGTTTCTGTTTTCCCATAAAACTAGCAAATTATTTGTAGGATTATAATTATAAGGTGTGTCGAATTCTATTTCTAGCCAGTTATTAAAATCTTCAGGTACAATCCAAACAAAATTTGATTTTACAGTTGTAAAATTATCTGACAACTGACTCATATTATTTTGTGTATCTGGTGGAAATATATTTGAATTGACTTGTGATAACTTTAATGTTTGATTATTAACTTCTCGGTTAGAAGTAGCGTCACCCACCATATTAAAACGAATACCTGTAATCCATACGTTTCGTCCAATTCCAATTTCTATATTTGTGTAGATGTATGCAAAATATCCAAAACGATAATACATATACATTGGAAAAACGGCTCTTGTAATAATACCATTATCAATTGTTTTTTCAAATTGACTTTGAATATAATTAATAAACATAAACACTTTTCTTTTACAAATTAGTAAGAATTTAATTTAATTTAAGATAAATTTCCAATTAAATAGCATTTTAAACCTCTAGCTGTTGCGGGTGCGCCAACATTATCGACTCTTATTGAAATAATACTATCTTCGGTATACGTGTAAATATTACTAGTATTTACAATAAGATTATTGTTTTGGTTTATTTGTGCTACTACAGTTGCAGCCCCAGTAGGTCCACTTATAACAGAAAATCTAAAACCAGTCGCACCCGCACCAATTGAATTGAGATATGATTTAATTTTAGTAGTAGTAAATTGTCGTGGACACCTAAAAGAAACCTTTTCACCAGTTGTAGTTATATTACTTACTTCGTCAGTGCAAACAATACCAATATCATACTCTGAAGATCCCAAAGCAATACCAGCAGGTCCTTGGTTACCTTTGTCACCTGTTGGTCCAAGAACACCTTCTAATAATATAGCTGATAATATTACATTTGTATAAGAATAAGGGGTTCTTGCAGGCTGATTGTCGCTATTTTGGCTAGTTTTTATTGTCACAATATCATTTGCATTAAGAGAAACTATATAAGAACCAGACATAGTTAAATAATAACCACTTAGAGCATCATATCCTGATACAGTTCGTGATAAAGTATCATTAACACTATTACGAGCAAATATATTATAAATTATATAATCACAAGTTGTTCCAGGAAGTAAATTACCGTCAAGAAAGTCTGGACTTGCGACTGTATATGAATAATTAAATAAATAAGTAGAAGTTTTTAAAACTCTAATGCCTCCTGTTGCACCTGTTGCTATACTAAATGTACGATTATCAGTATTTATTACCTCTCTTTGAATAGGTATTTCTATATAGTTCTTACTTCCGGTAGCTTGATATCCACCAGTCGGGCTTATTGTTGTAGCAGTCATTGTACTTAAAACTCCTGCTGTAAAATAAGGTCCTGTTGGTCCTTGGATTCCTTGAATTCCTTGAAGCCCTGTTGGACCAGTACGACCAGTTAGTCCTGTATGACCTTGAACTCCTTGAGGTCCTTGAACACCTTGAGGTCCTGTACGACCTTGAACTCCTTGAGGTCCTGTATGACCTTGAACTCCTTGAGGTCCTTGAACACCTTGAGGTCCTGTACGACCTTGAACTCCTTGAGGGCCTGTATGACCTTGAACTCCTTGAGGTCCTTGATTTCCTTGAGTTCCGGTTGGTCCTGTACGACCTTGAACTCCTTGAGGGCCTGTATGACCTTGAACTCCTTGAGGTCCTTGATTTCCTTGAGTTCCGGTTGGTCCTGTACGACCTTGAACTCCTTGAGGTCCTGTATGACCTTGAACTCCTTGAGGTCCTTGAACTCCTTGAGTTCCTGTTGGTCCTGTACGACCTTGAACTCCTTGAGGTCCTGTAATACCTGTTGGACCAGTACTACCAATTGCTCCTTCTAATAATACACATGACAATCTTATATTTGTATAAGGATAAACATTTGGCCCTTCAGGTCTTGTTAATATTCGTACGGTGTCATTTAAAGCAAGATTAAATATATATGAACCAGATATGCTTATATATGATCCAGACGAACTTTCATAACCTACAATATTTTCTGTTTGAGGTTGATGTATATTATTTATTGAAAATTTGTTACGAACTATCAATTCATCTGCGACTTGTGTATTTTGCACAGTATACGAATAATTAAATAAATATGAACCTGCTTTTAACACCTTAATACTGTCACCTGTCATACTAAATATAGATAAATCTGTATTTATTAAACTTTTTCGCAAAGGTAGTATAGAAAATTCTCCTGTAGAACCTGTAGCACTAAAACCACCTGTTGCGCCTGTTGCACCTGTTGCACCTGTAGAACCTATTACAGATATCGTACTTATCATACTTGTCGAAAAAACAGGACCCGTTGGTCCTGTAGTACCTTGAAAACCAATAGGGCCGGTAGCGCCTGTATTAGAAGCAGAACCAGCTATTCCCTGTTGTCCTGTTGGTCCCGTAACACCTCTAATACCTGTAGGACCAGTAGCACCTGTACTTGAAGCAGAACCAGCTATTCCTTGTGGACCAGTTTGACCAATACCTTTTTCACCAGTTGGACCGGTTATACCTGTAAATCCTTGATTACCTTGATTACCTTGATTACCTTGAGCACCTTGATCACCTTGATCACCTTGATAACCTGTAAATCCTTGATCACCTTGATTACCAGTAACACCTTGAGGACCTGTAAATCCTTGATCACCTGTAAATCCTTGAGCACCTTGATCACCTTGAAATCCTTGATCACCTTGATAACCTGTAAATCCTTGATCACCTTGATTACCAGTAAAACCTTGAAATCCTTGATCACCTGTATGACCAGTAACTCCTTGAGTTCCTTGATCACCTGTATTACCAGTAACACCTTGAGGACCTTGATCACCTGTATGACCAGTAACTCCTTGAGTTCCTTGAGGACCTTGATCACCTGTATTACCAGTAACACCTTGAGGACCTTGATCACCTGTATGACCAGTAACTCCTTGAGGACCTTGAGTTCCTTGATCACCAGTAACTCCTTGATTACCTTGATTACCTTGAGGACCTTGATCACCTGTATTACCAGTAACACCTTGAGTACCTTGAGTTCCTTGAGCACCAGTAACTCCTTGATTACCTTGAAATCCTGTATTACCAGTAACTCCTTGAGGACCCTGATTACCTGTAACACCTTGATAACCTGTATGACCAGTAACACCTGTATTACCAGTAATTCCTTGAGGACCTTGATCACCTGTATTACCAGTAACACCTTGAGTTCCTTGAAATCCTGTATTACCAGTAACTCCTTGAGGACCTTGATCACCTGTATTACCAGTAACACCAGTAACACCTTGAGTTCCTTGAGCACCAGTAACTCCTTGATTACCTTGATTACCTTGATCACCTGTATGACCAGTAACACCTTGAGTACCTTGAGGACCTTGATCACCTGTATTACCAGTAACACCTTGAGTACCTTGAGCACCAGTAACTCCTTGATTACCTTGAAATCCTGTATTACCAGTAACTCCTTGATTACCTTGAAATCCTGTATTACCAGTAACTCCTTGAGGACCCTGATCACCTGTAACACCTTGAGTTCCTTGAAATCCTGTATAACCAGTAACTCCTTGAGGACCTTGATCACCTGTATTACCAGTAAAACCTTGAGTTCCTTGATCACCTGTATTACCAGTAACACCTTGAGTTCCTTGAAATCCTGTATAACCAGTAACACCTTGAGGACCTTGATCACCTGTATTACCAGTAAAACCTTGAGTTCCTTGAAATCCTGTATATCCAGTAACACCTTGATGACCTTGAAATCCTGTATTACCAGTAAAACCTTGAGTTCCTTGAAATCCTGTATGTCCAGTAACTCCTTGAGGACCTTGATCACCTGTATGACCAGTAACTCCTTGAGTTCCTTGAAATCCTTGATCACCTGTATTACCAGTAAAACCTTGAAATCCTTGATCACCTGTATTACCAGTAATACCTTGAGTACCTTGATCACCTGTATTACCAGTAACACCTTGAGGACCTTGAGTTCCTTGATCACCAGTAACTCCTTGATTACCTTGATTACCTTGATTACCTTGATTACCTGTATGACCAGTAACTCCTTGAGGACCTTGATCACCTGTATTACCTGTATGACCAGTAACTCCCTGAGGACCTTGATCACCTGTATTACCAGTAACACCTTGAGGACCTTGAGTTCCTTGAGCACCAGTAACTCCTTGATTACCTTGATCACCTGTATGACCAGTAACACCTTGAGGACCTTGATAACCTGTATGACCAGTAACACCTTGAGGACCTTGATAACCTGTATTACCAGTAATTCCTTGAGGACCTTGATCACCAGTAACTCCTTGAGGACCCTGAATACCTGTATGACCAGTAATTCCTTGAGGACCTTGATCACCAGTAACACCTTGAGGACCTTGATAACCTGTATGACCAGTAACACCTTGATTACCTTGATGACCTTGATCACCAGTAACTCCTTGAGGACCCTGATCACCTGTATGACCAGTAACACCTTGATTACCTTGATTACCTTGATCACCAGTAACACCTTGAGGACCTTGAGTTCCTTGAGTTCCTTGAGAACCAGTAACACCTTGAAGACCTTGATAACCTGTATGACCAGTAACACCTTGAGGACCTTGATCACCAGTAACTCCTTGAGGACCCTGATCACCTGTATGACCAGTAAAACCTTGATGACCTTGAGTTCCTTGAGTACCAGTAACTCCTTGAGCACCAGTAACACCTTGAGGACCTTGAGAACCTGTATTACCAGTAACACCTTGAGGACCTTGAGGACCTTGAGCACCAGTAACACCTTGATTACCTTGAGGACCTTGAGAACCTGTATTACCAGTAACACCTTGAGGACCTTGAATTCCTTGAGTACCAGTAACACCTTGATTACCTTGAGGACCTTGAGAACCTGTATTACCAGTAACACCTTGAGGACCTTGAGTTCCTTGAGAACCAGTAACACCTTGATTACCTTGAGAACCTGTATTACCAGTAACACCTTGAGGACCTTGAGTTCCTTGAGCACCAGTAACTCCTTGATTACCTTGAAGACCTTGATCACCTGTATTACCAGTAACACCTTGAGGACCTTGAACTCCTGTATTACCAGTAACACCTTGATGACCTTGATAACCTGTATTACCAGTAACACCTTGAGGACCTTGATAACCTGTATTACCAGTAACACCTTGAAGACCTTGATCACCTGTATTACCAGTAACACCTTGAGGACCTGTATTACCAGTAACACCTTGAGGACCTTGAGTTCCTTGAGTACCAGTAACTCCTTGATTACCTTGAGTTCCTTGAACACCAGTAACTCCTTGATTACCTTGAGGTCCTGTAACACCAGTTTCACCGATAAATCCATATGGTAATTGAGTTATATTTACAATAAGACCTGGAACAAATGGATGTCCAGCTTCCTCTGGTATATTACGTATTGTACTATTATACGCAGTACTATTTTCTATAAAATAAAAAGATAAGATATCTCCAGAATTTATTATAACTTCAAATGATAATGGTACTGTAATTTTATTATCGACTGCATTAACTCCTTTATTATTAACAGACATAGTATTTGTAGTATTTATACGAGCCCAAAAAAATGTATTATTTGATGGACTTGGACTTAAATTAAATAAAGCATTAACAAAATACACACCTGAATGTTCAAATTTTACACCATTACCAGACAATGTTATTCCTCTTGAAAAGTTGGTATTATTTAAAGGTATTAATGTTTCTGTTGAAGAAGAAATCCTTGTTCCAGAAAAGAAAAACGAACCATAATAACTTAATACACCTCCTGCTCCTGTTGGACCAATTTCTCCTGTTGGACCGGTTGGTCCTCCAAAAGGACCTGTTGGACCAATGTCTCCTTTAGGACCTGTAATACTAATTCCAGTTGGTCCAGTATATCCGGTAGGACCAGTAGGTCCGATTGGACCAATTTCTCCGGTTGGTCCGGTTGGTCCTCCGTAAGGACCTGTTGGGCCAATGTCTCCTTTAGGTCCTGTAATACTAATTCCAGTAGGACCAGTAGGACCAGTAGGACCAGTAGGACCAGTAGGACCGGTTGATCCAGTATTAAAATTAAGAATTTTATGAGTCCATATACCACCACTGAATGTTAAGACACTTCCATCATCGTCAGGTGTTAAAATCGCATTATTAATTGGAACTCCTTGCAATTTGTTTGCATTATAAATAGGATTTGGTGCATTTTCTCTAATAGAACGTGCAACGTTTTGTTGAGATATATTTTTTATAAGAAAACTGTTAGACATTTATTACTAAAAATATTATTTTTAAAGTAGTATTTAAAAATAATTTATTAAAAATAATTTATTAAAAATAATATAAATTAAACTGCAAAAAATTATCAAGTTTATTCTAACAAAAACTCCAGATATTTGTCTCCAAAGCCAGTGAAACCAGTTGGACCTATCGGACTAGTTTATCCAATTCCTTTCTGACCAGTATTCGGTCCCAGTTCATACTATTGTAAAATAATTTCAGTGGCACGTAAGGCGTCTTCTCTATTTTTATTTTTTGTTATCATTAATTCCATCCATTTATATTATTACTAATATTAATATTAATATTTAAACTTAAATAATATTTTGTATAAAAATAATCTGATCAATAAAATATACTTTATAAATATACTTTGTAAGACAACATTATGGAAAAAACAACACTTATTTAGTGTTGTTTTTATATCTTTGTTATAATTATTTTTTGTGAATATTTGAAGTAATTAAAATATTATCCATAAAAAATTATTTCTCCAGTTGTTGTATTCCATGCTAATTGTTTGTAACCAGTTGGCAATACAGCACCACCATCCCGAATTGGTTTGATATATGTTGCACCCGAATTAACATAAGTATCTGAAGTTTCAAATAAACCAATAACATTAGTATTTGCTGGCTGGCCAGTATAACCAGCATTTAAACCAATAGCTATACAATTAGACCCTTGATTTGTGTTTCCAGAATTTGGACCTATTGATACCGATGAGCTACCTTGACCAGTAGCAGCTGCATTTGAACCAATAGCAACCGATGAGCCACCTTGTGTTGTGTTACCAGCATTTGGACCTATTGCTACCGATGAGCCACTTTGTGATGTTTTTCCAGCATTTTGTCCAATTGCAACGGAAGAATTATTTTGATTTGTATTACCAGCAAAAAAACCAAATGCAACTGAATTTGAACCTTGTGTTGTTTGTCCAGCAAATGTACCGAATGCAAGTGAATTTGAACCTTGTGATGAATGTCCAGCAAATGAACCAATTGCGACTGAAGAACTATTTTGGGTATTAGTACCACAATTTACACCAATAGCAATTGAACTTGAACCTTGTGTTATTTGTGCAGCATTTACACCAATAGCAATTGAATTTGCACCTTGTGTTGATTGTGCAGCAGTTTGACCAATTGCAATCCCACTTCCATTTTGATTAGTTTGCCCTGCTTTAAATCCAATTGCAACTGAATTTGAACCTTGTGATTTTTGTCCAGCATCTTGACCAATTGCAACTGAAGAAGCATTTTGACCAGTAGCACCTGCACTTGAACCAATTCCAACTGAATTTATACCCTGATTTGTTTGTCCAGAACTTGGACCAATTGCTACGGAAGAATTTTTTTGACCGGTAGCACCTGCATTGTAACCAATTGCAATTGAAGATTGACCTTGATTAAAATAACCAGCCAATTGACCAATAGCAACCGAAGAGGAACCTTGTGTATTATTACCAGCACTATTACCAATTGCAACTGAATTTGTACTTTGTTTAATAAAACCGGAATCTGAACCAATAGCAACGGTTGTAAGTGCTTGATCAGTTTTACCAGCATTTGGACCAATTGCTACTGAAGAATTATTTTGTCCAGTATAACCAGCATTTTGTCCAATAGCAACTGATGAGGAACCTTGTGTATTATTACCAGCACTATTACCAATTGCAACTGAATTTGTACTTTGTTTAATAAAACCGGAATCTGAACCAATAGCAACGGTTGTAAGTGCTTGATCAGTTTTACCAGCATTTGGACCAATTGCTACTGAAGAATTATTTTGTCCAGTATAACCAGCATTTTGTCCAATAGCAACTGATGAGGCACCTTGACTTGTATAACCAGCACTTGGACCAATTGCAACTGAACTATCATCTTGACCAGTAGCACCAGCATTTGAACCAATAGCAACTGACTCGCTTCCTTGACCAGTCGCACCGGCATTAAGACCAATAAAAATAGCATTGTTATCTCTAACTATATCAGCACCTCCAGGACCAGTCGGTCCTTGTTCACCTGTATAACCAGTAATTCCTTGATTACCTTGAGTTCCTGTATAACCAGTAACTCCTTGAGGACCTTGTTCACCTGTAAAACCTTGAGTTCCTTGAAATCCTGTATGACCAGTAACTCCTTGAGTTCCTTGAAATCCTGTATAACCAGTAACTCCCTGAGGACCTTGTTCACCTGTATAACCAGTAATTCCTTGATTACCTTGATTACCTTGAGTTCCTGTATAACCAGTAACTCCTTGAGTTCCTGTATAACCAGTAACTCCTTGAGGACCTTGTTCACCTGTATAACCAGTAATACCTTGATTACCTTGAGTTCCTGTATAACCAGTAACTCCTTGAGGACCTTGTTCACCTGTATAACCAGTAATTCCTTGATTACCTTGAGGACCAGTATTTCCTTGATTACCAGTAGCACCTTGTTCGCCAGTAGCACCTTGCTCACCCGTAGCACCACCTTTATCTCCTTGAATACCTTTATATCCAGTCAATCCTTGAGTTCCTGTATAACCAGTAACACCCTGAGGACCTTGATCACCTTGAGGACCCGTAAATCCTTGATTACCTTGAGGACCTGTAAATCCTTGATTACCTTGAAGACCTGTAGGTCCGGTTGCACCAGTAGGACCTGTTGATCCAGTATTAAAATTAAAAACTTCATGCGTCCATATACCACCACTGAATGTTAAGACACTTCCATCATCGACAGGTGTTAAAATCGCATCATTAATTGGAACTCCTTGCAATGTATTTGCATTATAAATAGGAATCGGGGCATTTTCTCTAATAGAACGTACAACGTTTTGTTGAGATATATTTTTTATAAGAAAACTGTCATGCATTTATTACTAAAAATATTATTTTTAAAAATAATTTATTAAAAATAATTTATTAAAAATAATTTATTAAAAATTAAACTGCAAAATGTAACAAAAAATAACAGAAAAACAAAGTGCATAAAAATTTATGCTAACAAAAACTCTAGATATTTGTTTTGGCTTTTGGAAGATATACTAAAATGATTGAACAGTATTTCAAAGGGTTTAAAAATCTTGATTTTTAGAAACACCAATCAAAGTATTAACAATACAAATCTATGGAATCGGTAGGAACATATATGATTTTTTTTCTTAATTACTATCATTTGCCGACAAAAATTCAAAATCGTCTTCTGTCTGGTGTTGGTTTTTTACAACAATAGAGTCGTTTTCTAATATAATAGAAGCTTCAAAATCTTCTGGTTTGGCATGATTTGAACCAAAAAACAATTCTTGAAAAAAAATATCTATGGATAAAAAAAATTCTTCTATACAATTTTTTAGTGTAAGAAAAAAATTCATCTTTATTAAAAAGATTTTTTTTTATCAAAAAATTAATATTTTTTGATATCTGTATACAATTTTATCCAGAATACTGCCATTTAGTTCCACATTGACAACAACTAGCAAAAGTTGTCATAGGTTCATCCGCACTTCTTACCTGTCGTTGATAACTAAAGACTCTTTTGCTTCCGCAAAGTTTACCATCTTTATCTCGAGCCTTGCATTCTAAAACACCTTCTTCAACTGCAAATGGGTTTTCTATAAAATCATTTTGTTCAACTAACATATTTTGCATTTCTTTGAAAGCAGAATGTTTCCATCCTAAATCACCTATTTTTATAGTTAAAATTAAATCTTTTAAATTCTTGCCTTGTAACACATCTCCAATAATTTGATAAATGTTATTTTTGTATATTTTTTCATCATTTGATGAGCTATTATATATATGTTTTTCTATAATATTAATATTTTGTTCTTGTTTTATAACTGTTCTTAACGATGTTTTTCCGTCTTCTCGATACGACATTTTTACTAATATACTTAATATAGTTAATATATAAATTCATTTTTATTTGTTTAAGGAAGTATTTTTAACAAATAGAATGATTGAACTTGTTATTGATAATAGAGAACATGATATAATACAAAATCTCCAAAATTCAATTCCTTATGTAATAGAACAACTAGATGTTGGAGATATTTTATTTCGTCAGGAAGGCACAACTGTTTTAGTAATTGAACGTAAGACAGTAAATGATTTAAAAGCTAGTATTTGCGATGGCAGAGGTCGAGAACAAAAAGCGAGACTTTTAGGTAGTACACCTAGACATCGAATATTATATTTAATTGAAGGATCTTTGGATAAAACTTCTATGAAAGGATTACCTATTTCAACTTTAGTTGGTAGTCTAATTAATACACAATTAAGAGACGGAATTAAAGTATATAAAACAAATACAATCGAAGAAAGTGTTGAATTTATTATTAAACTTTATAGCAAACTGAAAAAAGATGGTGATACATATTTCAGAGAAGAAGAATATAAATCTTCAGATATTAATTACGCTGCTACCTTAAAAAAAAGTAAAAAAGCTAATATGACTCCATCAGTTTGGATGATATCTCAATTATCTCTTATTCCTCAAGTAACAGAAAAAGTAGCATCTGTTATAACAGATAAGTATTCTAGTGTAAACTTACTAATAAAAGAATATGAAACAACTCCAGAGCATCTTAGAGAAAAATTGCTTTCAGATCTTACTTTCCCTCTTACAACAAGTGGAAATCGTCGAATTGGTGATAAAATGTCAAGCCGTATTTATCATTTCTTATACGGAATTGAGTGAATTTTATATATATGTGTATATATATAAATAAATAAGTGTTACGCTTATTTTACGATTATCGTACCAAAATTAATAGGTATAATTTTACCTCTTTTACCAAGAATATATCTAATTTTAAAACCAGCATAATCAACATTTTTTACACTATCGGAAACACTTTTATCTAATGGTCCAGTTTGGTAAATTTTAAAAAAGTCTTCAGTCATTTTATTTATTATTTAAAAGAAAATTATTATTTAAAATAAAATTAATAATTTTTACTAAACAGATACAAAATATCTTTTTTTGTTGAATTATAAAATAGCTTAATATTTTATAATTATACTCTATGCGATTTGTCTAAATGTATGCCCAATTTTTGTAATTTCGACTGTTTGTTTTTGTCCTTGAACAAAAGACAACGTTGATGGTACAAAAGCTGGTACTAAAATAGGAGAAACATTTGCATTTACATCAGTAAAATTTAATGTTTGCGTACCTGTAACAAAACGATCATATTCATTTTGTAGTGGAGAAGTTGTAAAAAACGAAAAATTAACAGCATAACTAAAGGAAATTTGATTAACATTAGTATTTAATGTAGTTAGAGTTAATGTATATCTAAAATTTGCATTTATTATCTGATTGTATGGGAAATTTTGTTGAACAGAATTAGGAGAAATCATATCTCGATGAAACCCTATCTGTACAGGTCCTAATAAATTTTTAGGCAAAGGAGTTGTAGTGTAGGGTATGTCAGAGCTTATGGCTGGATTTGGTTCCCATTTGAATTTACGATCAGATGGATTAATTCCACCGTCATATACAATAATTCCAAAATAACCAAATATTTGTTTACTAAGAAAACCTGGTTGACCCAGGTTGTTTTGCATAGAAATGTTAAGTATTCCATAAAAATCATATTCAAAAACGAAATTTTTTTGACGTAAATAAGAAAGTAATATTTTACAATCGGAAGGGTAATAAGTTTCAACCACCACACTATCTATAACTTTAACATCTTCAAATATCTGTGTTGTATCGTCGCCGTCGGACAGATTTGATACAAATTCTTGTTCTGATAAAGGAAAAGTATAGTTTATTGATGGAACAGATGTTTGAGATTCAGTTTTGTTAATCATTATGTAAGAATTTTCAGCAGTTCCTGTCATTCCGGATGGTCCTGTAAAGCCTGTAGGACCAGTATAACCGGTTGTTCCATCAATACTTGATATTCCTTTAAATCCTTGTAATCCTTCAAGACCAGTAGGACCTATATTACCACTAGTTCCAGTAGCTCCTGTAGGTCCAGTAGCGCCAGTTGCTCCTGTACTTGATGTATTGCCTTTAAGGCCAGATGTACCTTGAAAACCTTTATCACCAGTGGGACCACTAACACCCGTAGGACCAGTATGTCCAGTTAATCCAGTTTCTCCTTTAAGACCAGTAGGACCATCAATACCAGTAGGACCAATATATCCAGTTGCTCCTGTATTTGACATATTTCCTTCAAGACCCGTTTCACCTAAAAATCCTTTATCACCAGTAGGACCATCAATACCAGTAGATCCAGTAGGGCCAGTTTCACCTGAAAATCCTTTATCACCAGTAGGGCCATCAATACCAGTAGGACCAATATTTCCTGTTGCCCCTGTACTTGATGTATTTCCAGTATGACCCGTTTCACCTAAAAATCCTTTATCACCAGTAGGACCATCAATACCAGTAGATCCGGTAGGACCAGTTTCACCTAAAAATCCTTCAAGACCAGTAGGACCATCAATACCAGTAGGACCAATATTTCCTGTTGCCCCTGTACTTGATGTATTTCCAGTATGACCAGTTTCACCTAAAAATCCTCCAACACCAGTAGGACCAGTAGGTCCAATATACCCAGTTGCACCAGTACTCGATGTATTTCCTTTAAGACCAGTCGGTCCTTCAACACCAGCAGGACCTATTAAACCTGTCTCTCCAGTGATACCTGAAATTCCTGTTGACCCGCTTGCTCCAGTAGAACCAAATATACCAGAGTGATTTTTAAGAACTAAACTTCCAATAGTCGCAAATTCAATTTGTGCATTTTTTATGTAATTTGTTTCGGCATACATACTATCGGAAGAAACTTTTTTTTCAATAGAAAAATTTGGACCTTCCGGAGAAAATTGTATCATACCTTTCTTCATTATTTATATTTAGTTTATATAATTATTTTAAAAATTATTAGTTATGCAATTTGTCTAAATGTGTGACCTAATTTTGTAACAACAAGATTTGTTTGTGCGGTTGGTATAAAACATGGTGTTAAAATAGTATTAGGACCGGTAGGATTATTAAAATATTCATTTTTTATAGTTTTATTGTTAGTAATATTAATACGTTTTTGACAAGTAGTGTAGTCAGATGTTGATTGTGCTCCTATTGCATCAAATATAAAATTGACAGCAGTATTAAATGAAGGTCCTGTAACACTATTATTAGTTGCTGTAGTTATTGTTGATGTATATCTAAAATAAGAGGATCCGTTAGCAGGAGTTATACGTATACTTCCTAATAAATTTTCTGGTTCTATCCATGGAATGTAATTAAATTGTGGGCCAATCATAATCCCAAAAAAAACAGGAACATTAAGTGTTGTGTGAAAATTTCCATAAAAATCATATTCAAAAACTGCATTTAATTGAGTTAACTTAGATGTTATTATATATCTATTACTAGGTTCGTAAGCATTATCTGAATAAGATATGTCTTTTGGTCCAGTAGTTCCAGTTAAACCACTAAAATTAAGACCAGTTGAACCATTTGATCTGTTAATAAACAAAGAGACAGTTCCTGTAGGACCTGTAGGACCTGTAGGACCGGTAGGACCAGTAGGCCCGGTAGGACCGGTATTACTCGCACTACCTGGGATTCCTTGTAATCCTGTAGGACCTTGAAGACCGGTCATACCAGTAGGACCGGTAGAACCAGTAGGACCGGTAGAACCAGTTTCTCCTGTACTACTTGCACTTCCTGGAATTCCTTGTGGTCCTTGAAGACCAGTAGAACCTTGAAGACCGGTAGGACCGGTAGAACCTGTATTTCCAGTAACTCCGGTGCTACCTTTTATTCCTTGAAATCCTTGTGGTCCAGTAGGACCAGAATCACCAGTCGGTCCAGTACTACTTGCAGTACCTGGAATTCCTTGTGGTCCTTGAAGACCAGTAGAACCTTGAAGACCGGTAGGACCGGTAGCACCGGTATTCCCTGTAGGTCCGGTGCTACCTTTTATTCCTTGAGATCCTTGTGGACCAGTAGGTCCAGAATCACCAGTCGCACCGGTATTACTTGCACTTCCTGGATTTCCTTGTGATCCTTGAAGACCGGTAGGACCTTGAAGACCAGTATGACCTGTATAACCTGTATTCCCAGTAGGTCCGGTGCTACCTTTTATTCCTTGAGATCCTTGTGGCCCAGTAGGTCCAGAATCACCAGTCGCTCCGGTATTACTTGCACTTCCTGGATTTCCTTGTGATCCTTGAAGACCTGTAGGACCTTGAAGACCTGTAGGACCTGTACCCCCAGTAGGTCCTGTGCTACTTGCACTTCCTGGATTTCCTTGTGGTCCTTGAAGACCGGTATTTCCTGTATTCCCAGTAGCTCCTGTTGACCCTTTGCTACCTGTAACTCCTGTAGGTCCAGTATAACCAAAACCAAATCCACTAGGCTGATCTTTGACAACTAAAGTTCCAATAGTCGCGAATTCAATATGTGCATTTTTCATATAACTTGTTTCAGAATATATACTATCTGAACAAACCTTTTTTTCTATAGAAAAATTTGGACCTTCCGGAGAAAATTGTATCATGCCTTTCTTCATTATTTTATATTTAGTTACAATTTATTTTTAATATATTTTAAAATAAATAGTTTTACAAATGTATTGAAATCAATTATAAATTTAATTTATTATAGTATATTATAATAAATGCATATTCAAGTACAAAAATTTACCGTAACAAAAACATCGGTTATTGATAACATTAAAATTCGTATTTATAATTTAGACCTATTCACAAGTGTTAGTGTTACTGTATCATTGTTGAATGGAGAGAATTGGATTGAAAACAGACACTTTACTTTGTCTGGTAATGATTATAAAAAATGGGGTAATGATGATAAGTATCTTACTAATTATATATTAAGTGCTTTAAATATAACGACTCAAATTCCTTATACAACTACTGATGAGACTACTGATGAGACTACTGATGAGACTCCTGATGTGACTCCAACTCCTGATGTGACTCCAACCCCTAATGTGACTCCTGATGTGACTCCAACTCCTGATGTGACTCCAACCCCTAATGTGACTCCTGATGTGACTCCAACTCCTGATGTGACTCCAACTCCTGATGTAACTCCAACTCATAATACAACTCCAACTCCTGATGTGACTCCAACACCTGATTCAACTCCAACTCCTCCTGAGACTCCTCCTGAGACTCCGACTCCTGACACGACTCCAATCCCTTAATTTAATTATTTTCACATTTCTGGATCGCCACTTTTACAATAGTCATTTTTTATAGGTATTTTATAATCATACAATCCTGCTTGTTCCATTTTTGAAAGCAATTCGTTGAATATAAGATAAAATTTTTCTGTATGTCCTATTTCATCGCAAATAACATGGCTGATTTCATGACACACAACATAATATAATGTATTATCATCATAATATGAACCAGTTTCATCTTTAAGACATATATAGACTTGTTTTTTGTTAATTGTGTAACTTTTCTCACCTCTAAAAAATGTAATGTCATTCAACAAATTTTTTTCATTAAGAACACTTAAAGCTCCAGTCCATCTTTCTTCGGTAGCAAAAAATATTTCTAAACTTTTTTTTATTTCTTTTAATTTTGGATCATCTTGCGCGTAATATTCGTGTACTTGATTGTAAATAATACAGAAAGATATAAAAAATATTACACCTGCTAAGAAAAAATACGTATTTTTTGTAATACATCCATTGATAAAAAATACTAAAAATATAAAAATTATTAAAATAATAGTAAATCCTTTTGATAATATACAGTTCATTTCTCTAAAACCAAGATTAAAAACATAATTATTATTAGTTAAATTTAGAAACAATATTTTTTATTTTATATAAATAAGTATAAAATTAAATGAAAAAACGATATATAATTATTTTTCTTATAATCTTTTACCTGATTATCAATCATATATTTTTATCAAATTTTAGATTTAACCGAAATTGTAGAAAAGATACTAAATTATTAAAAGAAACTCCAAATTTACTTTTTCAAACGTATAATGATAAAAGCAAAATACCAGAAGAAATATACCAAACAGTGAAAAAATATGCTCCAGAATATACTCATATTATTTTAGATGATACGGATGGTATTAATTTTTTATCGAAATACTTTGAACCACCTGTTTTAAAAACCTTTAAAAAATTAAAATTAGGAGCTCATAAAGCTGATTTACTTAGATATTGTCTTCTCTATATACACGGAGGAGTATATATGGACATTAGCACAGAATTATTAACACCGTTATCAACTATTTTTACAGATAAAACAATTCTTTATACTGTAATATCAGGATTTAAAGACCATATTTATCAAGGGGTTATTTGCACTCCACCAAGAAATCCTTTATTTTTATGTTTAATCTATTATATTGTTAAGACAGGAAATCCGTTAATATATCACGAGTTTTGTAAAGATTTTTTATATCAGATTAACAAAGATTTAAAATATTTTGTAAAGCCCGGGTTAAATATTAGCAAACAAGGTAATAAGTATTATTTACTATCAGAAGAATGTTCAAAAAACAACTGTTCGTTGTGTAACGATAAATGTGATAAGTATGGATTGTGTTGTATGATATATGATAAAGGCGTTCCAGTAATAAAAACTCGTAGAGAATCTTATCCGTGGTAGTTTTTCGTTACAAATTACAAAAATATATTTGTTAAATATATTTTTGAGAGAAACTATCTAAAAAAACGACCTCCTGATTGTGCAAATATTGAAGAAATATTATTGTCTGTTAGACTTCCAGTATTCCATCTAAGAACTTGGGTAAATGATGGTGTATTCATAAACATAAATGTCATACTAAAAACATTTTTAGTATCCCATTTTGAAATGTCACAGTTAAAAGCGGTTGCATTCATAAACATACACGCCATAATTTCAACTTTACTAGTATTCCATTTTGAAATATCACAATTAAAAGAAATAGCAGAAGAAAACATATCAGACATATTTCGAACAGATTGAGTATTCCATTTATCTAAAGATTGGTTAAAAGACAACGCATATTGAAACATATTACTCATATCTAAAACATTTTCAGTTTTCCAATTGTTTAAAGGTTTGTTAAAAGATTTTGCATCCATAAACACGCGTGACATATTTATAATTTTACTAGTATCCCAATTTGAAATATCTGCATTAAAAGCTAAAGCACCAAAAAACATTGAACTTATATTTGAAACGTTACTTGTTTTCCATAAAAGAGGTTGTCCTTTGTTATTGTAAGATAAAGCTCTTATAAACATGCCTTCCATATTTCTAACATTCTTTGTATCCCATTGAAGATTTTGATTAAAAGAATGTGCTCCTGCGAACATATTTTTTGTTGAAGTAACATTCTTTGTGTTCCACTGTGAAATATCACAATTAAAACGTTTATTGTTTACAAACATATTACTCATATTGTTTATTCTACATGTGTTCCAATTTTCTAATCCTGTGAGCAAAGCATTTGAATTTCTAAACATAAAACTTGCATTTTTCAAGTTTGATGTATCCCAATATTTCAGATTTATTTCATCTGTAATTTTAAATGCAAAAGTACAAGTTATATTGCTAGATAACAAAATACGAACTGACGTATCATTAAGTCCTCTGATATCCCAAAACCGCACAGACACATTTTCATCTAACAAATTAACAGCAAAAGAAATATCATCCTCATTGTTAAAACAAAGTATTCTAAGTTTATCTTTATCATATATTTCTTTTACAGAACCATTATTTTCTCTAAAATTTATTCTAACAACATTTCCTTTCAAAAAATCTTTACCTTCTTTAGTTGGTTCGTCTTCTATAAGCTTATCAAGCAAGATTCGTGCTGTTTTTTTCATTATTTTATCTGAGTGATCTAATAAATCTATTAGGTCATGTGCTCTGCTAGTATATCTACATTCGCTTACATATTTTTTTTGATATTGAACATCTTTTGTATTCCAGAATAATTTTTTATTTTCAAATATTCCTGTACAAATATTAAATCCCATACTAACAATCATTCGTATCCATGTATCTGTGTTAAGAAGGTCAAAAATATGTTTTGCGTCTTCTGCTTGCAAGACATTATTTATAATTTTCATATTTGATAAAATTATAATCATATAACTTGTTAATTCGGATGCTTCAAGAGGAAATTGTTCAAAAAGTTTTTTTATAATCTTGACCATAAGATCATCTGGCATATGTTGCAAACGCATTTGTTTTAAATTTTTGTGCAAAGTTAAATTAAAAAATCAATTTTTAACAAAATTATTCAACCAAAAAATTAAAGTTAGTAGTATTACATAACAATATTCATATCTTGGTTTATGTGGATGTTTCTTATTTATTGAAAACCAAGATTTTCAAATTGACTAGTTTATAACTAGGTCTGTAAACTCAAGATGTATAGGTAACAACAATTTTTTTGATTTATTTTTAATTTTATGATTAGCTTTTCTTGTGTTATCAGTATGATTTTATTGTAAAAATCATATCTTTATCCACTGATATTAAACGAATATTGTAAAATTTTTCGCAATAGCTAATTCTTTAAGTGCATCTGTAGATATAGAAGTAAGATTATTTTCGAAAATTGATATTTGTTTAAGAGATTTTAGTTGATTAAATCTTTCTTTTAAAAACTCGACACCTTTATCTCCTATTTTATTACGTGAAAGTTCAATATTTGTTAATTTTGGCATAAATTGTAAAAGAAGACCTAACATTTCAACAGAATCTTCGCTAATTTGAATGTCGTTAAGAAATAAGTGTGTAAGTTTTGACATTACGTAAATATGTTTTACTAAATCTTTTAAACCTTTATTTCCAATTTTACTATGACTAATATTAAGATATGTAAGTTCAGTCATGTGTTCAAGACCTTCTCCTAATTTTTCAACATCATCTTCATGCCAATATTCTCTTGTACTGAGTGAATTATGTTGAATGTTAAGATATTTTAGCTTAGATAATCTCGACAGGCATGGTACGAATTCTTTAACACCATTATAAACTTGATCATCTACGAAAAAACTATTATATCCCAAGTTAAGATGTATTAGGTTTGGCATTTGTACAAAACATTCTCCCAACTCATTTACATTTGGTCCAATATCATTATGTGAAAGATCGAGATGAGTTAATTTAGATAATTGTAAAAGACTTGGTATTAATTGATTACATTTAGACCACATATGAATACTACTGAGATTAAGATTTTCTAAATTTGACAATTTTGCAAGATGTGGTGCTAATTCAAATAAACCAGTTGGTCCAAGTTCATTAGAACTGAGATTAAGATATACTAAATTTGGTGTTTTATTAAAAATTGATCCGATCAGTGTTATATGTAAACTGCTTTCTAAACCAATCATGTTAAGAGTAAGATGTGTTAAATTTTGCATGCCTTGAATACATAATAGTAAATTTTCGCTACAACCACCTTTATTTCTACCAAAATTAAAATAAGTTAATTGAGACATTTTTTCAAGGTATGGAGCAATTTCATTAGCACTTTTTTCACTAATATAATTAGATCCAAGATTAAGAGAAGTTAGATTAGGCATTCGTGAAAGTATTGGTGCTAGTGCTTTTATTTGTGTACCATCATCACTAGTATTTTTAAGATTTAGATATTCTAATTTTAACATATTTGCAAGTATCGGTGCAAATGTTTCATAATCAAACCTATTCCCTTTAAGTTTAAGATATGTTAGTTCTGTTATTCCTACAAGAGATTGAAGTATTACTTCCATTACAGAAGCATTTTCTGCACAATTTGCTAAATTTAGATGTGTCAAAGATCTCATTTGACTTAATGATCTTGCTAATACATTAGCTATATTTGTATTTATTTGAGTAGTGGTTATTTTAAAATTAAAGGATATGTCAAGTTTTTTTATATTTGTCATTTGGGGAAAAAAGCTGACTAATGACATTAATTGATTTTCTGTTAAGTCCATATTAGATATATCTATATTTTTTACATCTTTAATCAAGTTTCTAAATTGTCTAGTTGTTTGACTCAAAATTGATACACTTGTGTTGTCTAAATGATTTATAAGTATATGCATAATTCTGTCATCTAGATCGACGATAGTAGTAGGAGAATAATCAATTTGTTGATTAATTGATATTGGTATATTCCATTGAGATTTACCTGTTATTAAATTAAAATAATATACACGGCCAACATCTACATTATTACTAATACGCCTAATCCAATTTGGTGCAAGACCAATTGTATTGCTCTGTTTATGATCATTTTTTTGGTAATATTGATCGATTTTATTAAATACCATTTTTATATTATATAAATAAAATTGCATTTAAATATTTAAATATCTATCTAAAATCATATTTTCAAAACAAAAAATGTCAACAGATACGTCTTTAATTACGTTCAAAACAATCTCAAATTTTACTAATGATTTAGGAGATGTCTTTAGTGATAAACATAGGCCTTTAAAATTGTATGTTCATTTAATTAATAAGACTACTCTTTCGCATGAACAACCGATTCAAAAACATATTGATGCATTTAGAGATTTTTGCATTGCAAATCGAGATGCCATTTCTAATCGAAATGTTGATCTTAAAAAAGAAAAAATTATATATTCAAAGCGTGTTTTTATTAATGTGAAAGAAATATTTGATATAGCTGATAAAGAAACGATTGATGTTATTTGGATGCACCTTCTTACAATTTCAGCTCTTGTAGATCCAGCAGGAAAAGCTCGAGAAATTCTAAAGGAAGAAGCACAAAAAGGAGGTGATGGAGGTGAAATAAATTTTCTTACAGACATTATTTCGAAAGTAGAAGCAAATGTAGATCCAAATTCAAATCCTATGGAAGCTGTGACATCGATTATGCAATCTGGAATTTTTACAGATTTAGTTAGTGGAATGGGGAATGGATTGCAAGATGGGTCTCTTGATCTTGGAAAATTAATGAATACAGTACAAAAAATGGTAACTAAACTTAGTGATGATGCTGGAGACCACGAAGGAGGTGAACAAGCTGTAAATATGATTAACACAATGATGAGTAGTTTAAACGCAGGATCTAAATCACCATCTAACGATGGAAGTGTACAACAAATGCCTGATATTGCGAGTATGTTAGGTCCAATGATGGCGATGATGGCTGGAAATGGTGGAGGTATGCCTAATCTATCTAATATGATGAGTGGAGAAACTCAAAATAAAAAGAAAGTAAATAAAGGTCGGTCTTCAAAACAAATTAGACAATAAATTTTATTACAATCTTAGTAATAAAATTGAATCAAAATTGGTCAAAAGAAAATTAAATATAATAACAAATGATTGATCATACCAAAAATTATCTAATATATACATGTCCTAAATGTTTATTTTCTAGTAAAGATGAGAATGTAATAAAATTACACATTAAAAAATGTGATGGTACAATGATGTTTGAACCAGATCAAATCAAACAATCAATTGAAAAGAAAAATAAACTTGAAACACAAATACATTTAGAACGTTTTAAAAATAAACTATATTGTAATTTAATTGAAAATAACACTAATATCAAAATATCTAATGTTCTAACTGAAGAAGAAGACGGTGTACATGTTTGGACAAATTCTGGTATTACAAATATATATATACATGAAATATCAGCTGCTGAAGGATTTATTATAAAAAAACCAGAAAATTCCACAATTAATCAAGTTGTAACAAAAAATAATTTTATAAAAAAAAGTAGGTCAAGAGATCCTGCTAGTGAAGCAACAGATACAGTTGAAGATCCTTTTAAATCTAAAAAACAATCTTATAGGTCAGTTAAAACATCCTTAAATCTTGTGCAAGAAGCCAGTAACGATGAAAAATTAAATAAAATATCGTTGATCGATTCTAAAAATAAAAAATTGTTAGAACAATATTCTGATTTTAAAAATGCTAACAAAAATTTTGAAGATTTTTTTGTAACTTTAAAAAAAAACAGAGTATATACAAAGACTTTACAAGATTTGGCACATTCACGAATGAATGTTTTTCCTAGAATGTCTTTGGCTGCTTATCAAAACTTAATTAACGAACATATTCGAAAAATAGAAGATATTTTTAAAGAAAAAGATTATACTGATAAAAAAAGTATAACAATTATTTCAAAAGGTCTATCTCCTTTAGAGAGTCGTTTAATATCTTATGGAAATTATACTCAGTTACATTTAGAAATTGATGAAATCCAAAAACTTGATCTTGTTTTAGATTTAGAAATTGAGGCTTCAAAAGAATTAGTTTCGTACGATAGTATAAAATTTTTTAACTGCTTTTACAATTATGGATTAGTTCTTTTTTCAATTGAAAAAACATTAAAACGTTATTTATTCAATAGGTATGATTTTTGGAATATTATATATCTTCCTCTGCCTAAAAATACAAAAGAAGATCCGTATTCGTTCTATATTCTTGATAAAGTTGTAAAAGAAAAGAGATATTGGAAAATGGATTGCCGTCTGGAAGAGTTATCTTCTAGTATTATATCTAACGTTCTGCCATATATGATTAGTATGTTTAAAAAACTATATAGAGATGTTTTTGGTGACAATGATTTTAGAAGTGATTTTTCTCAAAAATGCCAATTGACAGAATGTGATTGTGAACAATTGATTCAAAATATTATTGTTCTTGGACAACCAAAAGAATTTCATAATTTTGTTAGAACACTCGTAAAAGATAAAGCAACATATATGCCAACAGAAAATGATAAATTTAATTTATATGGTGATGATTCCCTTCAACGTAAGCGTTTTCATGATAAAGAAGATGTTGATTTAGTTGACATAATTAAACAATTATTTGATGATATTAGTAGTGAGCAAGCGGTTGATTTTTATAGAATTAGAACAAATCTAAAATGAATTAATATTAATAATAAATATGTCTCCGTGTCTTCGTAAAAGAAAACAAAAAACTGATGATGCATTATTACCAAACTCTAAAAAAAATAAACCACACGACGATAAAAATAATTTTACAAAAAAAGATGATTCAGATCACGATCCGGAAGAAGAATCGGAAGAAGATCCGGAAGAAGAATCGGAAGAAGAATTTTTAGTTGACGAAATAAATATTGATAAAAATGAAAATCCAGAAGCTTACAATAATTTATTAGCTGTTAAAAAAGAATTATATAGAACTGAACCAAACGTAAAAATAATGCTTGACACACCTATGCTTTTAGAAGACAGAGCTAAATTGTGTCAATATTATGAAATATATAAAATGCAAGCACCAAACACTAACGAATGGTTAGAAGCAAGAGATAGATATAATCGTATGTTTAAAGAATATAAAGCTGGGTATGAACAATCAAAAAAATATTCTAAGAAAGACATAGCCCGTATGAAACAAGACGAAGAAAAATTTACTGGTTTTGATGCAAAATTGGCTCTAAAATACAAAATTTTAAACTTAGAAACTTGTAAAGATAACAAAGAAGTTATTTACAGACGATATGAAGAATTTTTAGCAATGGACAGTAGTTCAGACGACGAATACGGTAAATTAAAAAATTGGCTTACATGGGCTACCGATTTTCCACACGACCGAGTAAAAGAAACAGGAGGTAAAAATATAACGGAATTTATCAAACAAGCAAAAATTCGGTTGGATAAAGAATTGTACGGAATGGAAAAAGTAAAAGAGCAAATTCTTTTATTTCTTTCCGCAAAATTACGCAACCCGAGTATGGTACATGCAAATCTTGGTTTAGTTGGTCCACCCGGTACAGGCAAGACATGTATAGCCAGATTAATTTCAGAAATAATGGATTGTGGGTTTTCGCAAATTTCTTTTGGTGGTGTTGATAAGGCTGATTTTCTTAAAGGTCACGAATATACATATGTTGGTGCTCAGCCTGGAGAGATTGTAAAATGTATAAAACGAATGGGTCATAAGAATGGAATAATATTTTTAGACGAACTGGATAAAATTACAGACAATCCTGAAATTAGAAGTGCATTATTGCATATAATTGACCCAAGTCAAAATAGCGATTATCGTGACAGTTTTCTTGGTGGAGAAATTAAAATTGATTTGTCTAAAATTTGGTACATTGGGTCTATGAATTCTTGTCCTACAGATGAAGCTCTTGTAGACAGATGGTGGATTATAAACGTAGATGGATATGACCGTAACGATAAAATATCTATTATACAAAATTATTTACTTCCACGTGCTCTTAAAAATTGCGGATTTGATTCAACTTCTGCTACTTTCCAAAAAGGAGCAGCTGCTTATTTAATAAGCAAAGTATGTCTTTCTAGAGATAAAGGAGTTCGAACTCTTGAAAAAACAATTAAAGATTTAGTTAATAAAATTAATTTTATCATTACTCATCAAAATGATCAAGGATCTTTGCCTTTTAAAACTTCTTTCCAGCTAAAATCTAAACTTTTTTTTCCAATTTTGATAGATTCAAATCTTCTTGATACACTTTTAGAAGAAAAAGAACTTGATACTTCTTTAAGTATGATGTATATTTAGAATGAATCAAATTACTCTTAAAAATAATTAAGGAACGGTGTAAAATCAATAAGAGTTCATAAACATTATTTTTTAGTTAGGTAAAAAATAATAGATTCTTTCTTTTACACAAAAATAAAACGTACAATTTAATTATACATTTTATTCATCTTCTTCAGTTGAAGCATCACTTGCAAAAGAGTCGGAAGGAACTAGACGACCCACGTTTTCTGCAACTAGATACTTTCGACGTGCCAGTGCAAGAAGACGTTTGCGATTTTCCACTTCTTCCTGTTGTAGACGTATTGCTCGTCTTCGACGTTCAGATTCTGCTAAAGCAAAAATTCTGTTACTTTTTTCTTGATATGTTGCACTTGTTTCAAGATTAGGAACCTGAAACGTCGAGGCAGTTACATAAGGCATAGAATCTTCTGGAAAATTCCATTGGCTTTGTAATGTTTGGTTATTAAAATAATATCGTCTGCCTGGGTGAGATGTCCTACTAGTACGAATTTCCCAATTTTGTGGAGGATCTCTTGGGTCAAATTCAGTTTCACCACGTGATGTAAGAAATCCATCAAAAGTTTTTTCAGATATAGAATTTAAATTTCTAAATGAAACTGGCGAACGTGTGCGGGGGTTTTGTCTTAATGGATTTAAATTAATCATCTTTTATATATTAAAAATATTTAATAATTATTAAATATAAATATTTTTTTTTCAAATACATACAAATAAAATTAAATTTTACACCCTTGAAGATTTAAAACGCCGGTTTTGAAAAAATACACCTATTTATATACTTTTGGAGTACGACGTTTCGTTGATAACTTTTTCTCATACGTTCTTAATTCAGCTTTTCTATACGCAAATCTGAAATAATTCAAGTAATGCTCTGGTCTTATTCTTCTTATTGCACTTCTTACACTTATAATATAACGTATACATAGGACTATGAAAATATAAATACGAATAGCGAAGTTTTAGTAAGAGTTAATAATTTGATTCCAGACTTTTTTGTAAAATACGACAAGTACTAAATATATATACAAAATTGGCTATTGCAAGTAGTTTGTGTTTATTATTTTTCCGACTAAGAAAGTATCAATATTCAATTTTTACAAATTGAATGCGTTTTTATTATAATTGTATATAATAAAATTATGGAAGGACAAGTAAAAAAAAAGTCTGTTTTTAGTTTACTTCCAAACGAATTAATTATTAAAATATTAGAGTTTGTTCTTGACGGAAGCGAAATGTTCGAAACAAATATTGCAAATGCTGGTTTTATGTTGACTCGGGCTCTTCCTATACTTTTGACTCCAGAACAAATAACAGAAGTTGAAATAGTAAATGCAACGATTACAATAGATCCTTCTAGGGTTAGAATAATTGATTTTATGAATACAGTTTTATTTATTAGATTATTGATAAACGTAGGAGTAAATTACAATAATTCACGATCAAGATTGTGCGATAATATCAAAGACTATATACGTACATACGTAGATGAACTTCGGTACACTAGTCGTACACACGATTTGCTTGATTTATCAGAATCTAGAACCGAATCGCCTTTGATTAAATCATGTGCAAAATACTTGCTTCAGAAACTTATTACTCCTAAATCAAGTAGTATGGATATTCAATTTTTAAACGGTATTATGACAGATATACCTGTTCTAACAGATGATACAATTTACACTAGTGTAAAAAGAGCAATAGATGAGAATAGACTTGCTGAAATAAAATACTGGGACGTAAGACAAGTAACAAATATGGAAAAATTATTTTTTAATCTGAATAAAAATATTAATTTAACATTTTGGGATACAAAAAACGTAAGAAACATGAAACAACTATTTTCTCATGCAAGACATGTAATGTATGGAATATCTAATTGGAATACTTGCAATGTAAGAGATATGTCAGAATTATTTAAGAATGCTATTTATTTTAATGAACAATTAAACTGGAATACAAGTAATGTAACTAATATGTCAGAATTATTTAGTAATGCTACTTCTTTTAACAAAACATTAAACTGGAATACAAGTAATGTAAATGATATGAGAGGAATGTTTCACAAAGCAATTAAATTCAATCAACCACTAAGATGGGATACAAGTAAAGTAATCTTTATGGATCGATTATTTGCAGAAGCAACCACTTTTAATCAACCACTAAGATGGGATACAAGTAATGTAAAATATATGGTTGATATGTTTTATGGTGCAACTTTGTTTAATCAACCATTAGAATGGAATACAAGTAATGCTATTTCTATGGCTGAAATGTTTTGCAGTGCAACTTCTTTTAATCAACAACTTGAATGGAATACAAGTAATGTAGAATATATGGATAATATGTTTACAAATGCTACGTCTTTTAATAAATCATTACAATTTAAAACGGGTAATGTGACTAATATGAGAGCTATGTTTCAATATGCTTATTCTTTTAATCAACCACTTGAATGGAATACACGTAATGTAGAAGACATGAATAGTATGTTTTACGATGCCAGATCATTTAATCAAGCATTAAAATGGAATACAAGTAAAGTTACTAATATGAGATATATCTTTGACAAAACAGCAGGAGGTAGGTTTATATAAAGAGTTGATTTGAATTCTTTTTTACTCCTACATTTTTGTAAAGATTAAAAATAATAATTGTTGAAATAAATAAAGACGTGTTTTACAACAAAAAATTAATAAAAATTATATAATAAATGGAAGACATTTGTAATATACTTATAGAAACATATAATGTTAATAAGATTGACACAGCAGACAAAGAATTAAAAGATGCTCTATATGAAGAAGCAAAAAAATGTTCTGATAGACATCCTATGAAAATATATAACAAAGAAAAAGAACTTGTAAAAACAAATGAAAGACTTATACTTATGAAACTTTTAAAGAATCATTTTGATCCTAAAACTCCAAAACCAATGCCAAAATTTATAAGTGGTCCATCGACTCTTACAGTTCATAAATCACCAGATGAAAAGAGGATGATTTATATTTTTGGGGAACAACACACTAATATAAAAGATTGCTCAATGTTTGAAAAAGAAAAAAACGAAGAATGGAACGAAAAAAATCCAGATAAAATGACAATAGACTATTTTTTGTATGAATTAATGAAGACAACATCCGCATACTTAGATATCTACTTTGAATTTCCTGCTTTTAAAACCAAAGACAATTTGTGGTTAGGATATCATCCAAATTTTCATTTTGCTCCAGTAAATGATCATATGTATAATTTATTTGAAAAATTTAAAAAATGTATAGGAATATCTAAGTTTGGTAAAACAATTGATGATTGTGCGTTAGCAAGAATTCATTTTTTTGACTCTAGGAGGATAGATATTAAAGGTAAGATTATTGGTCTTACTGATGTAGATAAGTTAGTAGAAAAGATTTATTATTTGAACAAAATGTATGGACATGACTTAGATAAGTTGAAAAACATTTATATAGATCTTATAAAAACAAATAAACAAGTCATCTACATTCTTACATCTTTAGGAGAAGAAAGCACAGATGAAATATTTTCAGAATTTTGGTTAAAACAGTTACGCAACAATAAATTAATCAATAAAGAAACAAAATCAGGCAAATATAAACAAAGAAGAAATATAGAAGAAATAGTAATAATGAAGTCAATAAAACTTTTTATAAAAAAGGAAATTGTGAAAAATGCTATGAAGTATAGAGAAACATTTATAGAATTAGTAACCACTATTTTTCAAGAATCCAAAAAAAAAGTAAACAAAATTAATAAAGACATCGTTTTTGATACTTTTAACAATCTTATTTATTATATAATTATAATAAGTTCAATAGTAGCAGATATTTATCTTCTGGCTCGTTTATTTAAAGATTTTGATATGACTAAAATAGAAACACATTCTAATTTTATTACTGACCAGCCTACTAAAGCTCATAACGTAATTATATACGCAGGAAATCATCATTCTAAAATATATCGACGATATTTAAAAGAGATTGCTGGATTTGAAGAAATCGCAAGCACAGGAAAAATTGATGAAGAAAAAGAAATAAAACATTGTATAGATATGAAAACAATACAACAGCCATTTTTTTCTACTTCTCGAACAAAAACACCCACAGAAGAAAAGAAAGTATACTCTTTTAGAGATTTTTTTGCATATTTTTCAAAACAATTTATTTCATAAAAATTATTTTGACTTAATATTATAAACTTTCATAATATTAATAAATGGCTAGAGAATTTTGTCTTAAGCAAGAATATGATACGGTATTTTTTCACTGTAAAATGCAGTTAATGTTTGAAATTCAATAATGCATATTTTTATTTAATTGATACTAAATAAAAAGAAAGTGTAATGTTTACATTGTTACAAAATAAGAGTTTTTTATTCACAATTGCATTTTTAGGAATAAGTGTATTAATATATCTATTAATTTTTAATAAAAAATCACAAGAAGGTTTTACAGGTAGTAAAAAAGGTCAAGAAATAATGAAAAAATATAACGTTATATTTGGAGGAACGATACGTAACGTAGAAAAATATATTGAAAAAGGTCTTTTTAACATTGATCAATGTGGCAAAAAATTTAACGATTATGCTGTTATTTTATATGAAAACGATTCCAAAGATAAAACACGATCCATTTTAGAAAAACACAAAAAAGAAAATTATCATTACATTTTTGAAGACAATGTTAAAGAACCTTTAAGAACAAAAAGATTGGCAAATGGTAGAAACAAAGTACTTGAAAAAATGCACGAAATTAATAAAGATAAATACTATGATTATTTTATTATTTTAGATATGGATAATGTTAATCATTCGGGTGCATTTGTTTATTCTATCGAAACTTGTTTTGAATATGAAAATTGGGATGTTCTTACCGCAAATCAATCAGGAATATATTATGATTTATGGGCTTTGAGAAAAAAAGATGATATAGATTATGATTGTTGGGAAAAAGTAAAGAGTCATCCATTTAACGTTTATGCAAGATTTAAATATGTTATATCAAAATATAAAAATTACCCTCAACAAGGTTTATTAGAAGTTGATTCTGCTTTTGGTGGTGCTGGTATTTATAAAATTAAATCAATACCTTCTCATTGTAGATATGTTGGAACACATCCAAATGGCAATGAAAAATGCGAACATGTTGAGTTTAATGAGTGTATAAAAAAAAACGGAGGCGCTATTTTTATAAACACCGAATTTTTAACTTCGTAAATTAGTTGTATTACACATTATGTTATCAACTAAACGATCTAATTTTATATAAAAGTCTTCTATACAATCTGAAAGAGTAAAAGATTGTACAAGTTTATCATAAGAAAATTCTTGATTAGGAAAATCTGATAAAAAGAAATTTCCATCTCTAAAAGATTCTTTTAGTGCTAGACTAATACAAATATTAGGATCTTTATTTCTTCCCCACTCAGCACCAAGATATTGCAAAAACTGTCGATCTTTTTCTTCTGAAAGGCCATATCTTAATTGAGCATACCTCTGTATATCATACAAAGGTAATACAGAAGAAATATGAGTTCCTCCATATTTTTTTTCTAATTGTAAATACTCTTGATTTTTTCTAGACAATATCTTATGTCCAAATGCGTACTTAATTGCGTTATTTATTTAATTGCTACTTTCTTGTTTAAATTAGCAATTTTTATTACTAAGAAGAATTTAAATTGAGAGAATGAATAAATATTTTATAAAATTGAATTTAGTTTTTGACTATTATATCACAAAATGATTACTTGACAAAGATTAAATACTCACTCGTCTTTCAGCTTGCGTTAAAATTCTATTCAAAGAAAAACAACAATCGTATAATGTGGTTGCGTATCGTTTGTAGGACTTTTAATAAAATGATTTTGTATTACATTTCAACATTAAATATTTGTTCTACCTTTGATACTAACTGTTGGCAAAGCATAAGAAAACGTATCAGAATGATGCCGAATCTTACTTGTCTTAATCTAATACTTTTTGACGACCATTTCATTAAACCTAATTTATCATTATTTTTTCAGAGTATTTTAAGCGATTTAGTAAAGCTTACATCACTTGGTATCAAATATAATTCTAATGGAAATGTAAATGCTAATTTGTTAACATCTGATATTGCAAACCTAACGAATCTTACATCTCTATCTATTGAAACACCAGTAACACATCAGTTTGTACCTATTTTTTTTAATCTACCAAAACTTAAATGTCTAAAATTTCAATTCAAAACGATCTATGAACCAATTAAACCAAAAAAGGAACTATTTGCACAAGTAATATATTCATTCACACAAACTCTTCTTAATTCTAATACGACTTTAAAAAAACTTGATCTCGCTCACAATAGACTTAAAGATTCTGAAATACAATTATTATTACCTGGTATCGAAAAATTAACAAATCTTACATCTATCAATTTTGAAGATAATCATATAACAGATGAAGGAATAGATATGTTAGTTCCGATTATTCGGAAAATGACTAAACTTAAAGCAGTGAATTTCAGCTCCAATAGAATTAGTTTTTCTAAGTATAACTCATTTCTATCTATTCTCGATAAACTAAGCGATCTAACTGATCTTAACATAGGAGATAATTTTATTATGAAAGATGGATTTTTGGTCTTATCACCTATTCTTGCTACACTAACAAATCTTACATCTCTTGGTCTAGATAGCCCAAGGCAAAAAATAACAAAAGATTTATTATCATCAAGTATTGCTAAACTAACAAACTTGAAGTGTCTCAGTTTACCATATACTAATTTTGAAGTATTAGAACAATCTCTTCCTACGCTAACAAATTTGATGATTCTTAATCTAAATAGCCATTATATAAAACCTGAACAATTATCATTATTAAAACCTAGTCTTATAAGGATGACTAGTATGACTTCTCTAACTCTCGAGTCAAATGAACTCAGAGGTTTATCCGGTGTACAATCATTGATAGAAATTTTCTCTAGGATGAAGCATTTACATTTTCTTAAGATAGATGGTTTTCATCTAGGAGAAGGAAAAGAATTATTATTAGATGTTTTTAGAACGATGCCTGAATTGAGGTATGAATTATAGGATTATGACAAATTATTATTAATATAATATGGTGTCCGTATTATGTAATTAAATATAGTACGTTTAATTACATAAATTACTTTTTACACCTTTTCTCATTTAAAACGCCCATTTTATAGAGCAAAAAATAAGAAAAAGCGTAAAATCAATAGTAGGAATTTCACCTACGATGGTCTAACTTTTTCCTGTTCTTCTTTTTTGTTGGAACAGGTGAAAGACGAAATTTGGAAACATAATGGTCTCTCTTGTTTTTCTATCCAAGATTGTGTTAATTTCATTATGTTTATACAAGAGTTTGCGTCTCTGGTTCTAAATACGATTTTTTTGTTTTCGCAACTCACACAGTTAGAACACTTTAACAGACAAAATACTTTATTTCCTTCCTTATCTTTATAATACTCCAAATCATTATTACAATCACAACACTTCTTACTTGTGTTGCATTCATTTATCGTTATTGTATCATATTTTTTATGAATTAATTTTCTCAACGGATAAGAAAGACTAGAAGTGATAAGGTATTTGAACCGAACTGTAAATTATGTGATTATACGACTATGCGAACGACCAATATGAAACTTCATTATTTGAATAACCACGCAAATAAAGAAGAAAGGAAAAAGGCGTTTAAATATTACTGCGAAGATTGCGATTTTGGTAGTTTTTCAAAAGGATTATTTAAGTTGCATATGGAAACAAAACATACAACAATTATTTCTTACCAAAATAATCTTTAATATTTTTGGATTGTTTTTGAACGTAAAAGATGTAATAACACAACACAATCATTTATTATATGCTGTTCCTTATCAGCATTTTACAAATTCCATAGAAAATTATTTTAGTATGTTGAAATCACGATTACAAAAATTAGACGGATTAACACACGCAGAATTGAAAGATAATATAACGAATATTCCAAAAGATAAATACAGGAACATAATTAAAGGAGCATATGAAAGACCCGAAAAATACATATCCAATAAAAACAAGACACGAAAAATAAAGAAGAATTATTTATAGGGTATTCTCATATAAAATGGGCGTTTTAAATGAGAAAATGTGTAATAAACACATATAAAAACGAACTATTTTAATTTAAAAATGGACGATGATTTCTATTCTATTTTAGAAATTTCAAAAGACGCAAGCGAACAAGATATTAAAAAAGCGTATAGAAAATTAAATTTGCAATATCATCCAGATAGAAATAACTCACCTGATGCGGAAAAAAAAATCAGACAAATTAATGAAGCATATGAAACTCTTGGGGATCCAAGAAAACGACAAATGTACGACAACCAAGCGAAAGGCGGATTTCCATTTCCTTCTGGAGGTGCGGATATTAATAATATTTTTAATATGTTTTTTAATGGAGGTGGGTTCCCAGGAATGCCTGGATTTTCGAATAATGGTATTCACGTTTTTCACAATGGAATGCCACAATTTATGAAACCACAACCAATGCAACAAATATCAGTAATATCTTTAGAACAAGCTTATAAAGGTTGCTCGGTTGATATAAAAATTAACAGAGTTATTGTATCTGGTAATTCTAGAAGAAACGAAACAGAAACTATAAAAGTGCCAATTCATCAAGGATTTGATAATGAAGTTTTTGTTTTAGAAGAAAAAGGAAATATTGTTGAAAATTGCAAAGGCGATGTTCATCTTATTATTAAAATTGAAAACAACACACCGTTTAAACGGCAAAATATGGATTTAATTTATAATAAAACATTAACTTTAAAAGAAGCATTGTGTGGATTTTCTTTTGAGATTACTAAATTAGATGGAAAAATTATAAAAATTAGTAATCTTGAAGAACACACTATCATAAATCCAGAACACAAAATGATAATGCCACAAATGGGAATGAAAAAAGAAGGAGTTGGGATTGGTAATTTAATAATAGAATTCAAAATTGAATTTCCGATAAGTTTATCTTTGACACAACGCGAATCTTTGAATAAGATTCTTTGAAGGATTTGGATTAGTTGTATTCATTATTTAATAGAAATTAAATAATTTTATTCGCCGATCAATAAGTATTGTCGGTACGTTTTGGTGAAGAACGATAATACATTTTATAATAAAAATAATTTTTTTCATAAAATATATTATTAGAACACCATTCATTTTAAATTGCACTTTTACGTAAATAAAAATTATAATGACAAAACAACAATCCAGAATAAGTGGATCCTTCATTGTTAGAAAAAGAATTTTATACTTAATTTTTATTTGTTGTGTAGTTCAATTTAAAAACATCAGATAATTAACATAATATTTATAAGCAGATGATACCAAATATAGTACATTTTATTTATGACGATGAATCAAAAGACAAAGAATTTTTATTTGTTTATTATATATCAATACTTTCTTGTAAAGTAATTAATAATCCAGACAAAATATATATTTACTATAAGGAACAGCCAAAAGGATATTGGTGGGAAAGAACAAAAGAAATAGCAGAGTCCATAAATTATGAAAAGTCGAACGAGTCTGTTATTTTTCGATTAATTAAATTAAAGGAATTTGGCGGTGTTTGTTTGGATATTAATACAGTTTGTGTATCAAAATACACCGAATTATTAGAACATAAATGTGTTATATCATATGAAAATATAAAATTAGATAAGAATCCTATTATGATGGCAGAACCAAACAATTCACAAATAAATGAATGGATAAAAAATCTTGAATGCTCTTTATTAACCGAAGTAACTATTTTAAAACAATCAACTTTTCTATTACCAAATATATCTATTATTTTTGAAGATAAAACAGATATTCCAGAAGAATTACTTATTTTGTCTTATGGTAATAATTGTGAATACTATTTAAAACAAATCACTAATTTTGACTGGATTATTAATAATTTTCAAACATTATATAGCAAAATATTGCTAAATATATTAAATAATATTAACAAAAAAGAAGGTGTCTCCGAAGGTGTCTCCGAAGGTGTCTCCGAAGGTGTCTCCGAAGGTGTCTCCGAAGGTGTCTCCGAAGGTGTCTCCGAAGGTGTCTCCGAAGGTGTCTCCGAAGAAGTATTACTAAAATCTATAAATGATGAGAATGTGCACTTTCTTATTATGTTTGGAACAATGGAAGGCCAATACAGAATAACAATAAATAGAATTAACGATTTTTATAAGAAAATAACAAATAAAAAGAATTTTGATATTGAAAATTTTGATGATTTTCTTTGTGCATATAAGAAGTGTAATTCAATTGGAATGTGCACTATTTTAGTTCAGATAATTACAAACTGTTATTTTTTGTATGACACCGAAGAACAAATTTTAAAACATCGTGCGTGTTATCAAAAAATGATTACATTTATGACTAAAAATGCAGGATCTCTTTACAAAAACATAAATATTTTAAATACATTTATTATTCGTAATAATGCGTATGCATATTCTTATCACGATTTAAGTAATGTTGAAATATTTAAAAATATTTCGACTTTACAATATAAATTATGTCCTGATTTACTATATAATTCATTGAATACAAAAAAAAATAAGAATACTAAAATAAAAGTAGGATTTATTTCTGATTTACTTGTTACTTTTCATTCTGTTTCAAAAGATCGATTGGGAATTATTAAACATTTATGTGATGATCCAGAGTTTGATGTAAAAATAGTGACTCGTAAAAGAGATATTTGTCCTTTTTATACAACAATAATGAATAATCATATACAAGAAACAATTATCTATCTAGATGAAAACGATTTGAGTAAAAATAGACGACAAATAGCAGACCAAAATTTTGATATTATTGTATATCCTGAAATTGGAATGTGTATCAAAACAAAATGGCTAGCTTTCTCTCGTTTAGCACCTGTTCAGATTAATACTTGGGGACATTCCGATACATCCGGAATACCAAATATTGATTACTTTGTGTCTTCTAAATTCTTTAATTCAAAAAAAGATCAGTCTCACTATAGTGAAAAATTAGTTTTATTCGATTCTCTTGGAACATATTATTATGATATTTTTAGCCTTTTTCCAAACGAAATTGGCTTTGAAAAAATTAAAATGAGTTTGATTAAAAATAAATTGAGAGAAAAAGTTGTAAAAGCAACAGGAATTGGTTCTCCCATTATATACGGATGTATTCAAATTTTTATAAAAATTCATCCATCTTTCATTCAAATACTAAATAATATATTAGAACAGGATAAAAATGCCGTAATTGTTCTTTTGTCTTCTGAAAAAGAAAAAAAAGAGAATGTAATTTTTACTAAGTACATAAATGAAAAAATAAAAGAGATAAACCGTGTCTATTTTATACACCACGCTCCTTTTTTGGAATATGCGGAAAACATCAAAAATTCTGACATACTGCTAGATTATTTTCCGTTTGGTGGTTTTAATTCGACAATTGAAACATTTTTACTTGGCAAAGTTTGCATTACAAGACCCGGAAAACGTATTAGCGGTAGATTTACAGAAGGATTATATAAAAAAATGGGAATAACAGAATTTATATGCAATTCGGAAAAAGAATATGTTACCAAAGCAATAAAGTATGCTAATGATGATGTAGAAAGAAAAAAATATGAAAGACTCATTTTAGACAACAATTATAAAATTATTGAAGAAAAGGAAAGTGTTAATGAATGGAAATCATTACTCAAAAAATTAAAAAATAAAATTGGCGTTTAGTCATATAAATCATTACTCAAAAAATTAAAAAATAAAATTGGCGTTTAGTCATATAAATCATTAAATTAATTTAATGATTTATAAAAATATATGGTAAATATAATAATGGAAAATGAATTAAAAGAAATAAAAACATCAGATGATGATGTTTTTTGTGCTAGAGGATTAGAAGATAAAGAGAAGCCATTAGAATATAAATCAATATATGATATAAAACATTTAATGAATAATAAATTTGGATACAAAGAAGGTGAATTATCAACAGCAATAGATATGATAGCACTATATCTAAAAGGACAGAAGTTATTATATTTAGAGGCAAAAAGCTATTGTGAATTTTATCTAAATAGGTTAATGATGCCATGTATATTATTATCATCTGTATGTTCTGTAGTTAGTGGTATATTTAATGAAATACCATTAGCTGGTAAAGTTATTGCAGGTGCAACAGCATTAAATGCATTTATAATGAGTATAATAAGTTATTATAAATTAGATGCAAAAGCAGAAGCACATAAAATGACAGCATATTCATTTGATCAATTAATATCAGAATGTGAATTTACTTCAGGTAAAATATTATTAAGTAGTTCAAAAAGAGTATCAAATGTAAATGAAAGAAATGAAGAAGAAGATAAAAATAAAGAAGATAAAAATATAGAAATCTATGATAT